AGCTCGGCCGCGAACGAGACCTTCTCGCCCGCGTCCCGCGCCCGGGTCTCCGCGGCGAAGATCCGGAGGCTCTCCTCGAGCGGGACGTCCGCCGCGTGCCTCTCGTCCCGCTTGACCCGCTTCCGAACGACTCGGACCTCCGGGGGGCGGCAGGACTCGGCGCCAGCCTTTAGGACGGCCTTCCGGAGCGCCTCGCGGTCGAACGTCTCGACCCTCTCCTCCGGGACGACGACGACCGGCTTGACCCGCGCGCCCTTGAGTAGGCTCTCGTCCAGGAGGAGGTCCGGGTTCTCGACGAAGTCGAGGAGGACCTCGACGTGCCGGTCGACCGGGAGCTCGACGAACCGCTCGCGCGGCCGCGCGGGGCTAGACCTCAGCGTCTTCACGGAGGACCTCCAGGAGTTCCGCGAACTCCTCGCGGACGACGGCGCCGACGCGCTTCAGGGCGTCGGATAGGGTCTCGCCCTCGTTCACGGAGACGGTCGAGCCGCAGCCGACCTCGAGCGACTCGTACTTCGCGAGCCGGACCTTCCGCGAGACCTGCGCCCAGACCCGGTCGCCGCCGTCCCGCCGAACCTCGACCTCGAGCTTCTCCGGGGGTCTCCGCTGTATACCGCTCCCCCCGGGGGGAGGGACGAGGTTCTCGGGTCGTAGCTTCTTCTCCGCCATCCCTAGACCTCCGCGAGGACGACGCCCTTCGGCGAGCGGGCCTCCCCGAAGTCGACATGGATCGAGGAGCCGACGACGGTCACCCGGTCGAGCTCCTGGTGGTGGTGAACGTGCCCCGCGTAGACCCGGAGGACCCGAGGGTCCTCGAGGAGCGCCCGCGGGATCGAGGTCCCGACGTCCCGCTGCGTAACGTCGTCCGGACCCCGCTTCGCCCCCGGGACCTCGAGGTGCGCGAACGCGAGCGCCCGCGCCTTCCGGGGGAGCCCGGACTCGAGCTCCCCCTCCGCGAAGCGATCGAGGAAGCTCTGAGAGTCCTCGAACGCCCCCCGCTCCCGCGCCTCCGCCTCCGTCACGAACGGGAGGAGGAAGAGAAACTCGCTCCCCTCCCGGACGAGTATCGGTTCCGTAATAACCTCGACCCGCCCCGCGAACGCGTCGTCCCGCGCGAGCGCCTCGAGCGGTAGGAGCGAGTTCACGCTACCCCGCGTCCGCTTGTCGTGGTTCCCCGCGAGGACGTAGATCGAGGAAACCCTCCGCGAGAGCGGGAGGAGGTACTCGAGCGCGACCGCGTACGCCTCCGGCCCCGGACTCGGGGAGTTGAAGAGGTCCCCGAGGTCGACGTAGACGTCCGGTTTCAGCTCCGACGCGAGCTCGACGATCGCCCGGAGGACCCGCGCCTGCTCCTCGAGCCGCGCGACGCCGTCCGAGACGAGCCCGAGGTGCTTGTCGCCCGTTACGAGGACCCTCACGACGGGAGACCTCCCCTCCCGCCCTCGATCGCGGCGAGCGCCCGGCGGTAGACCTCCTCCTCCCCCTCGTCGAGGACGACGCCCTCGCGGAAGCGAACGAGGAGCTCTAGGTACGCCGCGGCGTGCGCGACGAGCTTCAGGAGCCCGCGGTCCTCCGCGGGCCAGCCGCCGGTGAGAACGGCGGAGAGGGAGAGGAACGAGAGGAACTCCCGCTCGGTTATCCCCTCCGGGATCCTACCGGCGAACTCCCGTAGGAACGCCCGGAGTCTACCCCCGCGCTCGGGGTCAGTCGTCATCCTCGACCTCCTTCGCCTCCTCGGGGGACGGAACCTCCGCGAGGTCTAGCCTCCCGAGCTCCTCCGCGACGCGGGCGAAGCGCGGGCGGCCGTCCTCCTCCTCCCGGAGCCAGAGTAGGTAGGCCTTCTTCGAGGGCGCGACGAGCTCGCCGCGGTAGAGGTAGCCCTTCCCGGACCGGTACTTCGCGAGCCCGACGTGGATACTCTCCTCCCGGACCTCCCGCGCGGGGTCGAGCCCCTTCGGGGTCTCCGGCTCGAGGCCGGAGGCGGAGTAGAAGTAGGCGGTCTCCTCTAGGTGCGGCCCAAGCGAGTTCTTGACTATCTCGACCTCGTGCTTCTGCCCGCAGATCCGGGGCTCCGCGTCCTCGGTCTTGACCCTCGACTTCGCGCTAACGCGGAGCCGCCAGCCGGCGTCGTACTCGATCGCGACCCCGCCCTTGACCTTGTACCTCTTCTGCCCCGGCCCGGCGTCGAGGTTCTCGACCTCGCGCCGGACGAAGACGAGGATCTCGTCGCGCTCGAGCGTCGGGAGGATCTTGTCGAGCCACTTCGAGGTTAGCATCGCGCGGAGCGGGTAGCCCCGGGCCTCGACCTTCCCCTCGATTATCTCCTCGAGCTCCTTCTCCGGGGTGAGCCGGAGGACGGAGTCGAAGACGGCGGCGCAGAAGGCCCCGGGCGGGACCTTCCCCGCCTCCTTCGCCCTCCGGAACTTCGCCCGGTACTTCTGGTACCTCTCGATCGCCTCCTCGAACGTCCGCGGCTTGTAGTACGCGACCTCCGAGAGGTCGCCGCAGACGGCGGCGTACCAGGCGAGGTCGACGGCGCGGCACTCGGCGTCGACGAAGAGCCCCCAGCCCCCGGAGGCGTGGACGTCCCCGAGGAGCTCGGCGCAGAGGAGCGACTTACCGCCGCCCGACTTACCGAAGACGTCGCCGAGCATCCCGCCGGGGATCCCGCCCGAGCGGAGCGCCCGGTTAAGGGACGTTATCCGCGTCGGGAGGATCCGGGGGTACTCGACCTCGGACCAGCGGCGGAAGCCCTCGATCCCCGAGAGCGCCGCCCCGAGCGCCTTGCTCCGCGCCGAGAGCGGGGGAGGGGCGGGGGACTTCTTCTCGGAATCCGTCCCCCGCTTCTCCCGCTTCACCCGCTTCGTCGGCACGGGCTAGAACTCCTCGTCCTCGCCGACGTACTCCGCGCCGCAGCCCGGGTGCGGACACTTCAACGCGTCCGTCGGTACCTTCTCGCGGCACTTCGGGCAGATGTCGTACTCCTCGCCCTCCTTCGGCTCCCAGGCGAGCTCCTTCTTCGGCGGGTCCTTCTTCTTCCTCACCGTCTTCTTGACCCGCGGCGCCTTCGCCGGCTCCGGCTCCTTCTCGGTCTCCTTCTCCTCCTTCTCCGACTCCGGTTCCTTCTCCTCCTTCTCGGGCTCCGGCTCCTTCTCCGGTTCCTTCCTCGCCCTCGGCTTCGTCTTCTCCTCCTTCGCCTTCGGCTTCCGGAAGACCTCCCCGTCGTTCTCGATCTCGATCTCGAGGTCGTCGCGGACGAGGGCGTCGTTCAGGGCGGCGAGCATCGCGTCGGGGTCGGAGAGCTCGAGCTCGTCCGAGAGGTCGAGGCACTCGCCGTCGAGAAGCTTCATCAGCTCGTCGTCGTCCGGCCGCTCGGCCGGGCGGCCGCGGGCGGAGTACATATCCGAGCCGCTCTCGCGGTCGTCGTACTCGATTAGGAAGGGGTAGGGCTCGAAGAAGGGGTTCCCCTTCTCGTCCCCGCTCTCGTCGACCTCGGACTCGATCTCCTTCCGGATCTCGGTCGCGAGCGACTTCGCGCCGGCGAGGACCTCGAGCGTCAGCTCCTTCGGCCGCTTCTTCTTCGAGTCCTCGACGAGGACGGCGGCGACGACGAAGTCGCCCTGCGGCTTTAGGTTCTTCCGGAAGTCGTAGCCCTTCAGGCCGAGGATCTCGCCCTTACAGTACTCGACCTTCCCCCGTCCCTTCCCGACCGAGAGGATCGTCTCGTCCGGGTCGATATCGTCGCGCGTCCGGAGCAGCTCGCGGAGCGCGGAGAACGGGCAGGCCTTCGGGTCGTCGGGGACGACGTAGGGGACGGCGACGACCTTCTTCTTCCCCGTCTCCTTCCCGTCGTCGTCCTTCTCCGCGACCTCGCGGTTGAAAAAGACCCGGAGACGGTCGTTTATCTCCGTATCCGGGTGAAGGTAGATCTTAGCGCGCGGCTTCCAGTCCATACGCTCGGACGAGAAGCTCTTCTGCCCGACCTCCCTCAGTCGGTCGACCTTCGCCCGCGCGCGGGCGAGTCGCTCTTCCTTCGTCAGTTTCGGCATTTACTCTCTCCCTTTCCGATTCGCTCGGTTCAGCATATTAGGGTCTAGCCCGGAGCGGGCTAGAGCTAGGTCGGCCTGCTTCCGGAGCGAGGCCATCCGGGACTGCCACGCCTCGTAGAGCTGCTTCGCGAGCGCCCGGTTCCGCTCGTAGACTCGGCGGCGCTTCCGCCAGTCGCGGTAGGCGGGGACGTGCGCGGCGACCCAGTCCTCGACCATGTCGACGGTCACGTGCCCGCTCATTCGCGCGCCCTTCTTCGCCCTCTCGAGGGACTCGCGGGCCTCCCAGGAGAAGTTGCTGTACGCCGCCCGGTAGTGGAGGTCGAACTCGTCCGCCTCCTCGATCGCGGCCTGGAGGAGCATCCCCGCGCGGCGAAGGTTCGCCTCCGCGCGGTCGATCGCCCGAAGGACGTGCTCGACGCTCCCCCGCCCGTCGCCGAGGGTCAGGTCCCGCTCGAGGACGCCCCAGACCTCCTCGACCTTCACGTTCTTCAGGCGCTCGCCGAGGAAGGCGAAGCGCTCCGACCTCCGCTCGTGCTCCGCGAGCGCGGCGGCGGCGGTCCTCATACCCTTGACGCGAGGCGGCATATACCCTCTCCTACCCCGCTCTATCCCGGATGCGCTTCGCCCGCGGAGCGCTACGGAGCTCCTCGAGGTCGGCCTCGAGGAGGATATCGCCCCTGTTCTCCCGGATCCGCGCGACCGCCTTCGAGACCCGCTTCGGGTCCGCGAGCCAGGTCCGGTAGCGGTCGACGAGCTTCCGCCGACGAGCGCGACCCTTGATGAGCCACTTCGACCAGTCGATCACGGGGAAGCAGACCTCGAGGATCCGCTGCGAGGCGGGGAAGATCACGCGGTCCCAGTAGTACTCGGCGTCGTACGCGATCCCTCCGGCGGCGTCCTCGAAGTCACCCCGCGTTACGCCGGAGAGGTTCGGCTTCGTCCCGGTTACGACGTACTCGACCTTCATTCCGACGTAGTACTCCCGCCCGGTCTCCCGAATCTCGGCCGCGAGCTTGACGTGCAGCGGCGTCGTCTTGTACCTCTCCGGGTCCTTCGATATCCCCTTCCCGATCGAGACCTCGTCGACGGAGAGCTCGCCCTCGGCGCAGCGTCGGAACTCCGGCTCGACGACCCCGCGCTCGATCTCGTCGCCCGAGAGTCCCTCCGTAAGGATCGCGTCCAGGACCCGCTGCTGGAGGCGGCGAGTCATCCCGGAGCAGTCGCTCCGCATCACCTCGAGGCCCTTAACCTCGACGTGATCCGTCTTCCCCCCCTTGTGGAGGAGCATCCTCCCGGCGTACCGCTTCTTAACGACGAAGAAGATCCGGTCGTAGACGTCCTCGAACTCGAGTTCGACCCGATTCCAGTCGAGGTTGCAGTTGAAGCCCCGGAGCTCCTCGAGGTAGCGCTCCTGGCAGTACGCGACGAAGCGGTTCCCGGCGTCGAGTATCTCCTCGATTCGGGCATCCTCGGAGGGCCAGGTCTTACCGGTCGGCGCGAGCTGAACGAAGACCGAGTCGGTGTCACCGTAGAGAACCGCGAACCCGTTCTCCTTCGCGTACCGCTCCGTTAGGCGGATGAAGTACCGCCCGCTGAGCGTGATCGCCTCCGCGAGCTCGGTGTCGTAGTACCGGGAGCGGGCGTTACCCATGTCGCCGTAGAAGCTCAGCCCGAGGCGCTTGAACGAGTACGCGAGCCGGTAGTAGAGGAGGTAAAGGTCGTCCTGCGTCGTCCCGACCTCCTCGAGCCGCTTCCCCTGAAGGTCCGTGTACTTCTTCCGCCGCTCGAGCGTCCGGACGAACATCTGCGAGATATACCCCTCGCGGTCCCTCCGGAAGGTCGCGCCGCCCTTCTCGAGCGTCCCCCCGCCCTCGGTCTCGACCTCGACGAGGGGGCAGCGACAGAGCGAGTCCGGTCCGTTCTCCCGGAGGAACGCCTCGCGATCCTCGAGCTTGACGATCGTCTCGGGCGAGATGTTAAACGCTCGAACCATCGACGGGTAGAGACTCTTGAAATCTAAAGCCGCCACGTTCTCGTGCATCCCGACGACGGGGGGGAATACGTAGGCGCCCTCGTACTTCTCGGGCTCGGCGGAGGACCAGTACCGGGTCCGGAAGTGCTCCCCCTCCTTGTACCCCTTCTTTAGGAGGAGCTGGTCGATCTTCGTCGAGATGTTCCAGTCGTTCGCGAAGCCGTTCGCGATCCGGCAGAAGATCTGCTCGATCGAGACGAACCCCGTAAACTCCTCGAGCTTCCGGAGAATCCTCGCGTCGTACCGGTTATACTCCTCTAACAATTCGGGCTCGTACCGGTAGAGGTTGATAAACTTCGGTACCACCCCCGGGCGACGCTCACGGAAGGTCGTACGCCAGTCGATCTTCTGCATCTTCAGGACGCGCTCCCCGATCGAGTCGAGGGCGTAGGAGACGGCGTCCGCGCCCGCCCGCGTATAATGCCGCTTGAAGACCGGTAGCGGGTCGGCGAAGAGGTGGTACCGCCAGTCGATCCAGATCCGGTGCTTCCGGAAGCGGTAGAAGATAACGGGAAAGTCGAATCCGAAACCGTTCCACGCGGCGAGGACGTCGTAGCGCTCGACGCACTCTCGCTTAAAGCGAAGGAGCATCTCCCGCTCGGCGGCGTCCGTCTCCTCCTCGAGTCGAAGGAACCCCGCGTCCGAGGGGTCGGAGTCGAAGCGGTCGCCCTCCCAGGCGATCGAGAGTATCCGGTTCTGCTCCTTCCTCTCGAACCCCCCGACGGTATCGTCGGTCTCGATGTCGAGAAACCCCATCCGGTACCGAGCCTGGATTTTTAAATCTACGTCCGTCAGGAACCGCTGCTTCGGCGTTAGGTCCGCCTCGAGAGGCTCAAGACCCTTCCGACGACACCACTCGACCGCCTCGTGAACAGGCTCCCACCGGTCGCGATCTCGGGGGAAGCGGAGCGCGCCCGGTCGCTCGCCGAGGAAGTAGGGGGTCGCCCAGCTAGAGGCGCGGTCGGGGTCCCCGACGTTCCGGAAGATCCGCTTGTGATCGATCTTCGGAACCCTCCGCGAGACGTAGACCCGTACGAACCTCTCGGGGTAGAGCGCGTCGGGCTCGACCCGCCGGGCGTGCCGACGGCAGAGCCAGTCCCAGCTCTCGCTCGGGATCCTCTCGAACTCCTCCCGCCGGAGGAGGAAGTACCACTCGAAGGGGTGAACCTCCTTAACCCGCCTCCCCGTCGCGGGGTCGCGGCGGAGGAGGACGACGTCCTCGCCCTCGGACCAGCCGTGGTAGTACTCCTTATCGGAGAAAAAGAACCGCTGGTCCTTCATCTCCTCGAAGTCGGCCGCGCTCTCGAGGTCGACCTCGTCGCGCGAGTCCCGAACCTCCTTCGAGTCGATCTCCTGTACGTAGAACTTCCGCTTCTCCGCGCCCGCGCCGAAGTCCCCTGCGATCCCCTGAGTGTCGGCGTCCCCGATCAGGGACGAGCCGGTTCGGAACCCCTCCCCCGGGGGAGGAGCGCCCTCCGCCAGTTCTCGGCCTCCGTCTCGAGGCGGGTCCACTTCCGGAGGGTCGCGTTCGGGTGCCGGAGGAGCGTCGCCTCCGCCGTCGTCCCCTCGACCGTCCTCCGGAGCCCGAAGTCGCTTAACCCGAGGGCGACGCCCGCCGCCCTCCCGAGGACGAGGACCGTCCGGAGGTTCGGGAGTTCGAGTAGTTCCCTTCGAAGGTACCGTTCGGCGCACGTCTCAAGCTCCATTGGGGTCGGGGCGCGGTTCCCGGGGGTCGCGCACTTCAGGGCGTTCGTCGCGTAGCATCGCCCGAGGTCGAGACCCGAGCGGTCGGCGAGCTCGAGGAAGGCCCGGGTCGAACCAGTTAAGAGTACGGGTTCCCCGCCCCGCCTCCGGGTCTCCGCGAGGAGGGGGAGGAGGAAGCAGCCCTCGACCCCGTCCACGGCCCGCCGCGAGGGGTTGATCCCGACGACCACGACCTCCGCGTCGTCGGGTCCGACGCCGACGCAGCGGGGGAGGCCGGAGGAACCGAGGGTACAGGCTCGGCAGGGGCGGGGGTCGCACCTCATCGTCCCCCGGTCTCGAGGTGCAGGCTCCCGACGAGGAGCGAGAGCCGCGTCCCCCCGAACCGGTCGGGTAGCCCGGAGACCGCCGCACCGGCGGCTGCGAGGTTCCCGAGGAGGTCGAGCGGGAGGAGCGGGGCGAGGCGCTCCGAGCGCATGTACGCGACGACCTCGAGGTAGGGGCGCCGGAGGAGCTGGATCGCGGTCGGGCAGGCGGGCGGGGGGAGGACCGATACGATCCGACGCGAGCTCGGCTCCTCCCTCCCGATACGCGCCCTGAGATTCCCCGCGTGCCGGACGTAGTCCGAAGCCTCCGTCCGGAAGCGCTCCGCGAACCCGACCCCGGGCTCGAGGAGGTCGAGGGCACGTAGGATCGACGGGAGGTCCTCGAAGTCTAGGACCCGCGGGACGATGTACCTAAACTCGACCCCGCAGTTCTCGACGTAAGTACGCCCATCTACGCAGACGGACTTCCCCGAGGCCCGAAGCTCGACCTCCTTCCCCCCCGCGAGGACGAGGAGGTCGCGAGCGAGGTCGAAGTTAGTAATCATCGATTACGCCCCCGACCCTCGGCGAGCTTCTCGGCGTTCCCCCACTCGTGTGTCGCCGGGGGATCCCCCCGCTCGAGCGCCTTGAGTAACCCGAAGTATTCCCGACGAATCTCCCGCTCGAGGTCGACCTCGGGAAGATCGAGCCGCTCGCGAACCGCCGCGACCTCCTCGAGGTCGTGTACGAAGTCCCCGAGGTAATCGAGGTCGGGTCGGTAGACCGGGGAGATCGGGACGTCGGAGACGAAGCGGACGATATCGACGATCTGTCCGTAAGGAAGCCAGCGACCGGAGGCGGCGGGGACTCGACCGGAGAGCCGGACCTCGACCGCGCGGCGGACGAGGAGCGATATCCAGGAGTGCGGCGTAACCTCCTTAACGTTCGCGGGGCTAAGGGTGATAAAGGGCTCCCGCTCGTAGAGTCCGGCGGCGCACTTCAGGCAGTCGGCGACGCAGGAGTCGCCGTCGCGGATCCCGCCGAAGCCAAACGAGGGGTAGACCTGCAGGAGGAGCTCCGGTTCCCGGGCGAAGGCGTCGACCGCGAAGAGCCGCCCGGCGAGCTTCGTCAGACCGTAGCGAGTCCGGGGGTTCGCGGGGGTTCGAGACATCGAGATCGGCTTCGCGAGTCCGTAGTCGTCGGGCGAGAGCTCGGAGGCGGTCGCGAGGAAGACCGTGTAGATCCTCCGCTCCGCTAGAATCCGCGCGAGATCGCGGGGAGCGGCGGCGTTGCAACTCCAGGTCTCCTCCGCGAGAGTCTCGCAGCGGGTCGTCCCGACGATCGCCCCGGAGTGAACGAAGACGTCCGGCTTCGGGTCGAGGGCGGCTAGCCACTCGAGGTAGCCCTCGCAGCGGAAGTCCGGCTCGAACTCGCCGGTCGAGGGACTACGCCAGAGTGCGAATAGACGACGATCGGTCGGAGGCTCGAGGCGCTCCCAGCCGAGGGAGGAGAACTCGCGGTCGATCTCGCTACCTAGCATCCCGCTCGTACCGGTTACGACGTACCTCATCTTCGGAAACCCTCCTCCCCGTTAACGTAGACGACGTCGACTACACCGCCGACCCAGGCGAAGACCTCGTCGAACGCGAGAAACTCGGCGTTAAGTCGCCCGTATTCGATAACCTCCCCCCGTCGCTCGATCCGGTTCCGCGCGGTCTCGAGCGAACTCGTAACGCGGTAGATCTGCTCGACCTCCTCGAGCTGCTTCGCCCGCGCGGCCGGGTTCGCTAGAAACGCCGGGATCGGTCGCTCGAAGAGCTTGGCGAAGACGAGGGTCGAGACCCAGCCGCGGTCGGCGACGAGGTCGACCCGGGGCGCGAGCTGCTCGAGTAACGAGGCGTGCGCTACGTACCCCCCGATCCGCGTCTCCTCCGAGTCGAGGCGGAGCCGAACCTTCGCGAGGTCCTCGACGTACGGGATCCCGAGCCGCCGCGCGAGGAGGCGGGCGAACGTCGTCTTTCCGACCCCGTTCGGACCCTCGACGAGGTGAAGCATCAGAGCGCCCTCGGCGCGACCAAGTTCCCGGAGGCTCCTCGGGTAAATCCCGCGAACTGAGCCTCGTACTCGTTCCGCTCTACGATACTCTCCGGGGTATACCCGAGGAGGAAGCGGTCGCGGGTCGTGAGTCGGAAGTCCTCGGGTCGGTCCTCGCCCGCGGTCGGGATCCGGATCCCGAGCTGCGCCGCGATCGTCTCGCGGTCGGAACAGCTCTCGTTGAACTCCGCGTACTCGTAGTCGAGCTCGGGGTTCCCCGGGGCGCTTCGGACCGGGTTTCGACCGCAGCTACGGAAGAGGCAGCCGAAGGCCTCCGAGATCGCGTGAGCCCGGTGGTAACAGCAGGCGCCTACGAAGTCGCAGCGTGGGCGGAGATACGCGGCGAGGAGCGGGAAGGCGTCGGACTTCGCGAGGCGGTCGCGGAGGAGCCAGGCGACGGCGACGGTGTCCTCCGCCTCGGAGAAGGTCATCCGACGGGCGCAGAGGTTCTTAAGCGCCGCGTAGTTAACGGAGCAGACGAAGCGGTGAACGACCGAGATCGGGAGCGCCGTCCTCGCCTCCTGCCAGCTCCCGCGCCCGATCTCGACGATCCTCCGGTACACGAACTTCGCCTCCCTCGCGAGGGCTACGAGGTCCGAGAGTTTACCCGCGCTCCGGAACGTCGCCTCGTGGAAGCGAAACGCGATGTCTAGGTGGTTGTTATCGCGGGTCCCCATCGACGCCGCGACGAACCCGAGGCGGGCGCGAACGATCTGGTCGAACGCCCACCTCGAGAGATTCTCGACCGAGAACGTAAACTTCGGCGCCTCGAGCGCGAGCGGTAGCGCCTGCCCCGCGAGAACCGCCCGAACGACCGCCTCCCGCGACTCGGGCGCGGCGTCCTCCCAGCGGTCGAGGGAGGAGGAGCTCCAAGTCCCCCAGGTCGCGGTCGCCATGCAGTACATCGCCTTATACGGGTTCACCGGTCCGTCGAGGAGGTCGACGCGAATCCCCTCGACCCCGCGGTAGAAGCGGGTCTCGAACGGCGGGGCGGAGGAGGGGGCGGTCCCCATCAGTTCGCGGAGGCGGGCTAGTTCGGCGACGCGGTTCTCGGTACTCATCTCTTCTTCCTCCCTTCGGCTAACTCGAGGACCACCGCGAGCGCCTCGCGCGGCCCGGGGACGCGGACGGCGCCGACGAGCTCTACCCCGGCGTTCGCCTCGCCCTCTACGAGGACGACCGGGACGCCGGCGGCGAGGACCTCGCGCGCGACCGCGGGGTCGTCCTCGACGACCGCGACGGTCCCGGGGAAGTCCCGGAGGATCCGCCGGTGTTTCTCCCGGTCGAAGAGGACGGCGTCCGCGCGGAGGGCGGAGCGGTTGAGCCACTCGAGCGTATCGGCGTAGATCCGGGATACCCTCCAGTAGGGGCGAGCGGAGAGGACGACCGCGGTTAGACCGGCGGCGCGGAGCCCGTCTAAGAGCTCCCGCGCCCCCTCCCGAACCCCCTGCTCACGCTTCGCCCCGCTCTCGCGGTAGCGGTCCTTTAAGTTCTGGTACCCGAGCGCCCCGAGCTCCCGTCGGAGCGCGGCGGTCGAGGAGAACACGAACTCGCCGGGAACCTCCCAGTCCTCGACGTCGAGGCGGGCCCAGTCAAGGAAGCAGCGGGGGTAGTCGTTAAGGACGCCGTCTAGGTCGACGGCGACGACCGGGTCCTCGGGGGAGAGCGCGCGGAGGCGGGCCTCCATCGCGTAGCGGTACTCGACGACCTCGCTCTTCCGCTCGAACTCCTCGAGGATCTCCCCGGGGGAGAACCCCCAGACGTTCGCGAGCCCGAGGAGGAACTTAAGGCAGTCGACCCACTCCTCGAGGACGTTCCCGCGGACGACCGGAGTAGTCCGCCGGTGGTGCATCTTCCAGGAGGTCTCGCCGAGTAGCTCGTGAAGCTCCCCCTCGAGGTGTAGGACGAAGTCCTTCGACCACGCGACGCGCTCCGCCGGGGATAGCCGCGCGATCTCGTAGCCGAGGTCCGAGAAGAACCGCTCGTTGAACCGCCTCTGCCGCGCGAGGATCCCCTCGAGGGAGGTAGCCTTCACGAGAGAACCCCCGCGACGTCGTGTAACCGTATCCGGTGGTCCCACCTAGCGAACCTCCCGACGTGCCGGACGAGCCCCGCGTACTCGACCTCCGACCGCGGCTCCCCCCGAACCTGGAGGCGGAGCGGCCCGACGAAGTTCGTATCGAAGACGTCCTCGCAGAACCCCGGCGCGAGGACCTCCGCGGGGTCGCGGTTAAACTCGTAGACGAACCCCTCCCCCTCCGGGAGGAAGGTGACGCGATCGAAGGGGACGCGCGGGTTAGAGACGTAGAGGTAGCGGAGACCGGCGGAGGCGGCGTCCCGGACGGGGTCGGCCCAGGCGCGGGCGGCCCCGAGGAACCACTTCGGGCCGGCGTCCCAGGTCCGCTCGAGCTTAGCCGGCGTTAGCGAGTCGAAGACGGGCGCGGGGAGCGTGTTGACGACCTCCGAGACCGGCAACTTACTAACCCCGTCGAGCTCGACGTCTACCCGTCGCTGAAGTATCCAGGGCGCGATGGACGTGACGCGCGCACGGAGTAGCTCGGAACGGACCGTTAGCGCGCGCTCGAGCGCCCGCGTAAGCTCCTCTACCGAGGTACGGAAGCAGCGGAGGACGCCGGGGGTACCGGAGGAGACCGCGGATCTCGGCGCCCGGCTAGGGTCCCGTCCGCTCCGCCGGAGGTACTCCCGCCGCTCGAGCGGCGTCGGGTCGGAAGTAACACCGGAGTCGGTCCAGAACCCGAAGCGGACCTCCTCGACCTCGCTCGATAGCCCGAGGTCCTCGAGGACGCGCCCGAGCGCGAGGGACTCCCAGAGGTAGGAGGGGGCGAGTCGTCGGAGGAGGACGGAACCGCCGAAGATCTCGCCAACGCAGGGGACGCGGAGGAGGTACGCCGCGAGGAGGCCGACGGGTCCGGCGCCGAGGACGAGTCGACTCATCGGCCGCCTCCACCGTAAGCCTCGAAGACCCTGCGCGCCAACTCGAGCGCGGTCTTCTGGAGGTCCCCGACGTACACCCAGTTCGTCCTCCCGAAGTGCCGCTTCCGTCGCTCCTCCCTATCTAGATGGAGGAGCCCGGGAACCTTCTCCCGCTCGAAGAAGTCGTCGTCGACGTTAAACTGAAGGTAGAGCCCGCGGAACTTAACCGCGAGCCGACGTACGCCCTCGGGGTCGAAGAACGCGACGTACCGCGGGTTCTCACGAGGCTTCCAGCCGTCGGGGAGATCCTCCTTAAGGCGCCGAATTATCTCCTTAGCCTCGATCCCCCCGAGGTCACCGTCGCGCTTCCGCTCGCGCCTCCTCCTCTCGGCCTCCTCGACCGCGGCCCGGAGCGAGTCCGCGTCCCTCCCCCGGGTCGAGACCCCGAGGTTCCGCGCGCGGGAGCGGAGCTCCTCGAGCGAGAGGGCGGGCTCGCCCTCGTCGTCGCCGAGGACGGCGCCGCAGGCCCAGCAGCGGGGGGAGGTAGCGTTTATCGGGGAGTTACAGCGCCCGCAGGAGTACGAGAGGTCCTCCCCCCGGGCGCGGAGCGCCTCGAGGACCTCCGCGTACGCGGACTTCAGCGTCTTCGCCCCGACCTCTAGCCCCTCGAACTCCCGGGCGTTCCGCCGGAGGGTCGGGAGGGCGAGGTACCTCCAGCGCGGGCCCTCGAGCTCCGGGGGGATCGACCCCGTTCCCTTCGCCTTCTTCATCTCGCCTCCTAGCTAGGCTCTATCTAGGAATGTACCCGGGGCGAACGCCCGGCTCGCTAGCTCCCCGAGGAGTAGCTCGACCGGGGGCGCCCGCTCCTCGTCGAGTAGCGCGCGCCGGAGGAGGACGAGCGCCTCGCCCCGGAGCCGCTCGCCCGCGCGCCGGAGCGCGAGGTCGAGGAGGAGCCGGTCCTCTACCCCGCGGTCGGCGCCGAGCCGGCGGTCGAGGTCCGCGGGGTCGTCGAGGCAGGGCTCGAGGGAGATCGACTTCGAGAACGTCCGCCGGACGGCGAGGCGGGCGGACTCCTCGCAGAAGTGCGGGAGCTCGACGAGCTCGACCGGTCCCCTTACGCGGTGCCGCTCCCTCCCGTGCCTCCGGATCGCCGCGCGCTCTAGGAAGGTCCGGCCACAGGGGCAGAGGTAGACGTAGCGGCGGGCGGCGCGCGAGAGCGCGAGTAGCCCCTCGTTAACGGCGTCGTCGACCTCCGCGAGGACGTTCGCCGAGCCGAAGGAGCGGCGGGCGGATACGCCGCGGGCGAGGAGCCAGGGTCGGTAGAGGGCGGCGACCGGCGAGAAGTTCCGGTCGGTCGGGTCGGAACGGTAGCGAAGCAGGGCGCGTTCGGGCTCCTCCACGGGGGGTCTCCTTCGGTATTTTGTTCTTTCGTCGACGGCGAGGCCGGACTATACGCCCGCGCCTTTCCGCCTGTAAAGTACTATCTCCTAACTCTCGTCGCCCCCTACGCTTTCCCCTACCCCGAGGCTCGCGGCGGTGTTCAGGACCGAGCGGACGGAGGAGGCGTACCAGCGGGCGCCGGCCTTCGGGCACTCGCCCGCGTCGTTCAGCTCGGCGGCGATCCGGGAGTACGAGCCGCCGGCCTCGCGGAGCGCGCGGATCCGCTCGAGGAGCGCGGTCTCCGCGGGGTTCGGAACTAGGCGCTCGCCCTCGCGGTCGAAGCCGAAGGGGGTCCGACCGTAGACGCGGCGGGTTCGGCGACAGCGGGCGGTCGCCTCGCGGCAGCGGGCGGAGATCATCTCGCGCTCCATCTCCGCGAGGGCGGCGAGGATCGACATCGCGAACCGGCCGTGAGGGGTCGAGCCGTCCATCTGCTCGCGGACCGAGACGAACCCCCGCCCCGCGTCCCGGAGCCCCGAGACGACCGAGAGGAAGTCGAGCGTCGAGCGCGAGAGCCGGTCGATCGAGTAGACGATCAGCGCGTCGCCCTCGGCCTCGACCCGCTCGAGCGCCTCCCGGAGCGCCGGCCGCTCGAGCGTCTTCCCCGAGAGCCCGGCGTCGACGAGGACGTCGACGAGCTCGCCGTCGACGAGCTCGACGTAGGCGCGGCACTTCTCCTCCTGCGCCCCGAGCGAGACGCCCCCGCGGGCCTGCTCCTCTGTACTCACACGCAAGTACGCGTAATATTTAACTTTTCCCTTCGGAGCGATCGTCTTTACCCTCGGGCTTCGCTTCATCTTGATCCTCCGTCTCTACTTTACATCTTATCAGATAGAAAGTATCTGTCTAGGGGTAAAAGGAAGGGGGCGAAAGTTTCTCCCACCCTCTCCCCCACCCGGCTCTAACTCTGAACGTAGACCAGCTCGCGGCGCGCGCGGGTAATCGCGACGTAGAGGCAGTTCGACTCCTGCCCGCCCTCCCGGAAGGAGTCCCAGAGCAGGAAGACCCGGTCGCGCTCGAGCCCCTTCGCGCGGTGCGCGGTCGAGAGCGTCACCCGCGAGTCGTCGTCGACGTCGGAGAAGAGCTCCTCGAGCCGCGCCCGGAGGTCCGGGAGGGTCGAGGCGACGTCGAGGAGCGCGCGGAGGCAGGCGCAGCGGTCGGAGAGGAGCTCGAAGAGCCCCTCGTCCGCGTCCTTCTCCTCGAGCTTCCGCCGCTCGTCCGCCTCGTACGACTCGAGCCAGCCGACGAGGGCCGCGGTCGTCGCGACCCCGTCCCGCTCCTCCGCCTTCCGGAGGACCCCGAGGAGCTGCCCGAGGACGTCCCGGCCCTGGATAGCGGCGGGGACCCGGTCCTTCAGGAGCTCGAGGCAGATCGGGAGCAGGGGCGCGTTCGAGCGGCAGAGGACGAAGTCGCCGGGCTCGACCTCCGCGAGGAGCTTCCCCACGGCGACCGCGCGGACGGTCCCCGGCTCGTTCCCCGCGGCCGCCTCGTAGTCCGGGACAATCCGCTTCGCCTCCGAGACGATCGAAGTCGCGCAGCGGTAGGTCCGGGGGAGCGGGAGCGTGACGGCGCCGAGGTCGCGGATCATCCTGGTCAGGAAGTCGGAGTCGGCGGCGCGCCAGCCGTAGATCGCCTGCCGGTCGTCCCCGACCGCGACGAGCCGCCCGCCGGCCTTCACGGAGTTCCGCGCGAGCTCGAGCTGCGCGGGGTTCATGTCCTGCGCCTCGTCGACGACGACGAGGTCGTGCTTCCAGGGAGAGAGCCCGAAGAAGTGCGGGAACCAGAGCTGGTCGTCGAAGTCGACGCTCGAGCGGTCGTCGGCGGAGAGCTCCATCGCGCGGGAGGCGAGCCGCGCGAGCGCCGCGAGTTCGCCCGCCTCGTCCGCGACCGCGTAGCGGTTCGCGAGCTCCTCGATCCCGCGGAGGTCCTTCGGGTCCGTTAGCGTAATCTTCGCGAGCGTCGCGAGCCGCCGGACCTTCCCCTCGGGGGAGATCACCTCGAGCGCGACCGCGGGGAGCGCCACGCACGCCGCCTTCGCCGCCTTCTTCCCCTTCTCGGGGTCGACCTCGACGCCCTTCCCCCAGGCCTTCCGGACGGTCGCGAGGCCGACGGAGTTCAGGGTCTTCGCGGAGGCGGTCCGCCAGTCGAGGCCGGCGGCGCCGATCTTGTTCTGGAGGTCCTTCGCGTTCTTCACGTTGAACGCGCAGGTAAGCGTCCGGTTCCGGGGGTTCCGCCGGGCGTAGCGGATCACGGCCTCGACCATCGTCGTCGTCTTCCCCGTCCCCGCGCGCGCGAGGACGACGAGGTCGCGCCCGCCCTCGTGGATCCGCTCGACCGCGTCGAAGATCGCCTCCTGGTACTCGCTCCAGTTCATCGTCATCGTTCGGCTCCTTTCCGGGACTCCGAAGGGTTCTCTATCCTCTTTAATCTGTTCTAATATCCTCCTCGCCCTCGCTATCCGCTCCGCCTTACTGAGCTTATCCATATTCTTATCTTATCAGATAGAAAGTATCTGTCTAGGGGTAAAACGCCCCTCCGTACAGAAACTTTCTATCCAAGATGAGCAGCTAGCCGTAGACGCGGCGAAGCGCGGCACGGTCGCGGGCGGAGAGCCGGCCCGAGCGCTGCTCGGAGGCGACGGGGAACATCACGGAGCCGCGCTCCCCGTCGTCGTCGAGCCCGAGCGCGTGCCCGAGCTCGTGGAGGACGACGCGCTCGAGGAGCGGCGTCCCCGGCGCGATCGAGACCGTCGCCGAGAGGATCCGGCCGGTCCGGAGGTCGTACCGGTGCTCCGTCGTACCGCCCGCCCCGAGCCCGGGGTCCCGCGGACGGACGTAGACGAGTGCGGCGGTCGCGCCGACCGGCTCGCGGTCGAGCCGCCAATCTAGGGGAGGGGAGAGCGCCTCGCGCCCGACGGCGTCGTTTAGCTCCGCGCGCGCCGACTCGAGCGCGGGGTAGACCTCGCCCGGTAGGTCGGGCGAGACGAAGAGGTCGAGGGGGAGGAACGCGCGGTCCCAGCGGAGCTCGACGCCGCCGCGCCGGAGGAACCCGGGGTCGCCCGGGCGGCGAACGAGGGCGTAGACGAGCCCGGCGAGGGCGGCGAGGAGGATCGCCGCGCCGGCGGCGGTCGTCCAGGGGTTCGCGGCGAGGAAGGCTAGCACGCGGCCCCCTCTAGGAAGCGCCGCGCCTCCTCGACGTGGACGAGCCAGCCCCGGCGCCCCTCCGGCCGGTGCGCCCGGAGCGCGCCGGTCCGGACGGCGTAGAGCGCGCCCGCGCGGGTCACCCCGCGGAGCTCCGCGACCTCCGGGAGCGGGAGGAACGTCCGCCGGGGGCGTCGCTCCGCTCGGGACGGCGGGTCGGAGTCCGAGGACGGGATCGAGATAGGCATCCGCGGGGGCCTCCTCCGGCCCCTAGGCCCGCCTACGGGCGCCCCGGAGCCGGAGACGGGCGCGGGGGCGCTCGAGCTCTCCCGGGGCGCGGAGGGCGGCTAGGAGCGCCTCCTCCGGCGCGTCCCCGGGGTCGGTCCCGCGGGGCATCGGCCGGAACTCGGCCCGGGTCGAGGCCCCGAGGGCGCCGCGGACGGACTCGAAGAGGGTAGCGCCGCCGGCGTCGCCGTCCGCTAGGTGGATGACGCCCGGCGCCCCCCGGATCCTCGCGGCCTGCCGCGGGTAGAGCCGCGCCCCGAGGACCGCGACGACGTTCCCGAAGGGGACGTCCGAGACCCCGGGGTTCCGGAGGAGGAGCGCGCGGACCCGCTCGGCGTCGAGGATCCCCTCGACGAGCGCGACCGGGCGGTCGAGGTCGAGGGGGTCGGGGGCCCAGAGGAGGCCGGCGTCCCGCGGTCCGGCGACGCCGGGGCAGTAGCGGCCCTTCTCGCGGGAGGGGACGCGGAAGATCGAGCGGACGAACCAGTTCGCGGGCTCGCCGTCCTCGCCCGCGATAGGAAAGATAATTCCGGGTGCGGTTCTCTTTAGGGTTCGGCCGAAGCGGTCGCTAGCTCGGAGGCTCCGGACGGCGCGGACCCCGAGCTCGAGCGCCCGCGCGAGCGGGAGCCCGCGACGCTCGGCGAACTCCCGGAACTCCGGGGGCGCGTCCGCGAGCGGGGCGGAGGGGGGCCAGGCGAGGGGGAGGAACTCCGGCCTCGCGAGGACCGCCTCGCGCCGGCGGAGGACCGCCTCGCCCGCGCGGTCGGCGTCGATCGCCTCCTCGTCGAGGTACTCCCGGCGGAGGAACCGGGCGGCGTCCCGCCGCTCCTCGGAAGTCGGGGGGCGGTCCCAGGCGTCCGAGCGGACGCGGGCGACGAGGTCGAGGAAGTCGAGCCCGCGGAGCCCGGCCTCGCCGGGGTGGCTCCAGCAGTTGAAGCGCCCGAGGAGCGAGCCCCCGTCCCGCGCCGGGACGTCCTCGACGCAGACGTGGAAGCTCGGGTTCGCGTCGACGTGCGCGGGGTCGGGGCACGGGCAGTAGGCGTCCGACCCGACGCGATCGACGACCTCGAGCCCGAGGTCCTCGAGGACCTCCTCGAGGTCGAGCCGCCGGAGGAGGCGCTGCGTCCGCTCGAGTTCCCGCTTCCGGCCCACGGGCTAGGGGTCCTCGCTCGGACCGAGCCCCCGGCGGGCGCGGAGCTTAAGCTCGTCACGAAAAGCAGATAGAACCGTAGACGCGCTCCGCTCAGATACCCTCTTAGCCCGCTCGAAGTAGGGCCCCGGGTCGATCCGGAGGGAGTGAAACTCGGCGACGATAGAATCGAACGCTAAACGCCGCTTATCGAGACTGGAGAGGCAGACGGGCATCGCGTTTAAGCAGTCGCGGAGAATTCCTAGATTTAAAGATCCGATTTTCCCCATTAGTCAGTCCGCTTCTCGAAGGTCGTCGACTCCTTCCCGATCCGGCAGACCTCGGGGTAGAACTCGAAGCCGACGACAACCTTCTGCGGCCCCCTCCGCTGCTTCGCGATCTCGACCTCGAGGATATCGTCCTCGGCCGCCTCCGGGTCGTAGTACTTCTCGCGGTGAATCAGGAGTACGAGGTCCGCGACCTCCTCGTAGCCGCCGGAGTTCTTCAGCTCGTGGAGCTGCGGCCGGAGGTTCGTCGACTTCTTCCCGATCCGCTTGTCGAGCCTCCGGATCTGGTGAACGACGACCGCGCAGAACTTCCGCCGCTTCGCGAGCTTCTTCAGGCGGCGGAGCGAGTCCGTAACGAGCGAGGGCTTCAGCTCGCCCTTCAGGAGGTACTCGTATATATCGAGAATTACTAGGTCGTAGCTCTCCTCCTCGACCCGGGCCTCGAGGTCGTCGAGCGAGTCGAGCTCGTCGTCGAAGGAGATGCACTCGTCGTCGAGGATCAGCTTCGCCGCCTTCTCGATCTTAAAGAGTTCCTCCTCCGTGAGCTGGTCCGGGGTCTTGATCAGCCGCTCCGCCTCGAGCTCGAGGTTCGCGCAGACCATCTGCTCGACGACCGAGTCCGTCCCCGCCTCGATCGGGGCGGAGAGGACCCGACGCTTCCTCCGGGACTGCCGGCGGGTAAGTACCGAACACAACGTACTTTTTCCCATACCGGGCCGACCGGCGAGGACGACGACGTCCCCCGGGCGGAGCCCGCGGTAGAGGTGCCGGTCGAGCGGCGTGAAGCCCGTCTCCCGGAAGTTCTCGGCGCGGTTCCGCGCGACGTCCTCGAGCCCCGCGAACCACTCCCGCCGGAGGCTCTCCCCGCGGCGGAGGCGGGCGTCCCTCCGTCCCTCCCGGAGCTTCCGGAGGACGCCGAGGGCGGAGGCCTCGGTCTCCGCGAGGTCCGCGTGCGGGTCCTCGAGGTTCGCGTAGAGCTCGGCGAAGTCGTCGGCGGTCCCCGCCTTCCGCGCGGCCCGGCGGACGAGCCCGAGGTGGAGCGCGAAGTTCCGCTCCGGGAGCGCGGCGAAGTTCCGCTCGAGGTCCGCGAGCCACTTCAGGGGGAGCTCGCCGTCCGAGAGCTGCGCCGCCGTGTCCCGCGCGTACGCCCCGCCGTCCGCGCGGATCCTCCGGAAGACCTCGACCGCCTTCCGGTTCCGGGGCGAGACGAACTCCTCCGGCCGGAGGCGGGGGAGCTCGCGGCGCCAGGTTTCGGGGTCGTTCGCGAGGGCGCCGAGGACGATAAGCTCGTTCTCGACGTCGACGTCGAGCGAGAGCTCGGAGTTCCCGCGGGGTTTCCTCTCGTCGCTCATCTAGACCCCCGGAAGCTCGGGGCGGAGAAGACGATCGACTCGAACTCGTTCAGGAGGTCGCGGAAGCGCTCGGAGAGCCCGTCGTCGGAGTTGAGCGTGAGGATCGTCGGCGCCTCGAGCGCGAGCCGCCGCTCGATCGTCCGCTCGACGTAGTGCTCCTCCCCCCGGAACCCCTCGACCCGCGCGACGTCGTCGAGGACGAGGAGCGACGAGGTCTCGAGCCGCTCGCGGAGCGCCTCGCGCCGGTCCTCCTCCTCGTCGTCGCCCCTGCCGTAGAGCGCGCGGAAGCGGAGGTCGACGAGGTCGGACGCGGGGAGGAAGAGCGGGGCGGTCCGGAGGAAGACCGAGGGAATCGAGGCGTAGTACTCGCGGAGTAGCCAGACGGCGGAGCGGGTCTTCCCGCTCCCGATCGAGCCCCGGAGCGCGAGGAGGACCGGCTCCTCCGCCGCGACGAGTCGGTCGCGGGCGCGCTCGAGCTTCCGGAGCAGCCCGCGGTAGGCGTCCCGCTCCTTCGAGTCTCGGGGGAGGCTCATATCCGCGAGGTCGAGCCGCGCGAACTTCCGCGGCGCGTTCGTTCGGCGGACGAGGAGGCGGAGCCACTCGGGGGAGCCCCTCTCGGGTCGACGGTTCAAATTATTCCCTCTTTCCTCCAGCGCTCGGTCTGCTTCCGCGACTCCTCCCGCCAGTAGGCGAGGTCCGCTCCGCGCTCGTCGTTAATCTCCCGGGGCGAGCGCTTACGCCCGCTCCCGGGGGTTCTATCCAGGGATGCGAGGACGCCGCCGTTGTACGGCGAACCGAAGAAGTACGCGAAGGCGACGGGCTTCCCCCGCGCCGGCGCGGTCGAGAGGACCTTATCGACGGCGGAGCGCCAGCGCTCTACGGATCCCTCGAGCTGCCGGTCTACGTACGCGCGGACGCCGTGAACCGCCCTCGACCCGTAGTTCCCCGAGCCGAAGGTCCCGCCGACGAAGTCGGGGTCCTCCCTCCCGAGGACCTCGCGGAAGCGGACGACCCAGTAGCCGACGAGGTCGGCGTTCCGCCAGGAGGCGTCGGAGTCCCTAGAGCGCCAGGCGAGGTACTCGGGGCGCTCGCTCGGGGTCTCCGCGTACTCCTCCCCCGATCCCGGTTTCGGGATCCTTCTCTTTCGCGGGGCGCCTTCCTTCTGAGTCGAGGCGGAAGCCGTCCCCCTCTTTCGCGAGGCGCTACCGTCGTCCTCGTAGGGTTCTTCGCCGGCGTCTGCCTCCGGGTCGACGTCCCCCGGTTCCTCGAGCGCCGGCGGAGTCGGCGCCCGATCTCTACGGGTACTCTCTTCTACTACTCTCTTAGTGGTATCACCTCGATACCTATCACCTGTATCACCACGATACCGATCACCGGTATCGCCACGATACCTATCTGGACCGTCTTCCTCCTTTCCGTTTGCTAATACAGAATCTTTCTGTACAGCTTTCTGTACACGGGTAAGGAGAAGACTCTCCCCCTCCGCGGCGAGCCACTCGGGCCAGAGCGGGCGGTACTCGGTTAGCTTCCTCCCGCCGTCCCGGCGAATACGCACCTCGAGGAGTCCCTCGCGCTCGAGTTCCCGAACGACCCGGGGGAGGTTTCGACGGTCGATCCCTGAGATCTTCGAGAGTAGTCGGCTCGAGAGATGTCGGGTTCGGTCGCTTCGGAGGTAGGTGAAGATCCGGGTCCAGACGATCTTCGAGGCGACTCCGACCCGCTTGGTATCCGCGAGGGGTATCGGGTACTTCAAGAAGAGGTAATCGTCGGGCGAGTGCGGCGACTCAGTCCTCGACATAGAGCACCTCCTCCCGGAGAAAGCGCTTCCCCTCCTCAGCGATCCAGTCGGGCCAGAGGAGGCGGTACTCGACGATACCCGCGGTCTCGGTCTCCCCGACCTCGAGGAGACTCAACTCCCGGAGCTCCCCGATAGCCTCCTCGACCTCCGCTCGCTCGAGCCCGAGAGTCTCCTCTAGGTACCTCGCCGGGAGGGGTTCCTCGTCGCTCGGGTAGAGGAGGCGCGTGTGGATCGCGGACCAGACCTTCGAGGCATTCCTTCCGACGCGCTCGCTCGTCGCGAGCGGGAGCGGGACCTCTAGGTGCTGGTAATCGACGGCGGCGGCGCTACGCGGTGGCATCCTCGACCTCCGTCTCCGAGACCGCCCGGAGGGCGGCGAGGACGCGCTCGCGGGTACCGGGGGCGAGCCAGTCGGGGAAGAGCGGCTCGAGGTCGACGAGGCGCCCGGAGCGGCGCCTACGAAGGGCGAGGAGTCCCTCGGCCTCGAGGCGGCGGGAGAGTTTGCAGGCCTGCGAGGCGGGCATCCCCGCGCGGCGCCCGACCTCGGAGAGGGTCAGCGCGACCTCGGGGTCGCGGTACTTCGCCTCGAGCGCGACGCCCCAGAGGATGGCCGGGCTCCGGCGGACTCGTTCGAGGATATCGAGCGGTATCGAGACGACGGTAGGCATCTTTCTCACTCCTCCCTACAGTTGAATACTTTAGCCCTTTTACCCCGAGGTACTACCTTACTAATAGTGAAATGTAAATAGGGACTAGCGCCCGCCCGCGGACCGCGGTATAACCTCGGGGTCGACGGCGCGCGAGAACGCGCCGCACTCCTTCGGGTGGGAACCCCCGGTCGTCCAGAGAGTCGACCGGGGGTTTCGTTTTTCTACCACCCCGCCGTCCGTTTCTCGGGGGGAACGTTGCAAACCCGTTGTCCGCCGTCCGCTTCTCGGGGGGAACGTTGCAAAACCGTTGCCCGTATACTTCGCGTTCTACCAGATCTTCTCGACCTCGTCTCCGTCGCCCTCTGCCTCCTGGATAAAGGTCTCGCAGGCGGGGCAGTAACCGGAGTTCCCCCCGAGGACGGGTTCTAAGCAGCCGGGGTAGTCGCAGAGGCGGACGCACGGGAGCCGCCGTATCTTCGCGTGGAAGTACCTCCCCGCGCTCGGCGCCTCGAGCAGGCAGAAGGCCTCCTCCGCCGCGCCGGGGTAGCGGTAGCGGGCGCCGGAGCGGAAGCGGACGAGGAGGTCCTCGCCGTCGACCGCGACCGCCGCGAGGTTCGAACTCTCGACCTTGACGGCCTTCACTTTATACCTCCCTCCGCCTCCCGGGCCTCCGCCGCGAGCTCCCGCGCCCGCCCGGCGACGATCCGCTCGAGCGCGGGGGCGAGGAGGAAGAGCGCGTTCGCCTTCCCCCAGGGGGAGAGGCGGGCCCAGCGGATAGCTATCGAACCGAGTTCGACCCGGTAGGGGGCGGAGCGGTTACTGTCTACGGTTAGGATCGAGAGGACGACCTCGAGAACTCGGTACGCTCCGAGCGCGAGGACGTCCGCGGCGAACCGCTCGGTCCGCGCGCGGGAGTAGACCTCGCGGAAGCGCGGGCAGTCTCCGGCGTCCTCGGAGAAGGTCGACTCCCGGCAGTCCTCGACGAACTCGCAGTTCCCGCAGTCGAGCTCGAGGGGCGCTCGCTGCGCGTCCTCCTCGAAGACGAATCCCTCGAGCTCCTCCTGGACGGAGTAAACCCGCCCTCCCGCGGGGGCGGCGGTCCTCGAGTCCTCCAACTTATCGCCCATCGTTCACCTCCAGCTCCCGGAGGATCTCGCTCGTCAGCTGGACCCGCTCGCCCGGTCTCTCCGAGTACCAGACCCGGTGCGGGGGCTTGACCGCGTTCGCGACCGCCCGCGCGTGCCCCGGGAGGACGAGGCGGTCCCAGAAGTAGAAGTAGATCGCGTCCGCTTTTCCCGGACTCGGCCGCTTGAACCGCCCGAACTGCTGCGTAAATCGCCCCGCGTTCGCGGCCGCTGGCGTGCAGCCGAAGCCGCGGTCGAGCCGCGGAACGTCGAGCCCCTCGTCCGCTACGGAGGTCCCGACCGCGACCCGGAGCGAGCCGTCCTCGAGGCCGGCGGCGACCCGGTCCTGCTCGCGGGCGTCCCGGCCGCCCATCAGGCGGCCGACCTCGACGCTCCGGCGCTTAAGCCAGGCCTGGAGCTCGAGGCAGAGCTCGCGGCGGTCGGCGAGGAGGAGGCAGCTCCGCCCGGCCCGGACCTCCGGGAGGAGGTACTCGAGGATCCGCGCGCGCCGGAGCGGGTCGCGGGTCGCCTCCTCGAGGAGGTCCGCGTAGGTGTTCAGCGGACCGCGCCACTTCGTCGCCCTCGCCCACCTCCGGGCGGCGGAGACCGCGTTCTCGCGCTCGAGCCGCTCGAAGCCCTCGGCCGCTAGGCGACGCTCCCAGTTCAGGTCGAACTCGAGCTCGGTCGGGACTAAGACGACGTCGACCGGGACGACCCGCCCGGCGCGGTCGAGGTCCTCGTCCCGGATCTCGAAGAGGACCCGCGGGCGCCGACTCGAGAGCGCGGGCCCCGGGACCTCCTCCCCGAAGACCTGCGCCGTGAACGGCTCCCGCCCGTCCCGCCGCTTGAGCGTCGCGGTCGCGCCGAAGCGGTTCCGCGCCGGGAGGGAGTTCACGACCTCGGAGAAGGAGTTAGCCGGCGCGTGGTGGACCTCGTCGAGGATCACGGTACCGAAGCGCCGCCCCCAGGCGGGGTCCGCCTTCAGGCGGTTCCGGACGGAAGGGATCAGACCGATAAGGATCAGACCGTCTCGCTTCGCCTTCCCGTAGAGGACGCCGACCGCGCGCTCCCGGAGCCCGTAGTGCTCGGCCGCGCGCTCGACCCACTGCCGGAGGATCCGCTCCGTGTGGCAGAGCACTAGCGTCCGCTCCCCGAGCTCGGCCGCGACCGCGAGGAGGATAGTGGTTTTGCCTGCCCCACACGGAGCGAGCAGTAGCCCCGCGCGCCGGCGGACGAGCGCCCGGACCGCGCTCCGCTGGTCCGCCCCGAGCTCCCAGCCCCCCGGGGTCCGGAAGCGGAGCCCGGTCGGTCCGGTCTCGCGGACGGTTCGGTCGACGACCGGGAAGAGCCCGGCGCCCGCTCGCCGCGCGAGGAGGCGGAGGACCGCGAGCCGGCCGCGGGGGAGGACGAGGAGGTCCGGTCCGTCGCGCTCGACGAGGGAGAGCGCGCGGGGGACGTTCCCGGTCCAGAGCCCCATCGACCGCTTCTTGAAGTACTCCGGGTTCGCGACCTCGAACGCCTCCGTAAGCTCCCGGACCGAGAGCCCCGCGACCTTCAGTACGGAGCGGCGGACCCGGAGGCGGGAGTCGACGACGACCTCGATCGTGTTTCTCATCTCTACGGGGGTCTATCTCGAGATGAGTCTACTTCGCCGCCGCCGCCCGCTGCTCGAGTGCCTCGAGGCTCGCCTCCGGCGGTCGGAGCCGCGGGAGCCTCGTCGCCCGCGGGAGCGCCGGGAGCGGCGCCGGCGCGTCCTCGCGCTCCAGGCTCCGGCGGAGCGGCGCCCGAACCCTCCGGCGGAGCGCGAGCTCGAGGACCGCGCGCGAGAGCCGGTCGAGGTCCCCCCGGAGCTCGCCCCGGAGCCGCTCGCTCCGGCGCTCCGAGGCCTCCGCGAGTCGGTCGAGGTCCCTCCGGAGTCCCTCGAGCCGCCCCTGGAGCTCCGCGACCCGCCGGGCCTTCTCCTCGTTTACCTTCTCGAGCGTCCCGCGGGAGGCGGCGTCGCAGCCGCGGACCGCGGAGAAGGCGCCGGGCGCGGAGAGGACCGCGTAGGCTAGTAGGAGCGCGAGCGCGCGGCCGCGGGTCTGCGTCTGCGTATCCGCCTCGGGCATCGTCAGGTCTTCCTCGGGGCGAGCGCGGCCGCGGGGACCGCGGGGTAGCCCGGACCGGTCCGGGACCTCCGGCTCCGCCGAACCTCCTCCCGGAGGCGCTCGGCGAGTCCCCGGACGTCCTCGGTCGCGCGCTCGGCGAGCTCGGCGGCCGCGAGCGCCCGGCGCCGGGGGTTCGGCGAGGCTAGCTCGCGGCGGATCCGGAGCGCGTCGCGGAGCGCGTCCTCCTCGACGATCCCGCGGTTCCGGAGCAGCTCGGCGAGGACCTCGTCCTCGCTCATCCCGCGGGCGAAGCGCTCGAGCTCCTCGACCCTCGACTTCGGGACCGCCCCGATCGAGACGAGGACGGCCGCGAGGGACTCGCCCCCGTTCGGACCGCGGCTCACGAGAAGGACCTCCGGAGCTCGCGGATCTCGTCCCGCGAGCTCTCTAGCGTCGCTCGGAACTCCGCGGTACTCCCGACGTACTTCTCCGAGAGCGTGTAGAGCCGGTCGGAGAGCGCGACGCAGCGGCGCCAGAGGACGGCGACCGCGAGGGAGAGGGAGGCGCAGAGGAGCCCCCAGGGGGCGCCGGACTCGAGGAGGCCTTCGAGGAGGGGGGTCATCGGGCGGGTTCCGCTCCTTCTCATCGGAAACTCTTTCCGACTCCGTAGAGGGTAACCCGCCTAACTAAATTCGGGCGGGGTTATGCGCTCGCGCTAGCTCAGAACCGCGTCGATCGCGTCGGAGAGCCCGTTCGAGCGGACGCGGATCCGCGCTATATCCGAGGCGACGAGCCCGGTCAGCGCGGCGTGAGTCAGCTCGATCGAGGCGTCGGTCCAGGTCGCGGCGGGCGTCGGACCCGTGTTCGACTTCGGGAGCGCCGCTACGCCGGCGACCGAGAGCGAGTTCGCGGCGAAGTTCCCGACCCCGCCGGCGAGCGCGGTCTCGGGCGTCGCGGGCGTCGCGGTCCCGACGCCGCCGCCGGTGCACATCAACCGCCCCTTCGCGGTCGCGTCCGAGTTGACGAACGTCGCGATCGCGTTCGCGGTGTCGACCCCGGCGTTGAAGCCGATCGTCCACTTCGTCCCGTCGAACGCGACCGAGAGCGAGCCGGTGTTAACGAGCTCGAGCGTCTGCCCGGAGTCCCCCGGGGTCAGGAGCTCGAAGTCGACCTGGTCGGCGCCGCTCCCGATCGTGATTCCGTCCGGGAGCTGCCCCTGGAGCAGGTCCGAACCGAGGACGACGACGTCGCCGCCGGCGGCCGCTACCGCGCCGTCGACCGCGTCGAGTAGCGGCGGGGCGTCCATCGCGGCGCGGGCGGACCAGACCTCGGCGAAGCGCTCGAGCTCGAGGTTCGTCAGCGGCGCGCCGCCGTCGAAGACGACCTCGGAGTCCGCCGCGAGGACGTCAGCCGCGAGGACGCGTTGCCAGTCGCGGTGAATGAGGAGAATCGACGCCGGGATAACGCCGCTCGCGTCGTTCGCGAGGCTCCCGACGTAGGGGGAGACCCGGTCTCCGCCGCTCACGTTCTTAACTGTTACCAGCTTCTCGGACATCTTCTCGCCCTCTCGTTAGGGGGGTTTCTAGGGTTTACTTCCGCCGTTCGCCGCGCGCGCCTACGTCGTCAGCCGGCGCGAGCGCGGGCCTCGCTCATCCGGCGGTTGAAGCAGCGGTCGCACCTACGGTGCTCCGCCGGTACCTCCGGGTCCCGGGCGCCCTTCCCGCATTGCGGGCAGCAGGGGCGGCCGCAGTCGGCGCAGACGTACTTCGGGAGGTCCTCGCCCGGGGGCGAGCGGAAGCCGCAGCCCTTCTCGGCCGGGTCGCAGTAGCCGTTGGCCCAAATCGCCATCTTCTCTTCTCTCCTCGCGCGGTTATAACCGCGCGCTTTGGGGTTAACGCGGCGTTACCTACCTCTACGGTTCCTGACTGAGCTGCGAGCGGACGTTCGCGACGGAGCCGCTCCAGGGGTCGGAGATCCCGATCGAAGTCTGAGCCCCGGCGAACCCGTCGGGGTGCGCGACGAACCCGTCGAGCGAGATCTCGCCGCCGGAGGCGGAGAAGCCCGAGAGGTCCTCGGTCCCGTTCTCGAACTGTATCGAGCTCCCGTCCGGCGCCTTGATGCAGAACCCCGAGTTCCCCGTCCCCGTGATCTTCCCCTCGATCCGGATATCCGAGCCGCGGGCGTAGATCGGGTCGACCGCGTTCGAGATGTCGACGTTGTTCCCGAGCGTCACGCCGCCGTTGATCGCGGTGATCCCCCCGAGCGTCGGGAAGGGGTACCCGAACGGACGAAACCCGCCGAGGTAGCACTCCTCCCACTCGACGACGAGGTCGAGCTTCCCGTTCCCGATCTGCGTGTTCGCGAACGTCGAACCCTCGCGGACGCGTACGCCGGCGCCGGGGCAGGAGTTGCAGGTCAGCTGCTCGCCGACCGCGCCGTAGAAGTTGACGAACCCGCCGCACCACTGCACGAGCCCGTCGTTGAAGTAAATCGACGCCGGACCGCCGACGACGCCGACGCCGGCGAAGTTCCCGGCGAGGTCGGAGCCGCCGCCCATGACGGCGGGGTCGCGCGGGGTATTGTAGAACCCGCAGGCGTTGTCGCGCGCGTACGCGATCTCCCAGCGCCAGAGGTTCCCGACCCCGAGCTGCGCGCCCTTGTCGATCACGCAGGCGGCGACCTTCACGCCGCCCTTCGTGATCGTGAACGGGAGGTTCCCCGCGAGCGTGAAGCGCTGGATCCAGAGCGTACCCTCGCCCGAGACCGCCCACTTCCCGACCCGCGTACTCGCGTCGAACGAGAACGGTGCGCCGTTGACCGTGATCGTCGAGCTCGGCCGGACGATATCGAACTGAACCAGTCCCGGGTCCGCCGGAAACTCCCGCCCCTCGGTACACGGCGAGAAGTTCGAACCGTCGTGCGTCGAGACCGTCCAGATCCCGGCGCCGGGGCCGGTGTAGACGCGGAGCATCTCGCCCTTGAGCGTATTCGGGGTAAGCGCGAGGCCGGAGTAGCCGATCGAGGTCAGGGAGGAGGCGTCCGCCGTGAACGGCGACCCGCCGTTGTCGAGAACGACCGTGAGCCCGTCGCCGCCGTCGATCACGCAGTCGTTCCGGTCGAAGATCGAGAGCAGGACCGACTCGACCGGACCGAGCGTGTGGTCCCCGGGCGCGTGCAGGACGAACGGGTGCTTGAATCCGATCTGGGCGAGAACCGCGATCGCGCGGTTGAATGTCTTCCACGGACCGACGCCGCCCGCCCCGGGAGTGTCCGAGAGACCGTCGTTCGAGTCGTCGCCCGCGACGGTGTCGACCCAGTACTCGCGCGCCGCGGTCGAGAGCTTCGTCAGCCGCTCGTCGGCCTCGGTCAGGTACGGGTTCGAGGCCGAGGGGGTCCCGGCCGATCCCGCGAGCGCCGCCTTCTCGTCCGCGGAGAGCGGGGCCCCGCCGACGACGAGCGACCCGGTGTTGTACTCCGGGAAGCCGTCCCAGACGAAGTCGATTTCGCCGAGGACGCGCTGCGCCTCGAGCAGGGAGTAGTCCGCGAGCTCGAGACCGCCGTCGACTCCGTTGACGGGGTCGACCGTTTTGCTCGGTTTCAGCTCCGAGGTCAGGTCGAGCGGGGTCCCCCGGTTCGGGGGATCGGCGCTCAGCGGTAGGGTTCGGATCGGGTTCCCGGCCGCGAGGTCTACGTCGGCGGCGGTCTTGTTGAAGCCGTAGAGCATCTTTCCGTCTCCTTCCGAGGGTTACCGACGCTTAGGTCGGGACTCCGTTCGCGTTGACCCAGGCGGTTCCGTTCCACCAGTTCGGGGCGCCGTCCGAGACGTTGAAGATCCACTCCCCGACCTGGTTCCCCGCCGTCGGGCGGGTCGAGGTCGAGTAGACCCGGGTCCGGAGCTCGTTCAGGAGCCGCGGGAGGTGACCGGCGGGTTCGCTTAGGGGCTCGGTGAGGTTGCTTCCGCCCTGGAAGTGGTCGTCCTTCAAGGGGAATTGATTCAGGGGCATCTACCCGTCCTTTCGCTCGAAGACTATCTGTACGGAACGGGTAAAGAGTAAACCCCCGGCCGGGGGCGATCTCCGCGAGAATGAGGGGAGAGCGCTACCGCGAGGCGCCGACCGCGCCGACGCAGGCGCCGGCGCCGGCGATCAGGCCGGCGACGAGCGAGACGTACGGGGTTTTGTACCAGGGGATCGCCGGCGAGGCGAGCGCCCGCTCGTAGATCCGGCGCTCCCTCGCGAGCGCCTCCTCCGCCGCCGCCCGCTTCGCCCGCTCCTCCCTAAGCTCCGCCTTACCCCGCCTCCGCTCGGCCTCGAGCTCCGCCTTCGCCCGCTCCCGCGCGGCCTTTAACTCGACCGCGGCCCGTCTCTCGACCCGCTCGACCTCCGCGACGAGCTTCGCGAGGGTATCGGTCGAGAGGAGAACCCCGTCGAACGGGGCGGGTTTACCGCGCTCGAGCTTGACCCGCCGCTCAGTTTCCGCCCCCGCCGAAGGATCGGCCCAGGATCGAGTCGAGACGCTCGAGCAGAGCGTCGGGATCGTTAGCAAGCTCGCGAGCGCGAGCGCGCGCGTTCTCGTCGGCCTCATCTAACTCCGCCTTTCGCCGGGAGGCGACCTCCCGGAGCTCGGTTTCCAGTTCCCGCGCGACCCGCTCGGCCTCGACCCGCTTCTCCCGCTCGGCCTCGAAGTTCGCGCGGATCCGCGTACTCTCGCTCTCCGCGAGCGCCGCGCGGTCGACGTCTCGGCGGGACCCGAACCTCCGGAGGAGGAGCCAGAGCCCGAGGGCGACGAGAGCCGCGAGGCCGGCGCCGAGGAGGAGCCATCCCCACCAGGGCATCAGCTAGGTTCCCCGTTCGGCTTCGAGGCGGCGACCGCGGCCTCCGCCTCGGGGATCTTCGCGAGGATCATCGCGCGGAGCTTCCGGCGGGCCTTCTCCGAGCCGCCGAACCGGGCGTCGACGGACTCGACGAACTCCCAGGCCCAGCGCTCCTTCTCCGCGCTGGGACTCTTCGGCTTACCCTCCCCGAGCGCGGACGCCGCCTTCTTCTCCGCGTAGAGCGCGGCCTTCCCGCCGAGCGCGTCGAGGGTCTCTAGATCGACCTTTAAACCTATCTTCCGGAGTAGGGCGAAGAGGAGGACGGAGAGGACCGGGACGAAGATCGCGAGGGTAGCTTTGATGACGTCGACGAGGAGCGCCTGCCACCAGCTCTGTCTCTCCCCGTCCCTCGACTTCGTCTCCCCCGCCGGGTCCTTCGCTTCGTCCCCAGGTTTCTTTGTATCGTCCCTCGGAGCCTTCGTCTCGCCCGCGGGGGCGTTCGGGGGAAGGGTTTCTCCCGATAGTACAGCTCCGCCGCCCCCTCCGTCCGGGGCGGCCGAGAGCGAGGCGGGGGCGAGGAGTAGGGAGAGGATCAGGGTTAGAAGTAGGGTCGGTTTCATTTCGCGTTCTCCTTTCGAGAGAGGTTTAACTACTCCTTCGGGCCCGAGAGAACCTGCTCGTCCCAGACCTCGAGGTGATCGAACTCGCAGGTCCGGACTACGGCGTCCCCGAAGTTCCGGAATCGGAAGAACGGGCGAACCCGCTTATCCGCCCACTCCCCCGCGGCGAGCCCGCCCGGGCGGACGGTCGCGGTAGAGGGAAAGGACATCCCGGTCATCCAGTACTCGACTGAGTTCGTCGAGAGGTCGAGGACGAAGTAGAAGTCAGCCCAGCCGTCGTCGTCGTTGATTAACCCCGTTAGATCGGGGGGAGCGGCGACGTTCGCGGAGGGGTTCAGGGCGTTCGTAATGCAGTAAAGCTCCCAGTTCGCGGCCTGTACCCCGGTATTGTTGTTTATCCGGAACCCGACGACGTTGTTCGCCGGAGACCCGGTATAGATCCCGAATTCTAGGTACATATACGTCGAGTCGCCGTGAAGCCGCGCCCGTCCGTAGAACCGGAGCCGACGGAAGACCTCCGGCGGACCCGTTCGCCGTAGAACCGCGAGCGGGGTCGAGCTCTGCTGAAACCCGTCCCCGTCTGCGATCCCCGCGGTCTCGAGCGCCATTACGTCGCCCTGCGCCTGCATCCCCGCGAGGAACGTATCGTCGTTGAACCCGTAGTTCCCACCGTTCCCGACGATCGCGGCGGTCCAGTACTCGTTCGGTAGAGTCGCGAGCGGGTTATAGGCGAAGCGCTCTATCCAGCGGTGCGAGTCCGCGAGCCGGGCGCCCGGCTCGAGGCGCATAACCTCGGCCTCGGAGTCGTGTGTAAAGACGCCCACGATCCGGTGACTCGGTCGCCCGCCGTAGATCGAAGGGTGCGGCATCGGGCGGACGTTCAGCGCGTACTTGTCCGCGGCGCCCGCGCCGATAACCTGCGTCCGGAAGTCGATCCCTAGCTTCCCGTGGACGTTCTGCTCCCCCGCGACCGTCCCTAACCACTCCCCGGTCTGGAGCTTCGCCCCCGGTGACCCGGCGGCGGTGAAGAACTCGACGAACGCCGCGTTCAGCGGTTCGGCGTACCCGGTTACGGGGCTCTTCCGCGCGGTCAGGATCCGGACCCTCCCGGCGTCCCCGAGGGGGAGCACGTTGAAGTCCGCGGCGTTCCCCGCCCCGTCCTGAAGCGCTACGGTCGTCCCGTTCCAGAACGAGATCTTACTCCCCGGGGGGACGCCCGTCAGGACGTCGCCGCCGGCGACGACGAAGCGGGGGATCACGATCCGGACGGTGCAGGTCCCGGCGGGCCAGCCGCCGGGGACCGCGTCGGGGATCGCCCGGAGCGTGAGCGAGTTCGCGGTGAAGGATTCGATCAGGTAGAGCCCCTGCTGTACGCAGTCCTCGAGGACGACCATGTGGATCTGTGGCGAGATCTGGAGCGACGCCGCGAGGAGGTTTACCGCGCCGCGGGTCAGGTTAACGACGTCCGCCCCGGCGAAGGACCCGGGCTCGCCGGAGAGGAGGTCGGTACCGGAGGAGAGCGGCTGGACCGACGCGATAGGAATACCCCGCTCGTTCGAGAGGAACTGAAGCTGCGCCTGGAACTCTAGCGTCGGGTCGAGGCGAACGAGTCGGCGCTGCCCCCACCACGTGTCGAAGCTCCCCGCCGCGCCGTCCGGGGTCGTGTCCTCGAGCGCCCCGGCGTCTACCGTTACCCTCCTTCCGCTTCCGTCCGCTCCCGCCGGTCCGCCGTCGTAGGCGAGGTCGCGAGTCGGGTTAAGTCCGGCGGAGACGTCGATCTGCTGCGACGTGTCGAACGCGCTCGGCTGTACCCCCGCCCCCGCCCCCGTGACGCTCCCGAGGAACGCGAACGGATCGGTTACCCGTAGATCCGTGTTCCTCCGGATCGTTACCCCGGTCGCCGCGACCGCGTAGTCGCCGGCCGTCGTCGAGACCGCCCCCTGCCCTAGCGTCCCGACCGTCGTTACGACGTTCTTTCCGCCGACCCAGGCGACGGTCAGGTCGCGCTCGATCGCTACCGACTCGTCGAGCGTCTTCGGGACGTTCAGCCAGACGGTTACCTTCCGCCCCGCGTGCGAGACCCCGACCTCGAAGACGGAGTCGACCTCGAGCTGTATCGTCCCCCCGAGGTCGGTAACGGCGTCCGGAACGCCGGAGACGCCTACGGAGTCCTCGAGGAGGTCGTAGAACTTCGTGCTTATCCGCGGGTTCGACTGGACGCCGCTCGGGATCAGGCAGTGTCGAGCCCCGACGTAGTACGTAACCCCGAGCGCGTTCTCGAGATAGATCTGCTCCGCCGCCGCGGCGTCGAGGATCAGGACGTGCCCCTCCCCGTCGAGGAGCTCGACCGGTAGCGTCGAGACCTTGATCCGATCCGTACCGTCGCCCTGTAGAACCGCCGTCCCGAAGACCCCGCGGCGGGAGCCCCACATCCGACGGGCGTTCTCGAGGATCTGAAGAAGGAGGTAGTCGAAGAACGTGTCCTTCGCCCGCTGCTGCGGCACGTGCCGCTTGTCTACGAAGTTCGTGCGGTTGTTCCCGGTCGGCATCTCTAGAGCGTCCTTTCCCTACCGGCTGCTAACCGGCGGTCCGATCCGAACGAGGTCGATCGGCTTCTCCGCGACCTCGACGTAGGTGGAGTTTAGGCGCTGCCCCGCCGCCGCCGCCAGCCCGAGGCGACCCGACGCGGGGAACGTCCCGGTCGCCTCGACGAGGAGGTTCCCGTCTAGGAAGGCCTGGACCCGATCCCCCTCGACGTCCGCGTGCAGGATGTACCCTACCCCCGGGTCGAAACCCGGGAGCGAGTACGAGCCTAGCGTCGTCCGAACTCCCCCGACGACCGCGTCGAGGAGGAAGTCCGCACCGAGCGTCCCGGTCGGGGATAGCCGAAGCGCGAGGAAGTTGTCCTCGTCCGCGAGGTTAAACCGCAGCTCCCCCCACGCCGCGGCCGCCGCGCTCTCGAGCCGGAGGTCCGCGCGGACGATCGGCTCGGTCCAGGTAACGTCCGCGAGGACGTTCGTCCGGACGAAGCTCTCGGCGCCGGCGTCGTAGAGCTCGACCTCGCCGGCGACGTAGTCGAAGGAGGCGCCGCCGGACTCGACGACCCAGGGCGACTCCTTGCGGAATCCGTCGAGGAAGGCGACGTAGCGGACGAAGTACCGCTCGTTCGCCGGGCGGAGCACCGCGACGAGCCCCTCGACGAGGACCCGGTTCACGTCCCGGCCCTGTACCGAGACGTACGACGTGTACTCGCTCGGGTCCGTCCCCGCGCGGTAGTCGTCGGGGTCGGTCGAGGGCGCGCCGCCCTGGTCCATATCCCCCTCGACGTACGCCGAGAGGTTCCCCTCGACGTCCGCGGTCCAGGTCCCGTCTTCCGTAGTCCGCGAGGGGAGCGCGAGGATCCGGACGTCCCGCGGGGTCGCGCCGGGAGCGCCGCCGACGAGCTCGAGGTTCTCTAGGAGCGTCGAGAGGTCGAAGCGGAGGGCGGAGCCGTCCCAGGAGACCGAGTCGGGGCGGGCGGAGGTCGTCATCTCCGGGCGGTCGGTTAGCCAGAGGTCGGCGCCGCCGACGCCGGTCCAGCCGAGCTCCCACTCCTCGAGGAGGCAGCGGAGGTCGAACCAGTTCTCGACGTTGACCTGCGCGCGGAGCGTCGTCTCTAGCGCGTACTCGAGACCGTTCTCCGTTCCGCGCCGCTTCCAGAACCGAACCGCGAGGTGAATAAGCGTCCTTAGCTCCCCCTCGTCGAGCCCGGCGACGAGATCGTCGTAGCGCGAGGTTAGGCCGACGATCCAGCGGAGGAAGTCGAGCGCCTCCGCCGGCGCCCGCTCCGGGTCCTTAAGGTCGAGGAGGGCGTAGATCCGGGCGTAGAGCGCGCGCCACTCGACGTCATAGGAGCCGTCGCAGATCCGCTCGACGAGCCTCCCCCCGTCCCGCTGGTCCGCGTCCCGGAGCGACTGGAGGAGGAAGAGGTAGATCCGGTGCGGGAAGTAGACCTCCCGCTCGACCTCCTCCGCCGCGGGGAGGACCTCGAACGAGATCGAGTCGTCGAGCGTCTCGGAAAAGACGGTCTTAACGACGTACGCGACCTCGATCGTCGCTCCCGCCTCGAACGGGCGCTCGCGCCGGAGGACGTAGACGAAGCGCTTCGAGGTAACCTCCGTTACCTCGACGGTCCAGCCCTCGACGCCGGGGGCGCCGCCGGGTCCGAACCAAGCGATCTCGCCGTCGATCGTTATCAGGGTCTCGCCCGGCTCGATATCGTCGACCTCGCTCTCGAAGTCGAGGAGGATCGGCGCGTTTCCGAGTACCCCGGTATCCGCGTCCTCGGGCGAGGACTCCTTTAGGTAGGGAGGGGGACCCGCGGCGGAGTAGACCCCGACCGCCGTTACGAGGTTCGCGTCGGGCCAGGTCGGGGAGGACCAGGAGCTTCCGTCGGTCGTCTCGTACCGGACGTTACTCGTCAGGTTCACGTTCGCGGCGACGACGAGGTTCGCGTCGACCCCTACGATCGTCTCCGCCGGGGAGAGCGGGGAGTTGCCCGCGACGCCCGAGGTGAACTGGATCGCCCAGGCGGAGCCGTTCCAGAACGAGACCCGGTCGTTAGAGACGTTCCGGCCGAAGACCCAGATCGCGGAGTCGGAGGCGGCCCAGACCCCGGCGAGGTCGTTTATCGAGACGGAGCCGCCGACGAGGGACCAGGTCGCGCCGTCGTAGCGGACCACGCGACCGATACCGTCGGCCTGGGAGGTCCAGGCGAGGTAGAGGACGCCGCCTAGCGCCCAGGCGTCGACGACGTAGCGGAACCCGACCGTGAGCCCGATCGCGGTCGCCATCTCCGAGAAGCGGTTCGACCAGCTCGAACCGTCGTCGTTCGAGTAGTAGAGGTTTAGCCCGGCCTGGTCCGTTACCCAGAGCTCGCCCGCGGCCGTAACCGCGACGTGCCCGTTTACCGTCGCGCTCGGGAGGTCGGTTAGACCGGCCCAGACGCTTCCGTTGAACTTGTCGACCTTCGCCCCCCGAACGGCGTAGACCGCGTTAGCGGCGAAGGCGAACGCGTTCGCCTGGGGGCCCGTAACGCCCGCCGTCGCCTTGTACGCCCAGGTCCCGGGGGAGCCGGGCGTGAAGTGACACCACTCGCTCCCGGCGTTCCCGCGCCAGCAGATTATCCCGCCGCCGGGAACCCCTACGAGCGCGTCGCCCGCGGTCGAGGGACCGAACGCGGGCTGCGGGGAGAAGACCTTCCAGGGCGGGGCGACGCCGGGGTCCCGCTCGTAGAGGACCTTCGACGGGCCGGAGATCGCTATCGGTCGGTAGGCGGGCGACATTCCGGGGCTCCTACGCGCTCGGCGGGACGATCGTTATAACGAACGACCCGGAGTCGGGGAAGGGGAGCTCGTCCTCGAGGAGCTCGACGTCGCTCGCGGGCGAGAGGACGTCGACGTCGAAGACGTTCCCGGGCGAGATCGCGAAGACCTCGGCCGAGATCCGCGAGAGCGGGACCCGTCCGCCGAAGCGCCAGACGTACTTAACCCCGCCCTTCCCGTCGGACTCGAGCGCGGTCGGGTTGAGGAACGCGACGAGACGAGTAATAACGAGCGCCTCGGTAAGCTCCGCCGTCGCCTCGATCGCGATCGTCGGTCCGAGTAGCCGCGGCGAGAAGTTATCTACCGTTACCTCCGCGTTAGCGCCGCCGACCCCTCCCTCGCCCGTTACGGGGTCGCCGTTGAAGTACTCCTCGAGCTCCGCCTTGTCCTCGGCCGAGATCAGGACCCCGTTCGTCCCGACGACGACGAGTCGAATCGTCTTCGGTCCGTAGCCCTCCTCGACCGCCTTCGCCCGGACGACCGGGCGGGAGCCGCGGGAGTTCGTCCAGGCCACCGCTAGCGTCTCGTACTCGTCCGGGGCGCACGCCGTCCGGCCGGTCCGGAGCGACGCCGGACCGGCCTCCTTAACGAGCGCGAGCGACTCCTCGTCCGCGCCCTCGGCGATCTTCCAGCCCGAGGCGGGGCGGGGGTTCGTTACGGAGGCGATCAGGGAGCCTCCGTCGGAGTTGACGACGACCGTGTTCGCCCCAACGTTCCCGTCGTTCGCGGCCTCGACCCGGTACTCGAACCGGATGTTATCCGTCCCGAGCGGCGGGACTCTCCCGCGCTCCCCGTCCCCGAAGGCGACCGTTAGGACCCCGCGCGAGTCCTGATCGACGACGAAGTGCCGGTCCGTCGAGCCGGAGGTCAGGAGTCGCTCGTCGAGCGCCGTTAGGTTCTCCCACTCGACCTCGCCCCCGCCCTCGTCGACCCAGACCCGGACGGTGTTCCGGAGCCCGGGCGAGACCCCGAGCTCGAACCGCTGACTCGGCCTCCCGTTCGAGCTCCGGAGGTCCTCCGTGTCGACCGTCCGCCCCTGTACCCCCGTCTCCAGTACGTACTGTGACCCCCCGTCGATTATCGCACGATCTAAGATCGGCGCGGTCGGGGTAGAGACCGAGACGAGGCGGTAGCGGATGAAGAACCCGCTCGAACCGTTTACCTCGAGCGGTTGCCAGTTCTCGCGAAGCCCCTGCGGTAGCTCGTACTCGACCGATCCGTCGGCGGAGAGGTCGGAGGTCCCGTCGACGAGCTCGGGGAGGGGGTTCCAGTCGGTACCGACGACGTAGTCCGCTACGTCGAACGAGGGTGTCCCGGTCTGCCCGAGGAACGCCGTAACGTCGAGGACGTTCTTCCCCCCGACGAAGCTCGAGGGGAGGAGCTCGGAGATCCCGGTCGGGAGGTACCGCGCGCGGACGAGCGCGCCGCTCCGGTCGGGGGTCCCGAGAAGGGACGAGAGGTCGAAGCGGAGGAACCCGCCCTCGTCCGTGACCGCGTCCGGGTTCTCGTCCTCCTCGTCCGGGTCGTAGTACTCCCAGACCCCGGAGATCCCGGCCCCGACGGTGTCGAACGTCAGGTCGAGCGGGGTCCAGAGGACCCAGAAGCTACCGACGTAGAGCTTATCCCCCGCCTCCGGGTCCGCCCAGGGCGTGAAGTCCGGCGCGCCCGCGGTGTTTAACGCGGTCGAGCCGTCGGCGGTGTACGCTCGGATCCGCCAGGTCAGGTTCGTCTCCGGCGCGAAGAGCGGGTCCGGGTTCCCGAGCGTCCCCGCGAGCTTTACCCGCGATACCGCGCCGCTCGCGAGGATCGCCGCGAGTCGGAAGACCCCACCGTTCCCGTAGATCGAGTCCTCTACCTCGACCTCCTTCCCGATATCCCCGACGGTTACCGCCATCGACGTCGACTGGAGCGCCGTCGGGTCCTCGAGAACGGTCTCCCCGTCCGTCCCCGAGCGGTCGAGCTCGAGCCCGAAGGCGGCGTCGACTACGTTCGAGGGACCGACGTAGGACTCCTCGAGTACCTCGAACGGGACCGGCTCCGCGTCCTCGGTCCGTCGGGTCTCGAAGAGCGCCGCCGCCTCGTGCAGTTGCTCCGACGCCCCCGGAACCCGCGAGAGCTCGAGGAGGAGTTCGACGGTCGCGGGCGAGTAGTCCTTGATGTAGTAGTCGATCAGCCGGAGGAGGAGCCGGACCGAGTCCTGGAGGTGCGCCGTCGGTACGTACCCCTCCTGCGCGACGAGGTCGAGTAGGACGTTGTTGTAGTGCCCGACGAGCGCGTAGCTTCGCTCCCCCTGGATGAAGGGCTCCTCCTCGACCTCGGACGTGATCTCGGGCGCGTTAACCCGGTTGAAGAGCCGGAGCCTCCGGAGGAGGTCGGCGTAATACGTACCCGAAAACTCGTAATCCGGTACCACTATTCTGGTGCTAGCCATCTCTCGGTCCGTCCTCTCAGCCGCTACGCGGGCTAGTCCGGTTCGAGTCGACGAGGTTCCCCTCGAACTCCCGCTCCTCGTCCGCCTCGAGGTCGACGTAGCGGACGTTCGCGATCAGCTCCTCGCCCTCCGCCCGCGTTTCGATCCCCCGCTCCGGGTCGAGTCGCGCGATCCCGGCCGCGCGGATCCGACGAAAGAAGCGCGTAACGTCCCTCCGGGCGGTCGAGGCGGCGGCGGAGGAGTTCACCTTGAAGATCGTCCGCTCCGAGACCCCGACGTCGACGCCGTCGCCGCGGAGGAACGGGTTCTGCGATAGGTTCGGGGTCAACCCCGTTCGGATCGTCTGGTCCGTGTACGGCGTCCCCTGGATAAGGACCGCGCCGCCGCGGCGGTTGACTCTTACGGGTACGGCGAAGCCTCGGGCCATCGTCTCTCTACTCCGTCTTGACCCGCGTCGAGAGCCAGCTCGACGCGGCGTTCCGAAGGGCGGTTACCGCCGGTTTGTAGGCGGTCCAGGCGTTCACGAGGTCCGTGAACCCGACGTTAAGCGGGAGGAGGGGGGGAGCGCCGCTCGCGGTCACCAGCTTCCCGAGTCCTATGAGGATGTCCGTCGCGAGCGTCTCCTCCGCCGCGAGGTAGGCGTCGAGCGCGGAGTTCAGCGTGTCGCCCCGGACGACCGGGTGCGTCGCCTCCTCTAAACCGAGCCGGAGGGCGGCGGAGACGAGCGCGGTGAGCGCCTTCGCCCGGTCCTGGAGGAAGACCTCCGCCCCGAACTTCACCCCGCCGCGGCTCGTCGGGTCGCTCCGGAACTCCGCCGGGATCGGGTCCCGGTCCGTGTAGCGGAAGCCCGTTACCCGGGCGTCGATCTCCTCCGTCCCCCGCTCGGGGTCGGCCTCGACCTCGAGGACCGCGAGCGCGTCCTCGTTCGGGGGGTAGTAGAAGCCCTCGCCGCCGCCGGCGAAGGGGAAGTCGACGGGGAACCAGGCGTCGTCGCCCTCTAGCGGGACTCCCTCTACGAGGGTCCCGGCCTCGACCCGCGCCCGACCCTGCCGCTCCGGGTCCGCGGCGGAGACGACCCGCGCGAAGTGCTTCTCCGGCCTCATTACTGCTCGGCCTCCTCCCCCCGGACCGCCGAGGTGTTCTCGGGCGAGCCGAGGACGCTCCGAAGGACCCGCTTCCGCGCGTCGAACCGGACCTCGTAGAGGCTCCGGGCTTGCTGCTTGTGAACGACCCGCCGCAGTACCCAGTCCCCGGAGTACCGGGGTCCGAGCCCCTCGAAGTCGTGGATCTGCCCCCGCCGGAGGTCGGGCGAGCCGACGATAACGCCGGAGCCCGAGACGAACTCGCGCTCGCGCGCGGAGTACCAGGCGGCGGCCCAGCGCTTCGCCTCCGCGGTAGAGCGGAAGGCGAGCCCGGCGACCGCCTCCTCCCGCTGCCCGTGCGTCGTGACCGTGACCGCCGGCCCGTTCGGGATCTTCTCCTGGAGCCTCTCGAGCCCGATCGCCGCGTTGAACCCCGTCCGCTCCGCCTCCTTGCTCCGGACCTTAACCGTGACGCGGTGCAGCTTCCTCGTCTTCGGGTCGGTCCAGGAGACCTCGAGCTCCGTCGTCTGCGACGATATCGAGGTCCGCGGCGAGAACTCGAGGAGCGTCGCGTCCGCCTCGCCGGTCCCGTAGACGAAGCGGCGCCGCTCCTCCTGCCCCTGCGCATCCGGCGGTCCGAAGTAGCCGATCCAGGCCCGCTGCTCCGTGTCCCAGTAGACCTGGACGACGAAGTCGTGCAGCTTCGCGAGCCGACGGAGAAACTCCCAGCGGTTCGTCCCCTTCTTCCGCGTCCGCGTCTGGAGCCGCTTCGTCCGGTAGACGAACGGGACGACCCCGGCGGAGCGGAAGACGGCGGAGGCGATATCCGAGTCCGTCTGCCTCGAGTAGCTCTTCCCGCGGTCGCGGCCGGGGACGGTCATCAGGTCGAAGGAGGCGTCGACCGCGACGACGCGGAGGTTCGGGATACCGCCCCGGGGGAAGCTCGGCTCGGGGGCGACGATGAAGCCACGGTTCATAAAGCGGAGCGGCTTCCCGGCGTAGCCCATCCAGAGGTCGAGTTCGTTACCCTCCGCGAATACCCTCTCGTCGAGGAAGCGGAAGTCGACGTTGTTTACGTCGATCGAGATCTTACTCGCCACGTTCTCCCCCTCCTCGTACTCGACGCGCGAGACGAAGGAGGTTACGTCCTCGCCGAGACCCTTCCCCTCGACCGAGAGGAGGAAGCGGGGGGCGAGTAGGTCGGTGTTCGGGGCGAAGGACGGCATCTCGCGCTAGAACTCCTCCGGCGAGCCGTCGGCGTAGATAGCGAGGTACCGGTCGCGGTTCCGGAGCTCGAGGAGCCGCCGGAGGTTCTCCTCCGCCGCCTCGTAACCCGGTCCCGTCCGGAAGCCGTGAAACGCCGGCCGTAGCCGGAGCGTCCGGAGGTAGTCCTCCGGGAAGACGTGGACCCCGTCGTTCGGCCGGAGGTCCGCGAGCGGCATGCCCGGGACGCGCGGGTTTAGCTGCCGGAGTAGGACCCCGAGGAGCGCGTCCCCGTACTCGTCGCGCGCGATCGTCTCGTAGGTGTCCCCGGCCCGCGCCCGTCTGACCCGCGTGAACTGCTGCGGTACCGAGGGATCGGTCACGACCCAGTCGACCTCCTCGTACCGGAGGAGAGTGATCGTTAGCGAGACCCCCCGGAGCGTCCCGTCCTCGCGGACCTCGTCGTAGGTTACGCCGCCGATCGATCGGACGAGGCAGTCGAAGCGGAGCGTCGCGAGCGAGCCGAGCCCGAAGTTACAGACCGGCGGTCGCCCGAGGTCGGAGTTCCGACGAACGAGCGTCTCGAGTCGGACGAGCCGGTCCTCGACCGTGAAGTCCTCGCTGTCCGCGGCCCAGAGCTTCGCGCGGAAGGAGACCTCCTCGACCTCGCCCGATATCCACTGGAGGATCGGCCGATCGAGACCGACGCTCTCGCCGACCGCGATCGAGCCCGCGACCGTCTTCGATAGGTCCTGCGGCGTGAACTGCCCGACTATATCGTCCCCGCGGTCGAGGTCGGTCAGGACCCAGAGCTTCGGATCCAGGCCTAGTCCTCCGATACCGGCGTTCGAGGCCATTTACCCTAACCTCCCGCCCCGACCGGGGAGAGGTTCCCCGAGAGTAGGAGCGAGCGGTCGCCCGGTCGGAGTCGACCGCCGCGCTCGAGCTCGTCGAGCTGCACCTCCGCTACCGCCCGCGCGAGCTCGCGCCCGTCGACGGTTAGCGGGACCTCGATCCGGTAGGTTCCCCCGCCCCCGCCCGCGGACGCCGGGGAAGGCGATACCCGCCCGGGGTCCCCGGTACCGAGCGCTCCCGCGGTAGCCGCCCCGAGGAGTCCCCCGGGGGTTCGCGAGGTTACCGCCGCCGCGAGCTCCGCGCGGTCGAGTAGGACGTCGCCGGGGGAGGCGTTAACGTACCCGCCGGAGCGGACGAGCGCATCGCCCGCCGGAGCCGGGGTCGGGGTCGTCTTAGCCGGGCGCGTCGCGGGGAACCGCGCGAGCTGCGTCGAGATCGACGCTAGCGCCCCCGCGATCTGCTCCTGCGTGAAGTTGTTCCTCCGGAGCGTCTCCGCGATCTTCGCCTCCGCGAAACCGCGCGTAACCGCCCGGCGCTCTCCCCCGGCCTCCGTAACGAACCCGCTCTTGATCCCCGCGAGGTTCGCCGAGATCTGCCGCGCGGTCGTCTTCGCGACGTCCTCCGGACTCGCCGCCGCCTGCCGGAACCCCTTCCCCCCGAGCGCCTGCGAGAAGAACCGCCCGAGGTCCCCGGAGCGTATCTCGTTGTAGAGATCGATTATCGCGCGCCAGCCCGCGACGACGCGCTCGATCACCTTCAGGATCGCGGCGAAGGCGGCCCCGACGACGGTTCCGAAGGTCTTCCAGCCCTCGGTCGAGCCCTGCACCCCCAGGATCGAGGCGAGGAGTCGACCGAACGCGCGCCCGAGCCCCTTGATCTGATTCCAGAGTTCGCCGAGGACGCCCGATCCGGAGATCGCGTTCGTGAATCCTTGCCAGAGCGCGCGAGCGTTGTCCAACCCCATCGATAGCGCCAGGAGAGCGCCGACGATCCCGACCGGACCGAGGATACCGAGGAGCGGCCCCAGGATCTTCACGACCCCGAGGGCGATACTCCCGAAGCCCCCGAGAAGCTTAGTTACCCCGAAGAGCGCGATCGAGACCGGTCCGATCGCCGCGAGTAGTAGGGCGAACTTCGTAACTACCGCCGCGATTCCCCGAGCTCCGGAGTCGCCGGTGAAGCCGAACCACTTCGCTACGCTCTTCAGCGAAGCGATCACGCTCGAGATCGCGGACTTCGCCGCCTCGAAACCCTCCTTGATCCCCTTCGCGATCTCGAGGTAGACGGGCGGCATCTTCTCGAGGATCGCGAGCGTCTTCGGGTCCGTTATCTGCTCGCCCTGCACGACCCGGAGCGCTACCGAGAGGTTCGAGAGCATCAGCGTGATCCTCGCGATCCCGCTGGAAAACCCGCTCCCTACGAACGTGAAGAGCGCGTTATTCGTCGCCTCGAGCGCGGAGCGGAAGAGGACGATCTTCTGCGAGAGGGGGAGCATCATAATCTCGACCATCGTCTTCGCGGTCGCGCCCGTCTCCTTCCGGAGCTCCGCTAGCGTCTTGTTGAACTTAGCTAGGTTCGCCTTATCGAGCGCGCTCCCGATCGCGAGCCCGCGTACCCCGAAGATCTTCGCCGCGATCGCGGCCCGCTTCGACCGCTTCTCGAACTTCCCGAGCTTGTTGGTAATCGCCGTAAAGAGCCCGACGACGTCCCCTTGGTCGATAAGCTCCGAGACGACGTCCATCGAGATCCCGAGCTGCGCGATCCCGCTCTTCGCCTCCTTCGTCGGCTTGATCAGCCTCGTTATCGCCGTCCGGAAGGCGGTCCCGGAGAGGGTAGCCTTCAGGCCGATATCTGCGAGCGAACCTAGGATCGCCGCCGTGTCCGCTAGCGGCGCCCCGACCTGCCGCGCCGAGACGCTCGCGAACTTTAGCCCCTGCTGGAGCTCGGACATATTCGTGTTCGTCCGCGCCGAGGTCAGCGCGAGGACGCCCGCGACGCTCGCCGCCTCCTTCGCGTCGATCGAGAAGCCGCGTAGGTTCGAGGCGACCATATCCGCGGCCTCCGCGAGTCCGATCCCCTCGGCCGCCGCCGCGGCTAAGGTACCCTCGACCGCGCCGGCGACCTCGTCGACCTCGAGGCCGGCGCGCTTAAGGGCGGTCATCGCGTCGACTGCCTCGGAGGCGGAGAACTTCGTCGTCGCGCCCATCGTCTTCGCGAGGGACTCGAGGCCCTTCGTCATATCCCCGGTCGTGTCGAGCGAGACCGCGCGGAGCTTGCTCATCGCGGTCTCGAACTTCATCCCGTCGCGGAGCATCAGACCGAAGGCGGCGGTAACGGGGGCGGAGGCGAGCGCGATCGAGCCGAGCCCGCGCCCGACGAACGCGGCGCCCCTCCCGATCCCCGCGAACTGCGTCTTTAGCGCGGAGGCGGCTCGACCGAGGCGCCCCATCGCGGCGGTCGCCCCCTTGTCGACGAACTCGAGGATCGCGGCGAGACCGAACTTCCTCATCTACCGACTCCTCGCGCGCCCCCCGCGGGGCGGTCTCCTCCGCCGCCTCTCCGCCGCTTCCCGCGAGCGCTTCAGACGCGCGAGCGTCCAGCGGCGTTTCTCCGGGCTCATCGCCCGGACGTCCTCGCTCCGGATAGCACCCCCGGAGCCTACGAGAATCGCGAACTCCTCCTCCCAGAGCTGCTCCCGCGGCGTTACCGGGAGGAACTCGCGAAAAAAACGTCGTACGTCCAGGGGATCGCCGCGGTGAAGGTATCCCCGCACTTCGGGCAGCGGTCGGAGACCTGCATCACCGGCCCGCCGCCGAGCGCGTCGATCTCGGAGACGACGCGGTTGATCTCCCGGGTCCTCATCGTCCGGAGGTGCTCCGCCGTGAGGAACGTCGGCCCCGCGGGCGCGCCCTCGATCCCGACGACCCCGCTCGAGATCATCGCGAGCTTCAGCTTCGCGGCGTTCGAGAACATCCCGGGGTTGTCCTCGATCATCGCCCAGCGGACGGGCGCGATCTTCAGTACCTTCAGTCGCTTGCCCGCGAACTCTACCCCGTGCTCGAGCTCTACCCGCCCCTCCGGAACCTCGTCGAAGGTCTTGACCTCGATCGTCCGGAGGTCGGCCGAGAACTTCGGGATCTCGTACCCGCAGCGGTCGCACTCGACGTCCTTGAGCTTTAACTCCACGCCCTCGGCCGCGATCCGGACCCAGACGTAGGCGTAGAGGGCGTCGGCGAAGAAGAGGCGGCGAACGAGGAGCCGCCGCTGACTCCGCTTCAGCTCCCGGACGTCGATCGTCCCGACGCGGGTTAGGCCGGCGGCGATCACCTCGGACATATAGGTCGCGAGGTTTATCTTCCGATCCTTCTCCGAGATCTCGCCGAGCGACTCCTCGACCGCGTAGTTCCAGTCGACGACCTCGAAGTCCGCGTGCTTCGTCCCGTCCGCGTCTACGAACCCCGTCGGGAACCGCTTCCCGAGCTCGTCGAGCGTCGGGAGCTTCGCCCCCGAGCTAGACGGGTCGCCGTCGAGCCGCGCGAGCTCCGGCGGAACCGGTCCCAGCGGTCCCGGGTCCGTCCTCTCCTCCGTCGATTCGTTCTGCATCTCGTTCCCTCCAGTCGGGACCCTCCGCGGGTCCGTTGCGAGGTCTAAAGGTCCGCTCCCCCCGCGGTCGCCCCGGTCGCCGGCGCCGTCCCCCGGGAGGGAGACGACTTACCCGGTCCGTGGGCGCCCCGCGCGCCAACGAGCGACTAGATCGGGAGGATCCGGTCGCCCTTGAACGTCCAGGTCGTCACGTCGAGATCGCCCTCGTTCTCCATCTCGAGGTCCGCGGTTTCTCTCATCGACGGGAACGTCCCGAGGAGGTTGTAGCTCTTGACCTGGAGGTTCGAGACGGAGCGCTTCAGGAGCGTCGCCGCCCGCTTGTACCCCGGCGTCCCGAGCTGCGCCGCGAGGAACCAGGCCTCGAGGTACGCGTTCTCGACCGCGTGGTGTGTCGGGTGCGTCGCCGTCGTCTCGAAGCTCTTCGTGTTACCGCCGCTCGCGACCGTCCGGTCCGGGAGGTCGACGGTCTCGAGCTCCTCGGGGATCCCGTCGAAGGTCACGAACGTCAGGATCGGCGGACCGCCGACGACGATCAGCTCGTAGTTGTTGACCGGAATATGGTCTGGAAGGATCATACCTTTCATTTCGCGACCCTCTCTCCTTCTCGCCCCCTATCCCGGGGGACGGTTTCTCCGCGCGCGGGTCTCCCTCCGGATCGCCGCCTACTGCTCGGCGAAGAACCGGAAGACGCCGTCGGCGGCGTTAACGTCGTCGGCGCCGCCGAGCGAGAAGCCGGTCGGGAGCAGCGTCGGTCCGCCGGTCGTCTCGAGCGTCCGGGTACCGTCGGCGGCGGTCTTGAAGTAGCTCCCGTCCGCCATACCCTCGAGGTGCTCGACCTTCACGAGCGCGGTCTCGGTCCGCTCGATCGTCAGTCGCCGGGGCTTGAACCCGACCTTGTCCTCGGCGATCACCAGGGGCGCGACGCCCGTTCCGACGTAGCTCCCGCTCACGTTCCGTGCGATTCCGCTAGCCATCGTAACTCTCTCTCCTTTCGCTCCCCCGCGCGGGGGAGGGGTTCCGATTCGAAGTATACCCGCCAGGGGGCTCTAGACGACCGCGTCGAAGATCCCGGCGCGTCCGATCACGACGCGGAACCGCTCGACGGTGTCGGCGAGCTTCAGCGTCAGCTCCGCGTTAAGGTCCCCGTCCGCGAGCGTCGCGTCCGTGTTGTTCTCGGAGTCGATCTTCAGCTCGAACGCCTCGCCGTCGAACTTCCGACCGCGGAGCGCGCCCTTAACCCACTCCGGGAGGAAGTAGTCGCGGAAGGAGGTCGCGACGCGCTGCCAGGCGGTCTCGTTGTTGATCGCGAAGACGATCCAGTCGAAGTTCTCCCGAATCACGTTCTCGTAGTGCGACATCTGGCACCGCTGGTGGTACCACCTCCACTCGCTCGTCGGCGAGAGCGTCCGGTCGCCCCAGATAATAACGACGCCCTGCCGGAACTTCACGACGTTCAGCCCCTGCGGGTTCAGCCGCTCCTCGTCGAGCTCCGGCTGCGTCTCCGCGTCCCCGGTCGGGAGCTCGAGGACCTCCGGAAGCGTTACCTCGATCCCCGCCGGCGCCTTGTGGTACCCCTCGTACTGCCGCGCGACGAGCGCCTCGCGGCCGAGGATCATCCCGACGAGGGTCTGCTCCTTCAGCGGCGTGACCTCCGCCCCCGGCGTCGCGTCCGGGTCCGGGACCGAGCCGAATGAAGGCCAGTCCGTCGAGGCGTACTCGGAGCGGCCGAGGGTACCGTTGACCCAGTCGATCGCCTCGGCCTCGGTCGTGTACTGCTTCGGAACCTGGACCTTGAAGCTGTAGTTCCGCGCCGCCGCGTACTCGACCCCCGAGCGCTGGAGTGTCGCGGAGGTCAGGCCCGGGGTAGCGAGCTTCACGAGCCCCTTGTTCTTCCCGAAGATCTTGTTCAGCGTCGAGACGTTCGGGTCGAACGCGTCGAGGAAGTCCGCGTCCGTTACCGGCGACCCGTTGTGCCCGCCCTCGAACTCCTGCGCGTACTCGAGCAGGAAGAGGTCGCCCGCGGCGATCGAGCCGCCGTCGGTGAGGTCGAGGCCGGCGCGAACCGAGACGCTGTCCCGGTCGTTGGCGTCGATCCGGAACGCGAGGTTCGGCGTCCCGACGAAGTCGGGGTAGACGAGCCCGCCGACGAGCTCGTCCGGGATCAGCGCGAGGACCTCGATCACGACCTCGTCGCCGTCGACGAGGGCGGTCCCGCCGTTCGTCACGGTCACGGTCCCGATCTCGGGACCGAGGTTAGTAGCTACGCCGGTGAACGCGGCCTGGAGGACGTCGAGCGGACCGATCGAGGTAGTCCAGCGGATATCCGCGCCCGCGTTCTCGACCGTCCCCGTGAGGATCTGCGACCGAACCGCCGCGCCCTTGACGAAGACCGTCGTCGGGTCCGCCCCCGCGACCGGGGAGTCTACCGTGACGTCCGGGTCCGGAAGCGTGAGCGTGAGCGCCGTCAGCGTCTTGCTCTGCCCGTAGAAGTTCGCCGGCCGGACCGCCGCGACGGTCTTGTCCCCGACGTAGAGGTCCTCGGCGAAGATCTCCCGGTTCGACGGGTCCTGGTTGATCACGTTAACCCAGTAGTTCGCCTTCGTCGGGTCGGTCGAGAGGTTCCGGTACCGACTCGAGACCTCGGCGCCGTCGACGAATACGCGGAGCGAGAACTCGGTCGAGGGGTTCTCGTCGCCGTCGCCGACGATAACCGCGAGGTGATCGTCGTTACCGAGGTAGTCGACGTTATCGCGCGTCAGGACGTAGCGGTTCGCCGGGCTTCCACCGCCGGCGGCCCAGTCCGCGGCGAGGTCCTGGTCCGCCTCGACCGAGATTACGCCCGCGGCGGTATTCCCTACGATCCGGTAGGTCTTCGTCGTGACCTTCTTGAGGTCGAGCGTTCCGCCGGCCCACTCGTTCTCGATCATCGCGTCGCCGGTGTCGAGCGTCGTCGCCGTTAGGTCGCCGCCGCCGGTGATCTCGTCGATATACGTCTCGCGCCGACCGCCCCAGACCCCGCCGTTCTTCGCGTAGAGCTTCCCGAGGACCTTTCGACCGGAGGCGGGCGGCGCCGCCGTCCCCTGCCGGGTGTAGAGCGTGAGCTCCGCCCGCTTCTCGTCGCCGGCCGTGACGCGGTACGGGATCAGCTCGCCCGCGCCGCGCCCCATCTTGTAGAAGTCCTGCGCCGCCTTCGGCGCGTCCCCCTGCGGGATCCTCCCTCCGTACCGACGGTCGAAGTCGATCCGACCCGAGGGGAACCCGGGCTCGCCCACCTCGCCCCGCTCGTACTCGCCGAGTAGGACGGTAACGCCGAGGGGGGCCTCCTGGATCTCCTTCTGCGCCTCCCGCTCCTCGACCGAGACGCCGGCTCCTTTCACGGGCCCGAATCTTCTAACGGTCATCTCCGATTCCTCCTGTCTGGAGAGACGCGCTCATCCTAGTGCGTCTCGGGGGTCGAGGCGGGGACCGGGGCCCCGCTCGCGAGCGCGTCCGACTCCCGCCGGGAGTCGACGTTCGCCCAGGTGGTCTTGACGGCGAGCACGCCGAAGGTGTCTCGCTCCGGCCGGAGCTGCGCGGCGACGTCTACGAGGTCGAACCGGGTCTTGAACGCCCGGACGTCCCCGACGTCGCCCTCGATCGGAACGGCCGAGAATTGCTCACGAAGTATCGTTCTAAACCGCCGGTCCGTCGCCCTCGAGCGAACGAAGGGTCCGACCTCTCCGGGCGGCCCGGCGACGATCGCGCGGGTCGCGGCCTCGAGTAGACCCGCCTGCTCCCGGCTCCTGTCGGTTCGGAGCTCCATCTCTATCCGGTAGGTCGTTCGGTGCGGGGGCAGGATCTCAACGGCTTCTCCGGTGTCACTCCGTACGGTACCCCTCGCCGCGAACGCCGGGTAATCGGATGAGGAGACCGAGTCCGCGTCCCGTAGCGCGACCTGCGGGACCTTCCCGATCTCGAGGAAGTCCTCCGAGGTGTCCCAGGCGACGACCGGGCGGACCCGTAGGACGGGGTAGGGGACGCCGCCGACCGGGATCGGGGCGGAGAGCGAAATTACCCGCGTCCCCGGGTCGTACGAGGCGAGGAGGTCGACGAGGAGGTTCGGGTCGTTCGAGAGGTCGTACACCTCCTCGACGTCGACTATCTGTAAACCCGCGTCGTCGCGGTAGTCGTCGAGATCGATCGAGGCGACCGGAGCGGTAACCACCGGCGGTAGCGCGAGCCGGAGCCGGAAGTCGAGCGCCTCCTGGTAGGTCGCGGTCAGGGAGTCGACGAGGGCGTCGGCGTACCAGTCGACGGTACCCTCCCAGAGGAGGGAGAGGCAGGCGACGGAGGGGGTAACGCGGTCGTCGGTCGTCCGGAGGTTTAGGACCGGCGCGAACTCCCGCGTCGACTTTACGTCGTACGTCGGGAGCGCCGCGTTAAGCTCCTCGATCGTGTTCCACTCCCCCGGGTTCGGGGCGCGCCAGGAGCCGCCGTCGAAGTAGAACTCCCCCGCGCCGTCGAAGAGCCGGAACCCGACGGAGGTCCCCTCCGGGAGCTCGGCCTCGAGCTGCGCGATCAGGAGCTTTCGAACCGCCTCCGGCCGGGCTATCGGCGGGCGGACGTAGAGGTCGGCGTCGGTCGGGTAGCGGAAGGCGGCGTTTAGCTTCAGCTCCGCGCGGAAGGTCCGGGGGTCGACCCGGACCTTCGCCGGGTCGGAGAGGGTACTCCCCGCGATCGCGTCGAAGCCGCGGCCGGGTTCCCAGTAGAAGTCGGTGATTACTCGACTCATAACCCGTTAAGGGTAGCTTTGACGGACTCGCCGAAGGCTAACTCAATGCGGGGGACCGCGGCCTCGAACGGCTCCCGGAGGAAGGGGCGACCGCGGACGCGCCAGGTCCGCGCGCCCTCGCCGCCCTTCCCCTCGAACCGGACCTTCCCGCCCCGGCGCTTCCGGAGCTCGGCGAAGACCGCGGCCCGGACCTTCTCCGTGACGCGGATCACGAACCCCTCGTGAAGCGAGACCGCGACGTCGACGAGTCCCCGACCCCCGGCGTTCCGCGCGGTCCGGAGCACGCCGACGGCGCCGCGGAGCCGGACCGCGACCGCGTTCGAGCCCTTCGCGCTGACCCCCGTCCGGATCCCCGCCCGGAGGTCGCCGCGGTCAACGAGCGGGCGAGAGCTACCCTTGATTAGGACCGTGAGCGGGGAGTTCGGAACCCCGTGCCGCTCCCCGTCGATGTACCCGACGACGTCCCGGCGGAGGAGCTCGACCTGCCGCCTCATCTCCCGCCGGACCTTCTTCCGGAACTCCCTCCGAGCCCGCTTAGGTTCGAGGAAGCGGAGGAACTTAGCCCAGTCTCCGCCGAGACGGAACTTAAGCACCCCCGCCCCCGAGCCGGTCCGTGAACTGGACCTCGAGCAGCGTCAGCCCGTCCTGGTCCGGGTACCCCGCGACGTCCCGGAACCAGGCGATGTACAGCGAGGTCGAGCGGCGTCCGACCCGGGAGATCCGATCCCCGCGGGAGAGGAAGATCGTCAGGGTCCCGTCCGGGTTCTCCTCCGCGAGGTTCCAGGCGAGGAGGTCGACGACGCGGAAGAGGAGGTAGCCGGCCCACTTCTCCTCGACGCCGGCGGGGTGGTAGTCCGGCTTCCGGATACTCCCCCGGTTGTAGTCGACCTGCGCCTCGACCTCGACCGGTTCCCCGAGCCCGGGCCCGCCGCCGAGCCGCCAGACCTGCCGGACCGGCTCCCGCGCGACGGGGTCGAAGACGGTAGAGCCCTCGACCTTGCGCTCGAGGACGACCGGGAGCGGGTGAATTAGATTAGGGACGGGCAATTCCGATTCTCCTAAATCCGGGGCCCGAAGCGCCGGTTCACCGTCCGCGGGGCCCCGACCTTTATCGGCGCGCGGTACGCCGCGAGGATCTGGTCGACCTCTGGGTCGCCGGTCGTCGAGTGCAGCTTCGACCCGACGAACGGGTCGCCGTACCTCCGACGATGCCGGTCCGTCTCCTCCTCGACGATCGGACCGAACGCGGTCGAGCCCCCGCCGCCGACGACGGAGTAGAGTCCGCGGGAGGAGCGGGCGACGAGCTTCTTGATCGCGTACTTAATCGGCTCCGGCGTACTCCCGTCGGTCTCTACGTACCCGAAGGTCCCGTCGAGGACCTGGTTCTGCTCCCCGACCTCGAAGACCGCCGAGGTCGTCCCGAGGTAGCCCGTCCCCTCGAAGATCGAGCGCGAGCCGGAGAGGAGCTTCACCCGGGGGTTCCGCCGGTCGTCCTGCCCCGATCCCCCCCGTCCGGCGTAGACCTTGTACGTCCCGGGGTCCGCGGCGGAGGCGCTCCCGTTGAGGTAGAGCGCCGCGATCGAGATAATCGGTACCGGGAGCTGTAGGAGCGCCGTCCCCGTCCCGTCCCGGACCCAGTCGAACGCCCGGGGCGTGAACCAGAGCCGGGTGCAGCGCTCGACGAAGGCCTGCCAGGTCAGGATCCGGGAGAGGAGCTGCGCGTCCGAGACGGAGGCGGGGACGCCCTCGGCCCTCATCTCGTCGAGCGTTACGTAGAGCGCGTCGGTCTCCCCGAGGATCGGGTCCGAGAGCGAACTCTCCTGGAGCGTCGTCGTGTTGAAGTAGCTCGTCTTGTACCAGTCCGTCGGACTCCCGCCGAGGTCGTCGTAGTAGTAGACCGAGACGCCCGCGACGAACGGGATCCGGGTCGCGGGGGTCGTGATCTCGACGTACGGACCGCCCTCGACCGCGGCTCGGAAAACGCGAATGACGTCGAAGATCGTTACGACGTTCTCGATCTTGTTGACGTTTATCGTTACCTTGATAACGGGCATCGCTAGCTAACCTCCTTCGCCCCGATTATGCGCGGCCGGAGATTCGTCGCCGCGAGGAGCTTCGGGACGAGCTCGACCGCGGCCGAGAGGCTCGGGACGCCCCCGTCGGCCCCGCCGGTCGAGAGGACTTCAGTATCGTAGTACGCGTAGAGGACGTCCCCCGGATCGTCCGCCGCGCCCTGACTCGGGAGCGGGGGGAGCTTCATTCGGAAGGTCCCGGCGTCGGGGTCGAGCTCGACCCAGCCGTTCTCGAGCTCGCGCTTCAGCTGCTGCCCGTTTAGGAAGACGACTAGCGAGTCCGCGCGGTAGTGCGTCGGGACGGAGAAGTCGCGGTTCACGCCGTCTACGACGCCGGCGACGGGTTCGAGGCGGGAGGGCATTACGGGGTCTCCTCCGCGAAGAAGACGTAGACGACGTCCCCCGGGACCGGCGCTCGACGGAGGCGGAAGGTCCCGAGCGGGGGGTCGAGCTCGTCGTACCCGTCTTCGAAGTCGCGCGCGAGTAGTCTCCCGTTCCGGAGCGCGCGGAGCGTCCCGGGCTCGTACGGGAGGGGCGCGGCGAAGTCCTTGTTGACCCCGTCGATCGTCCCGAGCGCCTCGAGTAGTCGGGTCTGAGCCACGCTTCGCCGCTCTCCTTCCTACGCGTACTGTACCTCTAGGAATAAGACCCCGTCGATCGTCCCGTCGGGGGTAAGACCGGGGGAGGAGCCCCAGAGGATCCCGACCTCGTCGCCCTTATCCGCGACGATCTCCCCGGGGGTTATCTCCCAGATCTTCTTAGACCCGGAGTCGACGTCTACGTACTTCCCCGTCGGTACCCCGTTCTTAGTAAGCTCGAAGCGGAGAAAGCCTCCCGTTACCGACTCGCTAAGGACGATCCCGACGGTTACGAGTGAGGCGATACGGGGTAGCGGGAACTCGACGATACTCGCGGGGAATCCCGCGATCGGGAGCGACGCGCCCGTCGTCTCCCCCGCCGCGAAGTCGCTCCCGCTCCAGAAGACGGGGAGGAAGGCCCGGGGGCTCTTTACGGTGGTCTCGTTCGACATATCAGAAGGCCTCCGCCTTCACCCCGATGATCTGGATCGCGACGTCCGAGGTGTCGCTCGCGTGCGACCCGTCCCGCCCGACCTGAAGCGCGAGCGCGTCGTCCTCCTCGAAGGAGGAAGCGTCGAGGTAGAGGACCGCCCCGAAGACCTCGCCGATCGTATCGTAGGAGACGGTAACGTCGACGTACTGCGCGTCGGCCCAGCCCTCGGAGGAGTCGTCCCCGACCCCCTGCGCCTTCGCCCGCGCCCCGATCCGAACGACGGTCCCGGTTCCGCTCTCCTTGAGGATGAACTTAGCGGAGACCTTCAGCGAGGCCTTCGAGTTACTCTCGTGCGGCCAGCGCCCCTGGATCGCCCCCCAGCCCGTCGCGCCCGCGGCGACCTCGATCGCCGGTCGATCGTTAGCGACCACCGAGGTAGCGCCCGGGAGGACCGCCTCTACGTAGGGGTCGGTTACGACGTCCCTCGGGCAGCGGCACTCGAGGACGCCGAGTCCGTTGGGGTCCAGCGAGTGCGCGGGGTTCGTGGGGCACTCCGTCGGGGTGTCCTGGGACCAGACGTACTTGTACGCACCCTCGGTCGCGCAGCGGATCCGGTAGTACTTCAGCATCCGACCCCCTAGAAGAGGATGAGGATCGCGTGGATCCTCACCCGGTTATTCCCCCCACCCCCCGTCCGCTTAACCTCGATCGAGAGCGACGTCGGCGCCGTCGGTACGTTCGAGATCGCCCCGAGGTCCGTTACCGTCGGGTACGCGTTCGCGGTCGAGACCGAGGCGATCGTCTGCGCGTTCGGTACGTCGTAGAGTCTGCACTCCACGGAGGTCGCGCCGTTCGGGTCGAGGATAGCCTTGATCGAAGTCGGCGCTCCGACGAGGTTCGAACCGGGGAAGAGGTAGTCGCAGACCCTCGTGTAGTCGGTGTTCGCCGTCTCGAAGTACGGGGTACCGTTAAGTCCGCTGGCCCCGAACGAGATCGCGACGTGCGCGCCCGGGCGGAGGGACTCCCAGACCCCGCTTCGGTACACGCGGAGCCTACCGAGCGCGGAGTCGAAGTAGATCAGCCCCTCCGAGGGACTCGCGGGCGGGGTCGCGACCGGTTCGAGGAGCGCGGACTGTAGGCTTAGCGGCATCTACGCGCTCTCGCCGTCCTTCATCGCGATCCAGTTCATCTGGAGGAGGTTCGCGACGTTGTTCGCCCCGACGTTGATCGTAAACCCCCCGGCGACCTGCGACTCGACGACCGGCGAGAACTGCTGGTTATTCTGTGTAACCGGCGTCAGGACGACCGCGTAGTTCGCGTCCCCGAACGCGGTCGCGAACGTTACCGTCGCCCTCTTCGGGTTCCCGGCGAAGGAGCCGACGGGGACCCTCCCCGCCTTCTGGTCGAGCGCCTGCTGATCGAGCGCGTCGTCGATCCCCTTGAGGTGCGCCGTCAGGTGGTCGACGTCCGTAACCTCCGGCGGCGAGGTGTCCGGCGTATAGTTCGTCGGCGTGAAGTCGATGTCGAGCCGGTCCCCGTCGACCTCGTCCCCCCCGTCCTTGATGTGCCGCGCCGCGTGCGCCGAGACGTCGACCCCGTCGACGAGGTTCACGTTCGTTACGTTGTTTCCCCCCATATCGAGGTCGCCGGCCATCGCGCGGGCGCCGGAGACGAGGAGGTACTGCGTGTGGTCGTCGTTCCCGAGTCCGATCAGCGCCGAGTGCTGGACCGCGTTCCCGAACGACCCCCAGACCGAGCCGTTGAAGAAGTAGTATATGTTCTCGTCCTCGACCTTCAGCGCGAAGCCCTCGTTCGGGGTCGTGAAGATCCAGGCGCTCGCGCCGTCCCACTCCGCGATATCGTCCTTCTTCCCGTTCCAGGCGTCCTCGGAGAACTCGACGCTCCCGTCCGCGGTCGCGTCCGTCAGGTCCTCGTTTACCGTAATCTCCGTGTTCGGCGCGTTGTAGACGATCGACGCTACCGTATACGTCCCGTCGTTTCCGGTCGAGCCGACGATATCGAACTCCTCGGTCGCCGATAGCTCCGCCGTCTTGTCCCCGGCGATCGAGACGACCTCCGTCGCGGGGTTCACCGCGACGATCGCGTAGGAGTGAACCCCGACTATGTACCGGTCCCCTCCGACCGGGACCGCCGGGGGCTTCGCGAGGTCCTTGTCGAGGACGGAGTTCTGCCAGTCGAGCCCCTTTAGCTTCGAGTTAATCTGCTCGGTCGTCCAGCTCTCGCTCGCCGCGTTGAACCCCGCGCCGCTCCCGCCTACGTTCGTGATATCGTTACCGCCCATATCGACGTCGCCGGCGAGCGTCGGACTAGCCGTCCGCGCCTGCTCGAGCGTCGTCGTGTGCGGGTTCGCGGTCGAGGTCGAGTGCGCCGTGAACGTTACGTTGTCGACAAGCGTATCCGTCGAGCCGTTCCGGTAGAGCTTCAGCTTCTTCTCGGTAACGTTGTACCAGATCTGCCCCTCTACCGGACTCCCGGGGTCGGAGGTAAGCTCGTCGAACTCGATCGCGAGTATCTTTAAGCCCATATCACGTCTCTCCGTTAGCGATCGCGTGCCACCCGACGCGATCGAGGTTGGCTAGGTTCCCCGAGCCGAGGTCGACGTCGAACCCCGCGGCGGTCTTCGACGTGACGCCGGGGGCGTAGATCTTCCCGTTGATCGTCTCGACCGCGAGGGTAACGGCGTAGTCCGCGGAGGGGTAGGCGGTCGCGAACGCGACCGTCGCCCGCTTCGGGGTCCCGGAGAAGTCGCCGGGGATCAGGACCCCGGACTTGATCTCCCGCTCCGCGAGCGCGGAGAGCGTAACGACCGGGACGTCGAACCACTTCGAGGAGGAGGACCCGAGGATTCGGAGCACCTGACTACAGAGATACGATAGCGTATTCGCTAGGTTTACCGCGTTCGCGTCGTGCTGCGTCGGGTCGAGCGAGTCGTCGATCGCCCCGCGCTCGCTGTGTATCGAGTCCTGTCTAAGCCTAGGTCTGGCCACGGGGGCGCGCTCCAGACGTTAGGGTAGAGACGGAAGTATCCGAGACCCTATCGCTATGAACCCGCCGAAGGTATCCACCTCGGACGCCCCCGGCGGTCGAGGTCGACTCGAACCCGTCCCGCGCGCTCGCCCGCGCGGAGGAGGATCGAGAGCGCGACGCCCCCGACCTCGACCCGGAGCCGCTCTCCCGCGAGCGTCCCCGAACGGTCGTGGAGGACCTCCGCGCGGTACCGAACCTCCCCCCGGAAGCGCCGGGGGAGTGGGAGGTCGACCCGCCCGGCGTCGCTCCGGAGGGCGAGCGAGGTTACGGAGGAGAGGAAGGCGGGGTCGCGGGAGGAGGCCTCCCAGGCGCGGAGCTCGGGGGGGTTCGAGAGGTCCCAGAGCAGGGTCTGCCCGTCCCGGAGGGTCGCTAGAAGCATTCGGCGGGGCTAGCGCTCGCTCGGCTTCGTCGCCGGGGGCTTCGCCGCCGGCTTCGACTTCGCGGGCTTCTCCAGGCGAACCGGATTCGGCTCGGGGGGCTTGACCTTCCCGCGCTTCCGGAGGACCTCGAGTCGCCTCCCCGGCGGGAGGTGCCCGATCCCCTCCCGCTCCGCGAGTCGCTCGACCTCGGCCTCGGACGCTCCGCGTCGGTCGACTCGCTTGCTCTCGACGTACTTCGCGACTCGAAGCCTAGCGAATAGCTTCGGCTCCTTCTTCTCGATCCACTCGAGCTCCTCCCGAGTGATCGCCCGCGGGATCCCCGCGAAGAGTCGGAGCGCGCCGAAGCAACTTCGATTCTTCGGCGCCTCCTTCCCCTCGGGGAACTCGATCTCGACCGAGCCCTGCGAACGGAGCACGACCGTTACCTTTTCGCTCATTTCGACTCGCCTCCTTCCCGGGGCGCGAGGTCCCGGACCTCGAACCGACCGTTCCGGCGAACCCGTCGGAGGACGCGAGGGTCGAGGATCGGGACCGGTCGGTTCCGTCGGAACCTAACGCCCCTAACCTCGAACGTATCGCCCTCGACGAGCTCGACGATCCCCGGTCGCTCCTCCGGAGGGACCTCCGGGGTCGCGACCCTCGGGGGTTCCGGCGCCTTCGGTGACTCCGGCTCCGGTTCCCTCGTCGGCGTCGTCTCCGGCTCCGGCTTCCGCTCGACCTCGTCCGCGACTACCTTCGTCCGCGGACTCCGTCGGGCGGGAGCGGGGGGTTTACCGCTAGGTTTCTTCATAAGGCACCTCCTCCGCGTCGCGGGGGGCTCGAGTCCCTACCTAGAGAAGAGACCCGGACCCCCGGCGTCCGTGGCTCTACTCGATCCCGATGTTGATGCCCTTAACGACCGCGGTGACCTCCTCGATCTGGACCGTGTACTTCGTCGTGATCGCGAACTGGTTAACGCCCGCGTAGATCTCGCGCGCGGTCTCGATCCGGATGTCCCGGCCGATCCCCATGATAAGATTCTGGAAATTGGCCAGCGCGATCTGCGCGAGCGTCCGGTACGTAACCTTGTACGGACCCGCGACGGCCATCCCCTGCGCGGCGACGGTCGTGATCTCGCCCGTCGTCCGGTCGACCGTGTAGTCCGTCCCCTCGACGTACGGGGTAACCGGGGTCGAGCCGAGGGTAACGGGGGTGATGATCACCTCGTCCGAGATCGGACCGTACCGGAGCGACTGCGTGTCGGGCGCGGCGCCGAAGGTCACGTGCTCGACGACCTTCGGATCGGGGTCGAGGAGCGGGACCGGGACCAGCGGCACGCCGTAGACCGGGATCGAGTTCGAGGAGGTCATCGCGTTGTCGCCCGCGGTCGTCGCGCGCGAGGCGACCTTCTCCCTCCAGTTCTGCTCGATATCGAGGGCGAGCAGGAACCGGAGGTCCCGGCGCGTGCGGCGGAACTTGACCGGCATCGCCTTGATCATCCCGGAGAAGACCTTCAGCGACGCGTTCTCCCCCTCCGCGTCGTAGATATTCCCGGCGTCCATCAGCCGCCACCAGCCGTCGAAGAGCGCGAGGAAGGTATCCTTGATCACCTTGTCCGTCGCGCCGCCGTCGAACAGGTCGTTCTCGATCTGGGCGACCCCGAGGGTGTCGCCGTTGACCATCCCCTCCTCCATATCGTTCGCGGTCTGCGTCGCCATCAGCCGGACGACGGTGTCCTCGACCGCCTCGCCCTCGATATTCAGCTCGGCGAAGTTGTCCGAGATCTCGAACGGGGTCATGATCTCGCGCGGCGTGAGGACGACCTTCGAGGTCGTTACCCCCCGGCGGATACCGGGGTCACGGGCCTCCTCCTTCGGGACGCTCACGCGGCGACCGACGCCGATCTTGTCGATCTGGAGGTTCTCCGGACGGAACCGGACGACGCGGACGGCGCCGCGTAGCTCCGTGACGTCGATCACGAAGTCGATGAACTGATCCGACTGCTCGTCGTTCAGCTTCCCGCCGGCGGCAAGGTCGTTGCTGGTGATAATCGCTCTCTGGACGAGTTCCTCGTTCGTCATTTTCTCTACCCTTTCTCCTTAGTTCCCTCGTCGGTTACCTACCGACGTTCACTTCTCTCTCGGTTTCGCTCGCGGTCTCAGCCGTTTCGGTTTCGACCGGAGAAGCGCTCGGTGACCACGCCGATCGCGCTCCCGGCCCACTTGCTCACGGGCTTCTCCGGCTCCGGCGCCGGCGGGGTCGTAGTCGCCCCCGGCGCGCTCTCGCCCCTCGCCTCGGCCCGGATCTTCTCCGTCCGCTCGCCCTGCTCCTTGACCTCCTTCTCGAGGCCCGCGAGCCGATCGTCGATCGGGGCGAGGGCAGACTTCACGGCGTCGGCGACGATCTTACCGACGTCGACTTCGGGGGAAGCCGGGGGCGGCGGCGCCTCGGTCTCCGGATGATTCGAGGGCTCGGTCGGGGCCGGGGTCTCCCCGCCCTCCCGCTTCTCCGTCGAGGCTTCCGGGGGCTTCGGGGGTTCCTCGCTCGGGGGCTTCGGGGGCTTCTGGGGCTCGGGACTGGGCTGATTCTCGGCGCCCTCCCGCTTCTCCGTCGTCTCCTGCTTCTGTTCTGGGCTCGTCATCTTATCCTTCCTCCTCTTGATGAAAAACAACTCCTCCTCGTTCGCGCCGGCGTCGACGACGGAGAACTCCTCGACGACTAGTCCGACGAACCAGTTCTCGATCGGGTCTTCCTCGCCCTTCTCGACCCGCTCGAAGTTCCTACGCTTCGCGAGCGCGAGCTCCTCCGGTCCGTCCGGCCCGACCTCGTCAGCCGAGACCCGGCGGGCGCGCCCGCCGAAGGAGAGCCCGTTTAGCTGCCCGTTCCGGACCTTCTCGACGATCGGGGGGTCGTCGGAGAAGAGCTGGACGTACCACGTCCCGTCCGCGATCTTCTTCGTCCCGCCGTCCGGGAGCGGGAAGTCGAGGTCGGTCGGCGCGATCACGTTCTGGATCAGCGTGACCTTGTCCGAGACGTCCTTCTTGTGCATCAGCCCGATCGTCCCGAAGTCCCGCATAAACCCTTCGTTCGCCCGCGCGATCTCGGCCTTCGTCTGCGCGTCCCCCTCCGAGTCCGCGACGTTCGGCTTCGCGACGATACCGAAGAACCGGACCTCCTTCGAAGGGTCCTCCCCCTCGTCCTCGGACTTCGCGACGAAAATCTCGCCCCGCTTCGCGAACCGGACGAACTTCGAGAGCTCGTCCTTGAGGTCCGCGGGAAGGAGCGCGTCGAGCGGGTCCTCGGGGTCGAAAGAGGGCTCGATCCCGAAGCGTAGCTCCGCCCGAACGATCCGCTCGTGCACGATCGCCTTCGACCGCTCGAGCTCGTAAGTCCCGGCGTTCTGCTTGAACCGTACCCGCGCGTTAGCCGCCCGCTCCTCGGTCTCGACCGGGAACTTAAGGTTCACGGGGTCGGCGTAGAGGTTCTCCTCCGTCGGACCGTCCGCGGGGAAGGAGAGGTTCTCGCCCTTCCCCTCGAGCGCCTCGATCCCCCAGCGCTCGGCGCGCGCGGCCTGCGCCTCCCGCTTCTCCTCGTTCGAGGCGTCCGCGTCCGGTACCGCCCGGCGGACGGGCTCGTCCCGCCGCTCGCGGGGGGTCCCGACGAGGGCGACGACGTCGCGCGAGAGCTTCTCCCGCCGGAGCGAGCCGTCCTCGAAGTCCCCCTCCGCGCGGACGCGGGCGAGGATAACGTCCCGGCGCTGCCGGACCTCGCTCGGCTTCAGCCCGTGGTTGACGGCGAACGCCTTCGCCGCGGCGACCCCCCGGAACTTGTCGAGCGCGAGCTCGAGCGCCGCGACGCTCTCGACCGTCAGGTTGAAGGGGAGCAGGAGCGCGTTACCGCGCGCGATCTTCTCCTCGTCCATCGTTACTACCTCCTTAACTCTCCGGAACTACTACAGTTCGACATCTTCCGTGATACGGCGGTAACGCCAACCCGGCGTTCGCTAGGTCGCCGCGCTCCGCGAGCTCGCGGGCCTCGGCCGCGGTACGCCAGCCGGCGATCGACTTCACGTCCTCCGGGTCCTCGGCCGAGACGAGCCGGTCGACGAGCGAGCGGCCCTCGGAGACGGCGAAGGTCCGGTTATGCATAAAGCGACAAATTTCCGAGGTCCTTTCGTCTAAAACCGCCTCTATTCTGTACCTTACGAAGCCCCCGGCCTCGAACGCGGAGACCGAGCCGAAGGCGAGCCCCCGCGTCCGGACGTCGCCCGCTAGCTGCGCGAAGTACGCCTCGGGCGAGCCGCGGTAGGTCCCGGGGACGGCGGCCATCGGGAAGGTCCCGTTAACCGCGCCGCGGAGGATCTGCCCTACCTCGAGCCGCCCGAGTCCGCGGAGGGCGGCCTCGCGCTCGACCGTCGCGAGGATCGTCCGCGAGAGGTGCCGCCCCCAGTACTCGCCGATCCAGTAGACGCCCTGGTTCGAGAGCGACCCGATCTCCCGGATGTTACCCCGGGTCAGCGTCAGCTCGATCCTTCGACCGGACTCGCCCGCGAGGTCCCGGACCCGGCGCTTCGCCCCGAGGTAGAACGCCCCGAGGGCGATCCCGAGCGAGGTCAGGGCGGAGGAGGTGTCGCGCTCGCGCATCCGCGCGTCGGTCCTCCCGAGGAGCCGCTCGACCTCCGGGATCGAGACCGCCTCCGCCGGGAGGTCGAGGAGCTCGTCGACGAGGATCGGGTCGAGGTCGCCGCGCCAGTCGTCGAGGAGCTCGCGCGAGAGCCTCCGCTCGGCCGCGGTCGCGCGGTCCTCGACCTTCGCGACCTCCCGCCCGACCCGCTCCTCGACTGCGTCGACGAGGGCGAAGAGCTCCTCGTCCCCGAGTCCCCGGAGGAAATCCGGAGTAACGGACGCGGCGAAGCGGGGGTCGAGGTCGGGGAGGAGCATCTAGGCGTCCCCCTCCCCCTCGCGGAGGTCGAGCGCCGGCGGGACGAAGCCACCGAAGCGCCGGGCGGCCTCCGCCCGGAGGAGCTCGGCGAGCCGCTCGAGCGGCTCGTCCGCGCGATCGACCGTTCCGGCGGGCTCGAGGTCGCGGTCGCGCTCGCCCTCGGTCGCGACCTGAAGCCCCGCCCGCCCCTGCGACGTCGGTTCCCCCCCGCCGGGGGCGGCGGAGGCGGAGTTCGTCTTCATGATCTCCGCGAGCGTAAGCGAGAAGGGCTTGTCCGGGTCGAGCAGCTTCGGGTCGACCTCGCCGAGGTCCTCGTTCACGATCCGGGAGAGAATCTTCCGCGCGATCCGCGGGGTCGCCCCACCGGTCTTCTCCCCGCCCGCGAGGATCCGAACGAGATCCGCGTTCTCCGCGACGTTCGGCCCGTTCGAGCGGAAGACGGAGTTAACGATATTCAGCCGGAGGAGGACGTCCCGCGTGAAGAACCGGTCGACCTTGTCCCGCTCCGGCTCGAATACCTGCTCGTCCCCGAGCCTCCTCGAGGCGTCGACGACGTCCCCGGAGTAGTCCTCGGCCTTCCCTACGAATAGCGAGGGGAAGCGCCAGACCCGGCGGACGGACTCGTCGTTCGCCGCCTTGTAGTTGACGAAGAGCGCGTCCGTGTGCTGCTCCTTCGTCAGCGGCGTTATATCGATCTTCATCGAGCCGGGGTCGCGCATTCCCTCCATCACCGGCTCGGCCTCGATAAGGAGGAACTTCGAGTAGTTGTCGTCCCCCTGGATCGCCGCCTCGACGAACTCGTCGATACGCTCGATCGACTCGTCGTCGAGCTTCCCGTTCGATACCGAGATCGCGAGCGACGGGACGTTGTTGTTCTTGAACGTCGTGTAGTTGATCTCCTCCGACGCGCGGGAGCCCATGATCGCGAAGAGGTTCCCGATATAGCGCGGGAGCCCGTAGGGGGAGCGCGGGCAGTAGATCCGCTGGTGTCTAACCGGGTTCGCCGCGTCCGCGACGGGGAAGCCGACGAAGGAGTTCGTCCGGACGACGACGCTCCCGTTCGAGAGCGTAAAGCGCGTCGCCCGCTCCTTGTTCCCCTCCGTGAGCTGCTCCCTCGTTACGACCTCGCCCGTCCGGGAGGAGATCAGGCGGGGGTCGCCGAGCTCCTTGAACCAGACCGCGCGCCCGCCCTCGAGGACCTGTACGTACCTCCGGAACCGCTTCCTCCGGAGGTGCTCCTCCCTCCGGTACCGGACCTCGACCGGGAGCTGCTTCCGGACCGCCGCCTCGCCCTCCCCCGGCTCGGGGGGAGCGAGCTCGCCCGGCTCCCCCGCCGGGGGCGGGGGCGGGAAGGAGACCTCCTTTACGACGCGGTAGTCGACGTACTCCGTCGGCTCGTCGTCCGGCTTCGTGATCCGCATCGTCCAGGCCGGGAGCTGCTCGAGCCCGTCTAACTCGCCCGTACCCGGTACCTCGACGAACTCCGTGAAGTTGTTCCCCGTCGACTCGAGGTCCCGCCGGAGCTTGTCCCGGAGGTCCTCGATCGCGCCCTCGGCGCAGGCGGACTCGAAGAAGTTCTCCGCCGCCGTCGCTTCCTCCGCGAGGATCCGGAGGAGCTCGGGGTCGGTCCGCTCTGTGACCGGGAACCGCGGCCGGAGGCGCCAGCCGAAGCTCTCGACGTTTACGCTCATCGCGTCGATCGCCGGACCGATCTCCGTGTTGTTCTCCGGCATTACCGCGAGGAAGAGCGGGTCGAACGGGGGCTCGACGACCTTCCCCGCCCGCTGGAGCCGCTCGAACTCCGCGTTCACCCGCTCGCCCGAGGAGGTCCCGGGCGCGGAGACGCCCTCGTCGCGCTGCTTCGCCACCCCCGCGACTCGCTTCGCGACCCGGTCCCGGGCCCCGCGGGCGCCGGCGAGCCCGAAGATCGTCGCCTTAACCGCCCGGACGTTACGCCGGACGGCGTCCCCGACGGTCTCCGCTCCCGGGCTCCGCTCGATCGGGACCTCCGCCCCGAGGCGTACGGTCTCGGCGCCCACGCCGCTAGCCGCCCTTCCGCCCGTAGACCGGGATACCGGCGACCTCGATTCGGACCCGCTTCCCCGCGCCGCCCGCGAGTCCGGAGACCTCGAAGAAGACCGACCCGGAGTGCCCGACCCGGAAGATCTTCCTCACCCCCGTATTCGCGCCGGAGAGCGCTATCGTCTGAGGCGTCGCCTCCGGGACGAACCCGCCGTTCGGGGCCCCGTTCTTCGAGGGACTCCAGAAGTGGGGCTCTATCGTCGCGGCGGTCGCGCCCCCGAGGAGCGAAGCCTGGATAACGACCTCGTCGAAGTCCGCGCAGTTTATACCCGACTTCCGCTCGCTCGGAAGTAACGCGTCGTTCGCGTCGACCTCTCGAAATGTATTGAAGTCCGGGGCGTACGGAACGCTCGCGGTCGGGGTGACTTCGGCCATTTTCTACCGTCCTCCCTCGCTAGTCCTCTCGGGGCTAGCGGATCGCGCGGAGCGCGTTCTCGGAACCGAGGATAGCGCCCCAGCGGGACTTCCGGAGCTCGAGCTCGACGACCTCGGTCGGCGCCGCCTTCTCGACGTCGCCGCCCCCGACCGGGACGAACTCGACCCGGACCTCGACCGGCTCCTCGAACTCGATCTCCCCGCTCGCCGCCCGCCGGAAGTTCGCCCGGAAGAGCTTCCCGGTGTTCCCGTCCCTCACGATCACGTGGTCGTTGAAGATCCCCTCGAGCCAGGCGTCGAGCGAGCCGTCGGCGAGAAGGACGCGGTTCGTCTCGACGGCGGAGATCATCGCCCAGATGAAGTCGTGCAGCTCCTCCCCCGCCCGGAGCTCGACCTTCCGGACCGGGAGGAACCTCCGCCCGGCGTTCTCCGCCCGGCGGAGCTCCGCGAGCTTCGCGACCTGCTCGTCCGAGAGCCTCTCGCCCGCCTCGAGCGCCTTCCGAATAGCTACCAGCTTCTTCCCGTCTTCTCGCTTCACTTTACGCCTCCTGTAGTTACCACCACCGAACGTTGCTTGCTCCGAAGCGCGCGGCCGCCCCCGAAGAGACCGACCTTACGCTTCCGCTTCCGCTTCGCCCGGACGACGCAACCGAGGGTTACGGCGAGGTCGAGCGAGTCGAAGCGGTCGTCCCGCTTCCCGTGCGGGAACGAAATCAGCTGCGTCTCGAGCGCCTCGCGCCAGCTCGCCTCCTTCGGGTGCTTGACCCGCCCCGCCTCGTAGCGGGCGGAGAGCTTCCAGGCCCGGGTGACCTTGTCGGTCAGGGTGATCACGGGGACGCAGCGGTCGCCGACCTCCGCCCCGAGCTCGCGGTAGACCGCGTGGAGCCGCGCCCGCTGGAACGCGTTCGCCTCGATCCCGAAGCGGATCAGCCACTCGCCCCAGCGCTCGAAGAGGTAGCTCGCCCGCGCGATCTGGAGGTTGTACGGGATTAACCCCGCGTAGTTCTCGAGGACGTAGACGTCGAGTACGTCGGGGTCCCGGTCGTCGACGCCGATAACGGAGTCCGAGTACTCGTCCTGCTGCTCCTTCTCCGCGATCGCGAGGTCGCAGGCGGCCCAGACCTTGAGCTCGAGCGAGCGGATCAGCTTCTCCGGCTCCTCCTCGTACTCGGCTCGAAACATCTCGTCCGCGAAGATATCGCCCTTCATCCGGGTCGTCGACTGCTGGAACTGAGAGTCAAAGTGCGCGGATCCCATCGAGACGCGGAGCGCGCGGAGGTCGGCGGCGGGGAGCATCTCCTCGACGATCGAGACCCCCCGCTCGGGGTCGGCCTCGCCGGTCTCGGGGTCGATCAGAGCGGGGACCTCGCAGACGCTACGCTCGAACTTCGGGTCGTTCTCCTCGAGCCGCGCGTAGAGGTCGTCGGGGTTGTAGCGCGTCCCGATCACGTCGATCTCGCCGGGGGTACCGTCGGAGCGCTTCATCAGCAGGGTCGGAACGAGGGTCTTGTAGAAGAAGATCGCGATCCGGTCACGCTCCCCCTGCGTCCGCGCGTTCCGCTCGTCGACGAGGTCGTCGGCCTTAATTAAGTCGAAGTGCTTAGAGGTTACGGGTCCGTCGGCGCCAGCTGCGAGCCAGGTCGGCTCCTTCAGCTTCCGGGTCCGCGTCCGGATCGTCGCCTCGCCCGTCCCCCACTTCTCGCCCCGGAGGTCGCCGAAGAGCTCGCAGAAGCGCTCGACCTCGAAGCAGCCCTGGATCTCCGAGAGGATATCCTTCGACTGATCCTTGACCCGGGACCCGATAAGTATCCGTACGTTCGGGTCTATCAACGGCCGGTGAACGCAGTCCGCGACCGTTAGGATCGTCGACTTCCCGCAGCCGCGGGGGAGGAGGAAGAGGCGCCAGGGGCCGGGAAGGAGCCGCTTCGCCTCGATCATCAGCCAGTGAACGGGGAGGACCTCGAAGCCGAGGACGCGGGCGAGGACGTCCAGGCGACGCTCCTCGACGATGAGCTTCCGCTGGACGATCGCCTTGCTCTCGTAGATCCGGTCGAGCTCTCGCTTGAGTTCGCTCGAGGTCGGAACGGTCGGCATGAGGGAGAATTTACTACGCTTACAGAAAGTCCCTATTCCGATGAGCCCCCGCTCTAGTAAGATGGACGAACGGAACGGAGGAGGTCCCGATGCGAAGCGAGATCGCCGCGGAGCGCGACGAGGTCCCCGAGCGGACGGAGGATGCGCTCGAGGAGGGTCGCCCGGTCCCGGCCCGGTCCCGGGCTCTAGAGGTCGCCCGGCGGGGGTTCCGGAGGTTCGCCCCGAACCAGGAGCCGAACGAGCGGAAGCTCGCGATCGCGCAGTACCGGGCCTGCCGCGCCCTCCTCTGGACGCGCGAGCAGATCCTCGAGGAGACCGGTTGGTCGCGGCAGTGGCTAGCGTCCGTCGAGCGCCTCGCCCGGGAGGAGGACTCGGTCCTCCTCGAGAAGGGGGCGGACCCGGTCGAGATCTTCACCGAGTACCGGGAGGCGCAGCTCCTCGCCGCGCGCGAGCTCGAGGACCTCGCGCAGATCTTCCGGAGCTCGAAGCAGTTCTCGGCGCTCGTCGGCGCGGTCAAGGCGCGGTCGGAGATACTCGACAAGATCATCAAGACCGGGCAGGAGCTCGGGCTGATACGGCGGGCGGCGAAGGAGATCCGGGTCCGGGGGAAGGTGAACTACGAGACGAAGACGATCAAGGAGCTCCGGCTCCTCCTCCGCGGGGAGTTCGAGGAGATGCAGCGCCTGATCCGCGCCCCCGGCGAGGTCGTCTCCGGCCCCGCCGCCGCCGTCCTCCGGCGGGTCCTCCCCCCGGCGAACGCGGAGTCCGCGGTAAATCCGTCCCGGAAGAAACCACGGGTAAAGAAACTCGCCGGTTAACTCCGCGTCCCACCCGAACTAACTTAGACCGTAGGAGGTCTCGCAGCGGAGCCAGCGGGGGCGGGGGGCCGGGTCCGTCGCGCGAAACGGTAGCGCCGGGTCGAGCTCGCGCGCGAGCGCGCGCTCCGCGCGGAGGAGGGCGTCGTCGAGCCGCCGGCGGGGTCCCGGGCGCCGGAGGAGAGCGCCGCGGGCGAGGCGGACCGCGCGGAGGGCGCGGCGGAGGTCGGCGCTCACGAGAGCCCCCGGACGAGCCCGTCGAGGAGGGCGTTCAGCTCGCCGAGGAGCTCGGCGTCCCCGCCGCGGTCGGGGTGGAGCGCGCGGTTCACCCGCCGCTGGAGCGCCCGGAGCCCCGGGACGTCGAGGACCCCCCGGAGCCGCGCGCGGGCCCCGACGAGCCCGCGGAGGAACTCGAGCTCGCGCCGGGTCGCGCGGATCGACTCGACCGCGCGGGCGACCTCGTCCCCGGGGGTCACGACGCGACCCCGAGCCGGGCGGGGAGCTCCTCGAGCGCGAACGCGAGGAGCGCCTCCCGGACGCGCTCGAGCGCGCCCCCGGCGGTCGGGGGCGGAGGAGCGGGGCGGCGACGCTCCGCCGCGTCGAGCCGGCGGACGAGCTCCGCGACCTCGCGGTCGACCCGACGGAGCCCCGCGAGCCCGTGCTCGACCTCCCAGCGGAGGTTCCCGACGTTCTCCGCCGCGGACTTCCCCGCCCCGAGGCTCTCGCGGAGGACCGCGGCGAGCTCGAGGACCTCGGTACGAAGATCGGACATCCTAGACCTCCTTCCGGGTCCCGGCGACCCGCCGGGGCCCCCTCGGGGGAGGGGAGCCCGGCCGACCGCCGGTCGACCCCGCGAGCTACCGCTCCGCCGAGCCGGTCAGCTCGACCCAGGCCGGCTCGGAGTCGTTCCGGTAGGTACCGGCGGAGACCGCGGCGAGTCCGGCCCGGTAGCCCGCGGCGTACCAGAAGTTCGCCTCCGCGGAGACCGTCCGCGTCGTCTGCGGGCCGCGCTCGACCACCTCCCGGGCGCCGGACTTCAGCGTCCCGTCGAGGTGCGCGTCGTGGTACCCCCAGTTGAAGCGGATCCGCGGGTGGGTCAGGTCCGCCGCGCCGCTCCCGCGACAGGAGGAGCAGGTCCCGCGGCCGCGGCGACCGGTCCCGCGGCAGGCGGGGCAGCGGGAGTCGCGGGCGAGGCGGGCGGAGAGGGTCGGGGAAGAGGTAGTCATCGCGGCCTCCTTCGGGGTTTCGGTCTTTTTCGTCGTCGTCATAATTATATCTTATCATCTAGAAAGTATTTGTCCAGAGGAAAAGTGCCTCCCCCGCGATTTTTTTTTCGCCTACTCCCCGCGGGCCCGCTCGATCGAGCGGTTGCAGAACTCGCGCCGGACGAGGCGCGCGAGCCGGCGGGCGTCCGCCTCCGGCCAGTCGAGGCGGAAGTGCCCCTCGAGCGCCCCCCGGGGGAGCATCCCAAGCCCGACGGCGTCGGCGACGTCCCGGACGAGCTCGGCGACGGCGGGGTTCCACGGTCGGTCTTCCATCTCGAACCTCCCTCCGGCGGGGCGTTCCCCCGCCCGCGGTCAGAGCAGCGAGGCGCGGGCGTCGACCCCCGCCTCGAGCTCCGCGTCCGTCGACTCGAGGAAGCACTCGTCGACCCCCTCGTCGAGGTACCCCTCCGCCAGCGCGCGGAGCTCCCGGGCGGAGGCGACCGCGACGAACCGCTCGCCGCCCCGGAGCGGGTAGGCGAAGGCGACCTCCCCGAGGGGGGTCCGGGCGACGTGCGTGCAGGGACCGCCGGTCGCGTACTCCGCGCGGATCGTAACCTCCGCGTCGCGGTAGCGTTCGTGGCGACCGGAGGCGTCGAACTTCTCGAAGCGCAGCTTACCCATCGGAGACCTCCTCCGAGGGAACCCGACGGACGCCGGCGCAGAAGTCGCAGGTCCCCCCGGGGAGGGAGCGACAGTAGCAGGCGCGGTCGAGCGCCTCGGCGTCGAAGGGAAGGAACTCCTCGAGGGTAGGTTCCCAGCGCTCGGGGTCGAGGAGCGGGGTCGTCCCGAGCCAGGCCCCGCCGCGGACGGGGGCGGAGTACCAGAGCGGAGCACCTGGAGGGAAGAGGTAGACCCGGGAGTCGCGGAAGACGACCCGGAAACCGGCGGCGCGGTAGCGCGCGGCGTTCGTAAGCTCCGTCATAGCGGACCTCCTTCGCTTCGTAACGACTCCAGAGCATCGGGGCTCACCCAACCGAGGCGCGGGAGGTAGTCCCAGCGGGCGCCCCGGAGGAGCCGCCCCGCGTACCTCGGCGCCGCGTACCCGCGCTCGACGCGGTCGGAGAGCGCGCAGCAGACGCGGAAGGAGCGGACCCCCGCGGGCGAGCGGGAGAACTCGAGGCGACCGGGTTTACTCGGCATCTCTACCTACCTTTCCCCGCCGCGCGGCGGCAGGAGTTCGAACCGTACCAGAGCCCGGCGCGGTAGAGCGCGGGGGCGCAGAAGCGGGACCCGCGCGAGAGCGCGGGGATCCCGGAGCGCCTCGAGTACTCCTCCCGGCGGGCGAGGAGGTCGCTCGAACGCTCGCCCCGCGGCGGGAGGGAGCGGGTCTCGCGGTAGGTCTCCCGCTCGTCGCTCGCCATAAAAGGGCCGCCCCAGTTCTGCTTCGTCGCGGCGTCGAACTCGCGCTTCGTCATCGGCTTCCCCCGGCTCTCGGTTTCGGTCTTTTTCGTCGTCGTTATAATTATATCTTATCAGATAGAAAGTATTTGTCCAGAGGAAAACGCACCTCCGTACAAATTATTTTCTGTACGGGGAAAGGCTAGCTAGCGAAGGGAGTTAGCGGTCGTAGCGGATCGTCTTCGCGGGGCCCGGGCGGGCGAGGACGACGACGGACTCGTTCCGGTCGGTCGCGCTCTTAATCCGGTAGTTCCCGCGGCGGGTCAGCTTCGAGACGCGGCGGACGACGAAGCGCCCGGCGCCGGGGCGGCGCTCGCGGCGGAGGCGCCAGGCGAGCCCCTCGGCGCTCGAGACGGTCCGCGCGGAGGTCGGGACGCGGACGCGGGCGGCGCGGTTCGACTTCCGGACGACCGCGGGGTAGACGAGGTCGGTCCGCGCCCGGTTCTGGACGAGGAACTCGACGCTCGCGCCCGAGCGGCTCTCGCCGCTCCGGACGACGCGGACGTTCGTCGAGAGCCCCGCCCTCCGGAGCGCGGAGAGGATCGGGGCGCGACCCCAGCGGCCGTCGAGGCACCTCGCCTCCGCCGCGGGCGAGGGTAAGAGGGCGAGGAGGAGGATAGGTGAGACGAATCTACGCATGGCCGGACTCTCCTTTCGGGTTAGGCGCCGGGGGTTAGCTAGAACCGGGCCACCCCGGAGGGGCGCGGAATCGCGGGACCCGGGGGCTCTAGCCCCCTCCGGTTCCCGGAGAGTCGGCTTACGGAGCGGCGGCTCGGCGGACGCGGCGGGGGCGGCGGTCGCGGTAGGCGCGGGGGAGCCAGGCGTCGGCGTCCGAGCGGCGGACGACCCAGAACTCGCCGACGCGGGTCGCGCGGAGCCGCCCCTCCTTAATCGCCCCGAGTACCGCGGGGCGGGAGACGCCGCGGAGCGCGGCGACCTCGGAGACGGAGAGGAGCTCCGGCTCGCGTTTCCTAGGCTTCCTCGGGCTCTTCCTCGGCACGATTCCCTCACTTTCTCCTCCTATCTTAGCGAACGGAAAGCGGGGAGTAAAGGGGTCTGCGAAAAAAATCCCGCTCCCGGGTCGCTTTCCCCTTTACAAATACTTTCTATCTGATAAGATATAATTATGACGACGACGAAAAAGACCGCGAACGATAAGGCGAACGAGGCGTTAGGTTACTTCGTCCGGAACAGCGAGCTCCCGACCGGTACCCCGACCTCCCCCGACGTCGCGGAGGCGGTCGAGAACTTCGACGGGTCGACCGCCGCCGAGAACTACCTCTGGAGTTCCCTCGAGACCGCGTTCTCGAACGCGGAAGGAGAGTAGAAGATGAGCGAGATCGCCTACGGCGCGAAGTACGACCGCTCCCTCTCGACGACCGAGATCGCCCGCCGCTTCCGCGCGGACGTCGCGGCGGAGAAGAAGGCCGGACGCCTCCCGCGGGAGCTGAAGCTCTCCGTTAAGACCCGCTACTACTCCGGCGGGAGCTCGATCGACGTCCGGATAAAGGGCCTCCCCGCGGGCTTCCCGGTCCGGAACCGCGAGGTCGCGCCGACGGCGGGGACGCTCCGGTTCGCGCCCGAGCTCCGGGAGCTGAAGGAGCGGCTCCAGGGCCTGCTCGACGCCTATAACTTCGACGGGTCCGACTCGATGACCGATTACTTCCACGTTAACTTCTACGGCTGGGTCGAGGTCGACTCGAGACTGGAGGCCGACGATGCCTAGACCCCCTCGCCTCTCCTTCCGGCCCGACGCCCGCGTCGAGGTCCTCGCCGACGACGGCTCGGTCTACCTCGACGGGAATCTAATCGGCGCCGTCTCCCGGACCCGCCGGGGCTTCCGCCCGCTCCTCCTCTCGACGCGGACGCCGGCGGGGTCGACGCACTTCCCGACGTTCCGCGCGGCGCTCGAGGTCGTGCTCCGGAACTCGGGGGTAGAGCTGGACGATCTCTAAAAAAATCGCGGGGGAGGCGCTTTTCCTCTGGACAAATACTTTCTAGGTGATAAGATATAATTATGACGACGACGAAAAAGACCGAGACCGAGACGAAAAAGCCCTCGAATTGCAAAATGACCCCGAAAAGCGCCCTACCCTGCGCACCCGGCGCTTGCTGGAGCTACGCGTTCTGCCCGCTGAGAAAGGAGACGAACGATGCCTAGCCCGAAGAAGATCCGGATCGAGGCCGACTCCCTCCCCGCGCTCGCGGCCGCCCTAATCGCCGAGATCGAATCGGCGGCGGAGACGAACGCGGAGCGCGCGGAGGACGACTACGAAGCGACTCGGAGAAACTACGCCGCCGTCGCCGAGTTCGTCGGTACCCTTAGCGAGTACCGACCCTTCCTCGAGAGCTGCCTCGAGACCGCGCTCGAGAACGTCTCGGACTCGCAGGAGGCGATACGCGCGATCGAGGAGGAAGATCCGGACGAGGGCTGGGAACCCGCGCCGCAGTACGGCGTCCTTACTACCTGCCCGCGCTGCGGCGGCGTCCGCGACCGCGACCCGGGCGGAGGGATCTACTGCACGGAGTGCGGGCGGTGAGCGCCCCGACCCTCCGGGAACTCCGTCGGGTAGCGGCGCCGGCCACGGTCGAGGACGACCGCCCGGCCGGTTGCTACCGCGCGACGGCTCCCAACGGCTACCGTTGGGAGCCGGGACTCCACGAGCTCGTCGCCTGGTACGAGGTCCCGTTCTTCGCGGCGGAGGCGCGCGAGGCGCTCGCCGAAGACCTCCGCGGTAGGACGCCGGAGATCTGCGACGACCCAGACTGCGACTGGTGCGAACGATGAAAGTAAATCACCGGAACGCCGAGGGGATCTGGTACGAGGGCGCGAACGGTTGGTTCGCCGCCCTGAAGCCGGGTCTCTGCACGGAGCCCGGGCTCCACTCCGCGCACTCCGACGAGAGCCTCCCGAGGAGAGAGGGCCTCCGGGACCTCCTCCGGAAGCTCGACGGGGCGCGCCTCTGCCGCTGCGCGGACTGCCTCGCCTTCGACCCGAACCCCGGGGACGACGACCCCGGAGGAGACCTCCTACCGTGAAGACCCCGAGCGAGGAGACCGCCTGGAGGCGGAAGAACGCCCACCGCCGCTGCCCCGGTTGCGGCGCCTACTCCCTCGAGCGGGTCCCGGGCGAACGCCTGAACCCCGAGACCCACTTCCCGGGGGTCGTCTACCGCGTCTGCGGCGGCTGCGGGTGGGAGTCGCCCGTCCGCCCGCGGAGGCGACGCGGGGGGCTACCGTGAGCCGCTCCGCCCCCTCCGCGCCCCGCTTCTGCCGCGGCGCCTTCGAGCTCGTCCCGAACCTCCGCGTCCGCTGCGCCTGCGGCGAGCCGACCCGGCTCCTCCGCCGGGGGCGGGTCTACCTCCTCCCGACCGGGCACGACTGCCCGGCGCGCCGGACGCAGGAGGATCTGCTCCGGACGCTCGCGCTCGAGGAGTCCGCGGGGGTCCGGGTAACGGAGGCGGAGGTCGACCGCCGCCTCCGCCGCTGGGGGCTCGGCGGCGACCTAATCTGGCGGTACCGCGACGAAGATTAAAGCAGCCCGCTCGAGCGCGGAGGGTTCCGGGTCGCGAAGACCGCCTCCGCTCTCGCCTCGCGGGGGTCCCGGTCCGCGATCCGCGGCGGGGCGCCCGCGAGTAGCTCCTCGTCCGGGTAATCCCCGACCGGGGGCGGAACCCCGAGGAGCTTCACGAAGCCGAACTCGACCGCGCGACGGTAGGCGTCCGCGAGGAGGGCGGCGTCGGAGGGGTTCACCGCGGGGACCGCGGGGCGAGCGCGAGGAGCGCCCGGACCCGCTCGCCGTCGCCGGACTTTAGGTACTTTCCGCTCTCGGTCTCGCGCCAGGAGAGGTCGTAGCCGACGAGCTCGAGCTCGTCGAGCCCCCGGCGGATTAGGATTACCTTCTCGCCGCCGGTGACGACGCCCCGGAACTCGAGCAGCTCGAGCCCGCCGTAGCTCGAGAGCGGCGGATCGGGTACGGGGAGCGGCGTCCGGAGGACCGAGGTAGCTATCCGTAACGCGTAGATAACGCCGGCGGAGACGGAGACCGCCGCGAGGAGCGCGACGAAGGCGAGGAGGGCGGAGGAGAGCGGGGTCACGGGAGGCGGTCCGGGGGGTTTAGGACGAGGTCGAAGGCGCGGCGGAGAATCGTTACCGAGAGCCCGGCGACCGGGCGGCCGCCGATAACGTCGACGAAGACCTGGAGCCCGAGTAAACCCGCGTCGCGGCGGCGGGCGAGGCGGAGGAGGGGGCGGAGGGAGAGCATTTACCTAGTCCCGAGGTGCGGCGCGAGCGCGATCCCGATCGCGACCCCCGTCGAGAGCGCGGCGCCGAGTACGAGCCAGACGGCGAGGTAGAAGCGACCGCGGGAGCTCGCGAGCGAGGAGAGTAGGGAGAGGAGGCAGCTCGAGGCGAGGAGCGCGGTAAGCATCCGGCTAGCTCCCGCCCTCGTCGAGCTCGACCCGGACGCGGAAGGGGACGACGCGGAGGAGGATCAGCTCGGGGTCGCGCTCGAGCCGAGCGAGCGCCTCCGCCCGGTCGACCGTTCGTAGGTTATCCTCGAGGTCCCTTCGGGGGAGGAGGACGTACTCCGCCGGGGGCGGATCGGCGGCGGCGTTCAACTCCGCTCGAACCGCGGCGAGCGCGACTTGCCTCCGCTCCTCCTTCCCGACGAGCTCGCGCGCCTCCGCTACCCCGCGGTCCCGCTCGGCGAGCGCGGAGGCGGAGACCGCGACCTCCGCCCCCTCGATATATTCCGGGAGCGCCTCCTCGGGCTCCGGCGGAACGAGCGCGGAGTCCCCGGGCCCGTCCGCCGGCGGAAGCTCGACCCCGCGGAGCGCGTCCGCGAGCGCCGGGTTGAACGGCGGTCCCCCGCGCTCCCGAGCGGGAGTCCCCGGACTCGGGGGCTCCGTCGGCCTCCGCGCGAGGAGCGTCACGACCGCCTCGCCCGGGCGGTCGGAGCCGGGGAGGGAGTTCGGCTTCAGGAGCGCCCAGACCGAGCCGCGCCGGACCGTGAGCCCGTCGAACGCGAGCTCGACCGCCCGCGCCCGGTCCCCGTCCGCGTCCTCGAACTCGACCGCCTCCCCCCGCTCGAGCGCCGCCGCGACCGCGTCGTCGATAACCCGCGCGAGCTCCGCGTCCGAGAGCGTCGGCGGAACCTCCGCCCGCGCGCGGAGCCGCTCGACCGCGTGCCTGCTAACGTACCGCCTCGGTCCGCCGCTCGGCGCGGGCGCCCGGTGAGCCATCGCCATCTTCTTCGCCTCCTACCGGGTTCTATCCCGGGATGAGAGTGTACAGATACTACTCCCGCTCGAGCTCGACCCGAACCGAGAGCGCGTACGGGACCCGGCGGAGCAGCGCCGGGAGCGGGGGTTCGCCGCCCCGGATCCGGAGCGCCTCGAGCGCCTCCGCCCTCGAGAGCGGGCGGTAATCCGCGAAGACCTCGCCGGGGACTAAGAAGTAGTCCCCGAGGTCCCCCGCCTCCCCGCCCCCGGTCGGCTCGCTCTCGACCTCGGACGCGCCGCGGTCGAGCTCCTCGCGGAGCGCCTCGAGACCGACGCGGAGGTCCTCGACGAGTCCCTCGACCCCCGGGGAACCCCCGGCATCCCGGAAGAGATCGAGCAGCCCGTCGACCCGCTCCCGAACGAAACCGAGGCGGAGAGGGGGAACCGTCCGAGCGGGGACCCCGCCCCCGGGGGACTCCCCGAGCAGCCGCGCCTCGGTCTCCGCCGAGAGCGGGAGGTCGGAGGGGGCGAGCCCGAGCAGCTCGGCGACCTCCGCCCGGCGAACGCGCGCCGCGAGCGACGAGCCGGGGAGCCGGAGCGCGCGGAAGGTCGCCCCGAGCGACCTCGTCGACCGGCGGCGGAAGCCCTCGGCGTCGAGTAAGTCCGCTAGCACGGAGTAGGCGACCCCCGGCGGTTCGTCGAGGCGCTCGAAGCGCGTCAGGCGAGTGAGGGCGAGCAGCTCGGCCCGGGTCCAGTACACGTCGGAGTACCTCGGCATAGGTTCCACCTCCCGTCCGGGTCTATCCCGGGATGAACCTTACACTTACTTTCTGTACAGCTTCCCCGCCGCGGGGGGCGCGTATCGAGCGGGGGTTAGCCCGCCTCCGACATCTCCGCCCCGGGGTCCCGCGGGCGCCCTCACCCGGGGGAGTCCGCGCGCCCGCCTTCTACCGAGTGGGTACGGGGGAGCGCGCTCGGGCCCGCTCCGGCGCCCTCCCCGCGGCCCCCGGGGGCTCGAGACTTGTACAGACCCTCTAGGAAGTGTATAGGGGATGCCGGTTTTGCGGGTTTTACGGGGTTCGCCGGGATCGGGGGGAGGCGCAAGAGGACTCATCCGCCCCGCCGCCCGTCCCCCCGGCCCGTCCCCGCTCGCCTCCCCTCCCGCGCTCCGGCTCCCGAACCCCGCCCCCGCGGGCTTTCCGGCGCCTCCCCGGGCCCCGGGGGACGCGTCCCGGGGCGGGCGCGGGGGGACGTCGGGTTCGCCGCCGGGACCGCGGGGGACCCGGAACCCCGTTGGGGGCTCTGGCCCCCTATTCCGGATAACCTACCCCGAATCTGGGGGCTCTGGCCCCCTACCCCGTCCGGAACCGCCTCGTCCGGGGGAACCGCCCGGTCGCGCGGCGGAGAGGCGCATAAGGGCGCGGTTCGGGAGCTTCCCGTCGAACTGGAGCAGCGCGACCCTCATCGTCTATACAGATACTTTACTACGTCTAAGCAGCCAGTCGCGGGAGCGGAGGAGTTCGACCCGGTACGCGGAATCCTTCGTATACCGGAGGTAGGCTAGCTCGAGGCGGCGTTCCCCGGTCCCGATAGACTCCGCGGAGGAGACCTCGTACTCCGCGTCGTCGAGCAGAAGAACGTCGCCCGGTCGGATCGACTCCGCCGGGACCGGCTCGAAGTTCACGGGGACCGGTTCGGGCGGCTTCTCGGGCTCCGGGACGCGCTCGAGCGCCTCTACCGGGAGCTCGGCGCCGCGGATAGCGCCGGAGACGTCGACGTAGTCGACGAAGGCGACGAGCCGCTCGACGGTTAGCCGCGGGCCGCCGGAGCGGAGGCGGACGACGTCGCCGGGCTCGAGTTCTGGCTTCTTAATCATCGGTAGCTCTCCTCTATACAGATACTCTCCGAACGCGGACGCGGTCGCGGAGTCCGAGTCGGATACGGGAGTTCCCGAGGTCGAGCTCGAGAGACCAGGTATCGGTCCGGGAGACCCGCTCGACGGTCTCCTCGCGGCCGGGGGCCCAGGCGATAGAGCCCGGGGGCTCGAGTAGGACGTCGCCCGGTCGGACCTCGGCCGCGGGGAGTTCGAGTTCCCGCGGTTCCCGCGTCTCCGCGAACGGGACTCGGAGCTCGCCGTTTCGGGCGAAGCCGAGCAGCAGCCGCCCGAGCTCGCCGGCTAGGGCGCGGTCGAGCGCGAGCTCGGGCGAGAGGTAGAGCCGGGGTTCGCCGGAGCTCTCCCGCTCGAGGTAGCAGGTATCGGCGGAGGCGTCCTCGAACTCGTAGCCCGAGCCGCCGTCCGAGCGCTCGCGGAGGGTCGGCTCGACCCGCCGGAGGTTCGCGACGTTCGCGGAGGTCAGGACCCGCTCGCTCCCGTCCCTCTCCTCGAGGACGGCGAGCTCGCGCCCGAGCGCCACCAGGCGGTAGCGGGTCCGCTCGGCGGCGGGGTCGCTCGACGGCGACTCGAGGAGGTCGCCCGGCTTCAGTTCGGTTCCGTCCCGGTCCCTCATCGGTCTCCCTCCTTGGCGTCTAGGAGAACGCTTTCGCGGTCGAGCGCGGCGTCGAGCTCCGCCACCGTCCGATCGAGCGCATCCGCCATCGGACCGGCGAGTTCCTCGCAGGCGGACGATTGACCCCTCCACCTGTAATCATCGGCCTCGGCGACGCGAAATATCTCACGGGCGGTTACACCGCTACGCATGAGATCGAGAACGTCGCTAGACGTTCTCAGTTTGCCTAGCTCGATAGGTTTCGGCGCCCTCTCGCGGGCGTCCCGGTCCCTCATCGGTCTCCCTCCTTCCGTACGGATACCCTCCTAACGGGGAGCGAGCCCGGGAGTCGCCAGCGCCCGGGGCGGTCCCGGAGCCGGAGGATAGACTCTCTCCCGTCGTCCGAGCGGCTCACCGAGTCGACCGCGACCGGTCCGTCCTCGCCGAGGTCGAGGCGGTCGTCCGGCCGGATCTCGCGCGCGGGGACCTCCTCCCCGTCCCCGGTAGAGGGGAAGCGGACCTCGACGCCGGCGGGGGCGGAGACGCCGAACTCCCCGTCCCCGGTCGGGGGGAAGCGGAGGCGACGGGCGCCCGAACTTCCGACCCGGGGACCGAAGGATAGACCCTCGCGGGTTAGGGTAAGCTCCGCGACCCCGATCTCCGGCCAGCCGGGGCGGACCTCCTCGGCAGTGACCCAGCGCCAGCCGTTCGCCTCGAGCCGCGCCTTCAGGAGCGAGAGCTCGCGCTCCCCGGCCCCGCGGAGGTCGAGCGCTAGGCTCTCCCCCTCCGCGAAGCCCTCGAAGCGCGGGAGGTCCTCGAGCGCGACCGGGGCGTCGTCCGGGGGTAAGTCGCCGGTCCAGGAGGCGTCGAGGAGCGCTCGGAGCCGGTCGAGTACGCCAGCCCGGGCGAGGGTCGCCCGGTCCGCGAGGATCGAGCGGAGCTCGGCGTAGACCCGCCTCAGCTCCGCGGAGACGGCGTCCGCGACCTCGACCGTGCTTCGACGCTCCGGGGCCCGTCCGGGGGTGTCGAGCGCGAGCTCGAGGTCGGGGTGTAGCTTAAGGAACACCGTATCTAGATCGCCTTCGACCTCGCGGATGCGGACCTCCCGGAGGTTCGGAGACGGGTGCCCGTAGAGCTCGTTCGAGACGACCGCGTGCGTCAGACCGTCGAGCCGGAGCAGGTCGCCCGGGACGAGGTCGCGGACGCGCTTACGCCCGCGGGGGATCCGGCCGCAGTCGCGGGAGGTCCGAAGGACCTCGAGCGCCGCCCCCTCGAGCCGCTTCCGGTCCTCCGCGCGGAGGAGACCGCCGTTCCCGGTCAGCGGGGAGAGGCGATAGCCGACCTCTCGGGCCAGCGAGAGGAGGTTCCCGAGCGCGTCGAGCGCGGCCCGCCCCTCGCCCGAGAGGTTCGCCGCGGGGACGAGCGCGCCGCCCTCGAGTACGAGACCGTCGACCTCTACCCGCTCGGACGGATCTACCCGACCCTCGACTTCGTCCGGATCCGCGAGCTCTCCGGTCTCGGCCCAGCGGAGGAGAACTCGCGCGAATTTACGCGCGGTCTCCGGCGAGAGGTCGCGGAAGAAGTACTCGGAACCACCGGCGACGACCTCCGGTAGACCGAGACGAAGGTACGGTCGTTGCCTCCCGCGAAACCCCGCGTTCCCGCTCCGGAGCCGCATCGGGTCGCCCTCGATGTCCTCGAAGCGGAGCCCCCCTCCGTGCTCGTCTACCGTCGACTGGAAGTTCGCCGCGGAACCGGCGGGCTCGCCCTCGGGGGCCGGCTCCTCGCTCGGGGCGCCCCGAGGCTCCGGGACCGCGAGCGCGCCTCCCTCGCCCCAGGCGAGGACCGCCGCGCCGACCTCGCGCGCGAGGCGGCGGTCGAGGACGACGACCGGCGTCTCCCCGAGGACGTGGACCTGGAGTAGGTCCCGCTCCTCCCCCGGGAACTCCTTTAGGAACGCCGGGTCGCCCGCGGCGTCGGCGAAGTCGAGCGAGTCGCGGTGGATGTTCCGCCCCAACGGGTTCGCCCGGGCGAACTCCCCGCGCTCGAGTGCGACGTAGGAGACGGCGATCTCCGCACTCCCCCCGAACCGCCCGAGGAAGCCGTCCTCGCCGAGCGCGGTGACGCGGAGCGGGACTAGGTCCGAGGCGCGCTCGAGCCAATCGCCGACGGTTAACTCGCCGAACTTATCGATCTGCTTCGATTTATTTATCATCTTTTCTTCTCCTTAGCAGCCGGCGAAGAAGGCGCCGAAGAATAGTAGCGAGCCGAAGGCGGAGAGCGCGAAGACCGCATAGAACACCGCCCGCGCGAGATCCCCGCCGTACCTCGGGTCCTCCCGAAGCGGAGGCGGCTCGGGTAACTTCCTCTCGGCCGCCTCCTTAGCCGCGCGCAGCTTCCCCGCGTGAATCGCCTCCTCCGCCTCCCTTAGCGCCTCCGAGAGCGCGTTACCCGCGTCCGGCCCGCGGTAGACGCCCCCGCCGCCGGTGAGCGCGGGCTCGAGATCCCGGAGCCTCCGAACGAGCTTAGAGAGCGCCTCGCCCGCTCCCGAAGGATTCGGTAAGGGAGGTCGGATCGGAAGCCCGGTCGCCTCTAACGAGGGCGTACCGTTCGGGAGTAGCTCCCCCCTCGATTCGAGGTACCGGGCGAGGGCCCAGAGGTCGCAGAGCTCGCGCTCGACGCTAGAGCCCGGTCTCCGCCCGTCCTCCGCCCGGCGCCAGACGGTACCGGAGCCGAAGTATCGGTATAGTCTGTCGTCTCGGGTATCGAAGACCTCGAGCTCGCAGCTCCCGGAGCGCGCGCCCTTCGCGCGGACGAGGCGGAGGGGTCGTTCGCTCATAAGGGAACTCCCTCCCTCGACGCGGCGAGGACCCGCTCGAGTCGCTCCCTTAGCGTCCGCTCGAGCCGATCGAGTAGCTCGCGATCCCCGAGCGAGGCCTCGAGCGCGAGCGCGTGGATCTCCGCCGCCGTCGCCGGCCCGAACTCGCTCAGGATAGGGGGGACGAGCTCGCGGGCGACCCAGGCGTCGCCGGAGATATCTAGGATAGCGTCGAAGCGCCTCCCCGCGAGCCGCTCCGCGAGCCGTCCCGGGGGGTCCGCGCGGAAGTGCTCGACCTCCGACCCGTTCGCGAACCGGAGCTTCGTCCCCGAGCCGCCCTCGATCGTCGCCGGGACCGCGCGACCGAGCCGCGCGCAGGTCGACTCGTACTCCTCGAGCAGGTACCGGGGGTTCGGGAAGATCGCCGCGAGCCGGAGCCCGGGGACCCGCGTAGCGAGGCGGATCAGCTCCTCGAGGCTGTCGGGGAGGCGGGGGTAGCTCACTTCGACCCCCCGGTGCCCGCGCCCGCGGGGGGCTCGAGGTAGAGGACCGCCTTCGGCGCGAGCTTCAGGGAGAGGGGGTTCGCGTCGGGGTCGAGGACCCGCCCGGAGGCGTCCCGGATCTCGTACGCGGCGGAGAGCGGCTCGGAGGCCCCGAGCTCCCGGAGCGCGCACTCGCGGAAGCGCGCGAGCGGCTCGCCAAGGCCCCCGAGGACCTCGACGATCGAGCCCTTGAGTTCGTCTCGCCCGCTCGGGAAGTAGTTCCGCGGGAGGTCGGCGACGACGCGGAGTAAGATCGGGTCCGTCCGCGGAGGGTCGCCCTCGTCCGCGAGACCCTCTAGTGAGCCTAACTTCCGCTCCTCCCTCGAGGGTTCCGCGAGCCCGTCGACGGGTTCCCCCGGCTCGACCGCGTTCTCGAGGAGCGCCTTCGCCTCGGGGAGCGTCCAGGGGGTTCCGTCCTCCTTAACGAGGGGAACGCCGAGGATCTCGAGCTCGCCGTTAGCCGGCTCTAGGGTATCGCCCGCGAGTCGACGGGCGACGCGGAGGAAGCGGAGTACGTTCGCGGGGGTACACTTTAGCCGCCGCGAAGAGATAACGGGCTTAGGAAGTAACGGAGAGTCGCTCGAGATCGAGATTCCCCCGATCTCTCCGTTCCGAACGCGCTCGTAGGTCTCGGCGTCGACCTCGACCTCGAGGCGAAGGACGTCCTCGCGACCGGCCTCCGACGGTATCCTCCGGGACTCCGAAACTTTCAGAATCTTCAGTAAGTCCGGTGCATTCGGGTCGGATGGAACGAGCCGAACCTCGCTCGAGAGGGACGAGGTATCGAGAACTCGATCGTCGCTCGGCTCCGGCGGGACCGGGAGCTCCGAGCGGAGCTTCTCGAGCGCGGCGAGCCCGTCGGCGGCGCAGTCGAGGGCGACGACCCAGCGGCGGCCGTCCCAGCGGCGGTCGCGCTTCGGGTCTAGGTACCAGAACTCGTCGCCCGCGCGCCCGAGCTCCGGCGGTCGGTCCGGGTGAGTCGTGTTTATCAGGTAGTTCGCGACCTTCGAGACCCGCCGGCGGTCGACGTCCGGTAGCGCGGTGTAGAGGTCGGCGTAGGTTACGCCCCGGAGCCGCTCGCCCGCGTCGTTCCCGGTCTCGCGCGCCTCGCGCGCTACGCGGAGTAGGGCCTCGCGGATCTCGGCGAACTCCCAGACCCCGATTTGAGACCCCTCGGATTCGAGGTCGAGCTCGACCTCCCGCGGGAGCGGCTCGAGGACGTCCTCGACGTCCCGTTCGACGTAGGGGGCGAGCTCGTCGACCCCCCGGTTCGCCCGGCGGGTTAGCTCGCCCGCGATCCAGGCGTCGGACTCGAGGTAGTCGCCGCGGACGGTTACGGCGCGGATCCGGCCCTCGGTCGCGCCGGGGGCGCGGACGGAGGCGGTTAGGGTCAGGGTCAGCTCGTAGCGGCGGTCGCTACCCATCCCGTTCCTCCTCGAGCGGCTCCGCGCGTATCCCCCAGGTGAACGTCCTCCCCCGTCCCCTCGTAGGGTACGGGAGCGATCTCGCCCGTCTCCACCCCTCGGAGCGGTCCCCGCCCTCCGGCGACTCGAGCCGGAAGACGTCGCCCGGGCGGAGGTCCTCGAAGTCGACCTCGCGCTCCCCCGGGGCGCCTGTCTCCTTCGAGACGCCCTCGGTCCGAACGAAAACCCGGACCGCCGGGAGGTCCTCGGGGAGGGGGTCCCAGCGGTGCCCGGGGTCCTCGACGAAGACCGCGGAGGTAGGCAGGGAGACGACCCAGCCCCCGGGGACGCGGAGGCGGGCGAAGTCGTCGAAGCGCTCGAGCGCGGCGGGTAGGATAAAGCTACCCTCGTCGGACTCCTTCTCCGATATCGGAATCTCGTTATCAATCTCTCTCATCCCGTCTCCTTCGTCTTCGCGCCCGGCGCCCGGCGGGGCAGCGGAGGCAGCGGTCGTAGAGCTCGACCGGCGTCAGGCCCGGGGGCGCGCCGGCGGGGCACGCCTCGGTACTCCGGAAGTCCGCGCCGGCGCCGCCCGAGACCGCGACGCGGCGCCCGCAGTGTACCCACATCCGGTCGGTCGCGGCTCGGGTCATCTACCCCGTTCTATCCGTCTATGAGCTTCCGAAGCGACCTCCTCGCCCGCTCCCGGGTGAACCGCTCGACCTCCCGCTCCGCGGCCCGGCGGAGGTCCCGAACGGCCCAGGGGCAGGCGAAGCCGTAGGCGCGGCCGCGGAGGAGCCGCCCGAAGGTCTCCGCGCGCAGGCGGACGTACGCCGGGGTCAGCGAACCGTCGGCGAGCCCCGCGCGCCAGGCGGTAACCTCGGCGTCCCTCTCCAAATAGTAGCGCCCGAGCGCGAGCCCGAGCGGGAGCGGGAGCCCGAGGACGTAGACGACCGCGTAGGGGAGGACCCCGACGACGGCGCGGACCCGCCGCCCGAGGAGCCCGAGGGGGAGCCAGCCGAGGACGGGGACGAGGTAGCCGAAGGCGACGAACTGCGTAACGTGCCGGAGCTCGTGCCGGAGCCAGCGAAACCCGATCGAGGCGGCCCTAGGGGGGAAGCCGACCCAGATCGCGACGCCCGAGGCGAAGTCCTCGAGGAAGCGCCGGAGCGGGACCAGGGCGGCGAGGACGCCGAGCGAGAGGACGGCGCCGACCCACCAGAGGGCGCGCCAACCGGGGGCGTCCTTCGACCCGAGGACCGCCGCGGGCTCGACCGACTCGGCGAGCGCCTCGTACTTGAGCTTATCGTCTAGCCAGGACCTAGTCATACTTGCCTCCGAGGGTTCCGCGAGAACCGGCGGTAACGGCGGGGGAACGCGAGGATCTCCGCGATCCGGACCCGCTCCTCGACGTCTGCGGTACCTAACTTCTCGTCGACGGTGATCTCGGCGAAGCGAGACTCCGCCCCGCGCTGAAACTCGACCGCGAGGAGGTACGTCCGCTTGTAGAGGTCGTACTCGAGCCCGTAGAGTATCGCGCGGGAGAACCCGCAGCGGTCGAGGATCGCCTCGACCTTCGTCCTCCGCGGGTCCACGAAGGTATCTGTCATCCGAGACCTCCCCTTCTGCTCTCGCGGTACGCCCGCCGCTCCGCGTCCTGGGCCGCCCTCCGCCGCGCCTGCCGGCGGAGGAGCTCGAGCGAGAGCGCGGCGGCGGAGGCGGCGTCCGGGCAGAGGACGGAGCCGTCGGGGCGGACCTCGAACGGGCGCCCGACCCCCTCGAGCCGCACGGAGTTCATCATAGGGAGGAAGACCTCCTCCTCGAGGACCGCGGGACGTCGGAACCCTCCGGCGCGCGCGGAAGCCTCCTCTACTCCCCTCGCGAGCCGCTCGCGCGACTCCGCGTCGATCTCCCCGCTCTCGAGCCGTACCGATACCGGGAGTCCGAGTCGCTCCCGGACGCGCGGGACGTCCCCGACGTGCTCCGACTCGGAGCCCCCGGGAACCGTCCCCTCCTCCTTCTCGAGGAACTTCTCGCGGTTTACCGTCGGCGCGTCTCCCCCCGCCGACTCCGCCCGCTTCCGCCGGAGGTAGCGGGCGACGCCGTTCTCGCTCGGGAGCTCGCTCGGGAGTAGGACCCGCGCGAGCGCCTTGTACGTTCGGGCGGGCCCCCAGCCCTCCGAGAGCGCGTTCTCGAGTACCCTCACGGCGTCGCCGGTAAACTCGTCTAGCTTCGCGTACCTCGTTCGCTTCTGACCCTTCCTCGGACTCATCTCGAGCTTCTCCTCGCCCCCCTTCGGGGCGTGCGGGTTTTGCGGGTTTTGATATCGTAAATAACCGTAATCCTTAAATCCTTTTAACCTCCGGCGGAGGACCCCGACCGCGCGGTCGACCCCCTCGGAGGCCTCGCGGTACGAGCGTAGCGCGCCGGGGACGTCGAGGTCCGTCGCGCCCGGGGGGACGGGGCAGGAGGAGCAGTCGACGCCGGGCCAGTCCCGGCGGTAGGCGGCCTCGCGGCAGGCCTCGCGGCGGACGCAGACCTCGCGGGCGAAGTCGTAGCACTTCCCCCGGAGCGGCTCGGGGAAGACGCCGCGGACCGGGGGGAGTAGCGGCGGGAAGGTTCGTCCGTTTCGCTTCCTTCCCCGCTCGCCGCCTCTCATTAGGCACCCCGGAGCCGCTTCTCTCGCGGCGGGCGCGCGAGCCGGACGTCGCCGCCCGGGAGGACCGCCGCGCCGACCTCGCGGGCCGGGCCCGGGTAGGCGGAGACGAAGACCGTCCGCTCGACCGCCTCGAGCGGCTCGAGCGGCGAGAGTATCTCCCGGAAGGCCTTCTCCGCCTCCTCCCGCGAGCGGGCGGCGAGCGCGACCCGGAGCGTAAGGCTCGCTAGGTAGGGCGAGGTCCCGGGCGGGCGCTCCAGCGGCATCAGAGGATCCCCAGACGCCGCTTCTCGACGAGGACGAAGTACCGGGTCTCGACCGCCCCGAGAATATACTCGTAGACCACCTGCGGCGAGAGCGGGAGCGTCGAGGCTAGGACGCGCGCGACCCCCGCGAGCGGCTCGAGGAGCTCCGGCGGGAGGCCCCGCGCCCGAAGCCGCTCGCGCTCCTCGAGGACCCAGGCGTCGGGACCGAGGCGAAGCTTCAGGTACTTGATAAGTAATTTAAGCATTCTAGCCCCTTCCTTAACTCCACTCCCGCAGCCGAGCCCGGAGCGTCCGGAGCCCGGCCGCCGCGAAGAGCGCCCGCGCGCGGTCGAGGTCGAGGCGCCCGCGGACGAACCGGAGCGGGACGTCGTGCAGCTCGACGAGCCAGCGCATCAACTCGAGGCGCTTCAGGCCCTCGGGCGTCCAGACCTTTCGAAACGCGGTCTCTACCCTCTTCTCTAGCTTCCCGTCGACGAGGTCCCCGATCGGCGGAAAGTTACCGATCAGGAGCGTTTCAACCAAGTGCGGGTACCACTCGAGGAGTGCGGTCGCGGTCTTCGGCCCGACCCCCGGGAGCCCGGGGACGTCGTCGCCGGGGTCGCCCGAGAGCGCCTTCCAGTCCGTGAGCGCCGCGCCGACCCGTCGACCCTCCTTGCCGGCGCGCGCCGGCGTGTAGAGCGTCTCCCGGCTCCCGACCTTCAGGTAGACCGAGACCCGCTCCGAGACGAGCTGGAGGAGGTCCGCGTCGCGCGTGAGGACGAGGACCCGCTCCCCCCGCGCCTCCGCCCCGCGGGCGAGCGTCGCGAGGACGTCGTCAGCCTCCCAGCCCGGGGCGTACGCCTGCGCGACCCCGAGCGTCGGGAGCAGGCGCCGGAGCTCGGCGAGCTCCCCGACGTACTCCGGGTCGTACCGGAGTAGGGAGAAGTCCCCGGGGTTCGGGTTCGGCTCCGTCTCCCTCCGCCGCCGGCTCTTCTTGTAGTCGGGGAAGCGCCTCCGCCGCTCCTCCGCGTTGTCGTCCGGGTCCCAGGCGACGACCTGCCGGACCCCCCGCTCCTCCCCGTTTAGCTTGAAGACCCGGAGCAGGAACCGGTGCGCGAGCGCCCGCTTCCCCCGCACGAACGCCGCCTTCGCGAAGCCGGAGCCGTCGATCAGGGCGAGGTCGTAGGTCATCCTAGTTCCCTAGCACCGTCGAGAGGAGTCGGTAGAGGAGGTGCCCACCAGCGAGCCCGCAGAGGACGAGGAGGACCGTCCCCGCGGAGGCGCCCCAGGAGCCCCGCTCGACGGCGGGGCGTCCGCGCGACGGCATCCTCGTGGGCGGAACCTCTCGTGGGGGTTTCCAGACGCACTCGATCTTCAGCGCGGCCTCCTCCGGGTCCTCGAGGACCCGGATCGGGGTGCCGTCGACGTAGACGTTCGAGCCGTCCCCGCGACCGCCGTGGGGGGAGACGCGGGAGACCCGCTCGGGGTCGACGAAGAGCGGCGCGTTCGCCGCGTCGGAGAGCTTCGCGAACCTCATCCGCAGCCCCCGAGGAGTCGGTAGAGGTAGATCGAGAGTACGCTCGAGATCAGCCCGACCACGAACCCGACGAGGAGCGTCCGGGCGAGGCCCGAACGCGGACCGGTCCAGCGGGGTCCGGTCCGGACCGGGACCTCCGCCCGGCCCCCGAGGAAGTCCGTCCGCTCCCGCTGCTCGATCGCGCCGCGTGGGAGTTCGCCGTTCATTTCATATCCTCCAAGTTCGGTGGAAGATTCGGACCCCTCGAAATCTTCCGTAGGTGCCGACGGTGATCTTCCGTCTGACAGTAAGCTCGAACCTTCTTAACTTCTCGGTACCGTTTTCTGCGTTTACGTCTCGATTTTCTCCGACGTGGAGTCACTTTAAGTACTCCCGGACGTCGAGCCGCTCGACCTTCACCCCGTTCCGGAGCAGGAGCTGCCGCGCCTCGCGCGAGAGCCCGTAGCGGGACTCGTACGCCCCGCCGAAGACGACGCGGGCGACGCGGACGCGGAGGAGGCGCTTCGCGCAGTCGTAGCAGGGTCCGGCGGTCGTGAAGACCGTCGCCCCCGCGGGCGAGACGCCGTCGAGCGCGCACTGGAGGAGCGCGTTCTCCTCCGCGTGCAAGGTTCGGACGCAGTGCGAGTCGACGAGGACGTGCCCGCCCGAGAGCCGGCCGCCGCAGTCCGGGCACTCCCCGGCCTCGAGCTTCGCGCGGGCGAAGCCGTGCGCGTCGCTCGCCTCCGGGATCCCCGCGGACCAGTCCGCCTCGCAGTCGTCGCAGACGAGGTCCGAGCAGTGCGGCTCGCCCGGCGGCGAGCCGTTGTACCCGCCCGCGATCAGGCGGTTCTCGCGGACGAGCACCGCGCCGACCCCCCGTCGCCCGGGGTCGAGGAGCAGCTCCGGCCCGCGGTCGCAGGTCGAGCGGGTCGCCGCGAGGTGCGCGTGTAGCATCCAGAACGCGGGCCAGGGGAGGCGGGGGACGCGGAGAGGTAGGGGGGACTCCTTAGACTCCGAGGCTGCGCGCTCGCCCGACGTATCGATAAGGAGCACGGGTTTACCAAAATCCTCGCCCGCGCGGAGCGAGACGCCGTCCAGCCTTACGGTTCCGTCGGGGTTCCGAACCCCGGCGAGTTCGAGGCGAACGGGAAGTCTCTCGTTACCGGACGTCATCGCGGAGCCCTCCCCGAGAGTTTGGAAAGCGGGCGGGGCGGGTCGCGCTGGGCACCGCTGAGGGGGGGATCAGAGGTACGCGACCCGCCCCGCCCTGGTACGTTACTCTATCCGGGATGAGTCTCCGCGAGCAGCTCGTCGAGCCGGCGGAGGAGCGTCTCGACCCGCGTCTCCGCCGGGACGGCCCCAGAGTCGATAAGCGCCCGTAGCGAGCCCCGGAGGTCGAGCGCCTCGCGCCGCTCCAGGTTCTCCGCGATCGCCCTCCCGACCTCCGCGTGCGCGGCCTCCCCGATCGTACCCCGCCGGAAGAGGATCAGTGACCGACGCTGTATCTCCGCGAGCGTGACCCGCGCCGCCGCGACCGTCTCGTACTCCTCGCCCGAGAGGCGGAGTCCTCCCTCCCCGACGAGCTTCTCCGCGTTCGAGAGGATCGAGCGGGCGGCGACGAGGACGTTCTCCTTCGGGTTCTGCATCTTCCGGACTCCTTCTAGGAGCGGGGACGAGCAAGGTACGTTGGACGCCTTGAGTCCCCCTCGCTCGTCCCCCGTAACTGAAGGGATACCCCCGAGAATAGTCAGATCTCTCGATCTCCGACGACCGCGCGGGGTCCCTTTCGGGGACGCGACCCTCTCGCTTAAAACTATTCTCGCCCCTATTACCCTCTCTATCCCGGATGAGTTACCCGCACCTCGATCCGCTCGACCGGAACGACGAGGTCGAGGTCGACCTCGTACTCGATCCCGACCTCGTCGGTCGGGACGTTCCGCGCGGGGCAGACCTCGTTCAGGCAGACGAACTTAGGCCCAGAGTCGTAGAGCCTGGAGCCGCAGGCGACGCAGAGCGGGCCCTTCGAGTAGCGGATCTCGGGCATCAGGAGCAGCCCGTCGTCTCGCCGCAGGTCGGGCAGCGGTGGCACGCCCCCGCGGGCTCGGTTATCGCGCCGCAGGCGGGGCAGGGCGGACCGGAGTCGAGCTCCGCGGCCCTCCGCTCGAGCGCCTCCTCGATACTCGCCGGCGCCGGCGCCTCGCCCCCGCGGCGACCGCCGGGGAAGCGGGACTCGACCCAGCGAACGACGTAGTCTAGCGGGGAGGTCGCGGACCCTATCTCCGCGTTGTCCGTGAACCCCGCCGGGTCGAAGCGACTCCGCCGGAACTTCTCGAGGATAGCGGACCAGGGGACGCCGTACTGTAGCGCGATCGAGGCGAGGGTAGCCCAGGCGTCGGTCAGGCCCCGGACGGTGCTACCCTCCTTCGCCATCAGGACGAAGAGCTCGCCGAGCCTCCCGTCGGGGTAGAGTCCGGCGGTTACGTACCCCTCGTGTCCGGCGATCTCGAACTTGTGCGTCCTCGACTCCCGCTCCGACGGGAGCTTCTCCCGCTCGCCGGCGACGCGCGGGGGGCTCTCCGTCAAGAGGCGGTTAACGCCCTCGATTACCCTCCGGTCCTCCTCCCTCCGTACCTCGGCGTACGGGTCGCTCGCCGCGGGGCGGAGCGGCTGCGTCCCACGGCAGCCGTCGCGGTAGACGACGACGCCCTTCAGGTCGAGCCGGTGCGCGGTCCGGAAGACCGCGTCGACGTCCTCGACCGTCGCGGAGTTCGGGAGGTTAACGGTCTTCGAGATCGCGCCCGAGAGAAGGGGTTGGACGGCGGCGAGCATCTTGACGTGCCCCTCCCACGAGATCGACCGCCCGTCCTCGCCGGCTGGGAGCGCGGCGTCGAATACCGGGAGGTACTCCTCCCGTACCCCGCCAACCGAGCCGGTCTCCGCGAGGTTTCGAATGATACGAGCCCGGTCCGACGCGCAGTACCCGAGTCGCTCGAGCGCGGGGTCGACGCTCCGGTTGAACTGAAAGACTACCCCTCCGCCCGCGAGCTCCTTCCGGGTAGCGAGCGCTAGCGCGGGCTCGACCCCGGTGGTGTCGCAGTCCATCATCAGCGAAGTCGTCCCAGTCGGCGCGAGGAGCGTCACCTGCGCGTTCCGGAATCCGCTGTAGCTACCTTCGAGGACGTCGTCCCAGATCCGCTCCGCGGCCGCGCGGAGCTTCTTACCCGCCTCGCCGACGAAGTCGTTCCGGGAGGCGCTCGCGTGGAAACCTAGCACCCTCCGGAGCGAGTCCGCGTTTCGTTCGTACGCCTCGAACGCCCCCTTGACCCCCGCGACCTCCGCCGAGCGGCGGTAGGCGGAGGCGGTCAGGATAGACGTTACCCCCGCCGCCGTCGCCCGCGCCTCGTCCGAGTCGTAGGGGAGGCCGGCGGCCATCAGGAAGGCGCCGAGGTTCGTGTACCCGAGCCCGAGCGGGCGGAGCCGTCGAGAGTTCCGCTCGATCTCCGGCGTCGGGTAGGAGCTCCGGTCGACGAGGATATCCTGCGCGAGGATCGCCGTATCGACCGCCGCGACGAGGTCCCCGACGTCGAGCGACCCGTCCCCCGCCTGGAACCTCCGGAGGTTGAGCGACGCGAGGTTACAGGCCGAGTCCGGTACGAAGACGAACTCCCCGCAGGGATTGGAGCCGATGATCGGGCCCTCGGCCGGACAGGTGTGCGCGCGGTTCGTCGCGTCCGCGAACTGGAGCCCGGGGTCCCCGACCTCCCAGGCGGCGCGGAGGAGCTTCGCCCAGATCTCGCGGGCGTCGACGGTCTCGGCGAGCGAGCCGTCGCGGCGGTTCCGGAGGTCCCAGGAGAGCCCGCTCTCGACCGCCTGCATGAAGGCGTCCGAGACCCGGAGCGAGTTGTTCGCGTTCTGGAACGCGACCGTCCGGTAGGCGTCGGAGTCCATCCCCGAGCCGAAGCCCGCGGCCTCGAGCGCCCGGATCTTCGCCTCCTCCCGGACCTTGCACTCGACGAACTCCTCGACGTCCGGGTGCTCGTCGTCGAGAACGACGATCTTCGCCGCCCTTCTCGTCCTCCCCCCGCTCTTGATCACGCCGGCGAAGGCGTCGAACCCGCGCATAAAGGAGACCGGGCCCGAGGCGATCCCGCCGCCGTTCAGGCTCTCGGCGGAACCGCGGAGCGGCGAGAGGTTTACGCCCGAGCCGCCGCCGTACTTGAAGATCCTCCCCTCGGTCTCCGCGAGCCTCATGATCGACTCGAGCGAGTCGTCGACCGAGTTGATGAAGCACGCGCTCGACTGCGGCCGCTCCTCGATCCCGACGTTGAAGTAGACCGGCGAGTTGAACGCGAGCCGCTGCGTCCCGAGGAGGAACTGAAGCTCCTTACGGAAGATCGAGCGCCCCTCCTCGTCGAGGTACCCGTCGCGGAGCCCCCAGTCCGCGATCGAGTCGGAGATCCGGCAGATCATCGTCCAGACCGAGGACTCGCGCTCCGGCGTCCCGAGCCGGCCGCGGAGGTACTTCGAGGCGACGACGCGGACGGCGGTGTCGCTCCAGGAGACCGGAGCCTCGACCCCCGCCTGCTCGAAGACGACCCGCCCGTTCGTCGCGTCCTCGATCCGGACGTCGCGCCGGGACCAGGGACCGACGAGTTCGTAGACGTCGGCGGACTCCGGGACGAAGTACCGCTCGACGCGAACGCGCCGTGCCTCCGACTCCCGGATCGGATTCGGGGCGACCTCCTCCATCACCTCTATCGGGTTCGGCGTGGATACGGACGACATCAATCCTCCTATTATCTTCTCTACTTACCGAAACCGAGCGCGTTTAGCCGACGGAGGTAGGAGACGCGGAAGAGCGCGAGCGTCTTGTCCGTCGCCGGCTTCTGCTCGAACTCCTCGTAGACGAACCGCGCGACCTCCCCCGCGATCCGTCGATCCTCGGGCGCGAGCGAGTTAACGAGCGGCGCGAGGTCAAAGAGGTTCTCGTCGAAGGGGGCGTAGCGGATTAGGCGACCGAGGCGGTCTAGGTCGTACCTACGGAGGAAGTCCGGGCGGCGCCACCTACCGAAGCGCGCCTCGAACTCGCGGTCCCGGGCGGTGTACGGCTCGAGCCGCTCGACGAGCTTGTCGACGACCGCGCCCGGCTTGATTATCCTACTCATCCTCGGGTTCCTCCTCTTCCCCGGAGCAGTCGACGCAGACGAGGATCCGCGCGACCCCCGGCGGGGCGTTCGGCGGGACGGTCCGGAGCTCGCGCTCGGGGAACTCCCGCCCGCAACGAAAGCAGGTCGTGATCCGCGGTCCGAGGAGCTCGCGCGCCTCGGGGCGGGCCCGGAGACCGGACGGTCGGAATCTTCCCATATCGAGTCGAGGCTCCTCCCGGTCGGGGGAGAGCTAGGTTAGCCCTCCGGGGGGACCGGTCCTCAGGGTTATGCCCTCTAGTTCGGCGCCTTAACCCCGCGGAGCTCCTCCGCCCGCTTCCGGAGTTCCTCCGCGTAATTCCGGATATTCTCCGGGATCTCGCCGTGTAGCTTCTCGAACTCCCCGAGGACGTCGAGCGCCGGGATCGGCTTCCCCGCCTTCAGGAGCAGGCCGACGGCGACGACGCCGTCCTCGAGCGTCGTCGAGATCCCCTTCGCGTTCGCCCAGATCTCGTGCGCGAGCTTCGAGAGCGCCTCGCGGTCGAGGTTCTTCTCGCTCGTTAGCCGCGAGGCCTCCGCGAGGAGGCTCTGCCGCGCCTTGAGGCCCTCGGCGCGACGGGTCATCTCCTCGATCTTCCCCGCGTCCCAGCCGGGGAACTTCTCGTTCAGGAAGTCCTCGGCCGCCCCGAGGACGACCGCGTTCGAGTTCCCCGCCTCGACGAGCTTCGAGAGCTGCCGCCCGACCGCGATCCGGAAGTCGAGGACCTCCTTCGAGAGCGTCGAGAGCTTCGCCTCGGCGCGAGTCAGTCGGATCTCGAGCTCGCTCGCTTCCCGGGGCTCGCCCGCGTACTCCTCGTTCTTCGGTTCTTCGCTCATCTCTCGGCTCCTATCAGGCGGAGGACGGCCTCCGCCTCGTTCGTCAGCATCGAGTGAACGACCCGCGCGACGAGTCGCCAGAACTCGCCCGCCCGGCCGTCCGGTAGCTTCAGGTCCCGGTCCTCCGCGAGCAGCGCGAGGTGCTCGTCGAGCGCGAGGACCGGTCCGACCGCGCGAAGGCGCTCCCCCTCCGGCTCCGGCGCCCGGAGGTCGCCGGTAACGGTCCCGCGGAGGTCACGGACGACCTCCTCCGGGGGTTCCGGGGCGGACTCCCCCGCTACGCGGTAGCACTCGAGGAGGTACGCGAGCGTAGACTTACGGAGGATCGCGTAGCCGTCGGCGCTCATACCGGGGGCTCCTTCCGAACGACCTCCGCCGGAAGGCGCTGCAAGAACTCCCGCCGCGGCTTCCCCGTTAGGATCCGCGAGACCGCGTCGACCGCCGCGCCTACCGGGGCGAAATTCGTCGCGCCCTCCGCGTACGCGGTCGCCCGCCGCTCCCCGTAGAGCTCCGGGAGCGCGAGGAGGTGTATCGAGAGCGAGCCCGGTCGGTGCCAGTACTCGAGCGCGCTACCGAGCGCGTACTGTAGGTGCTGCTCCGGTAACTCCCGCCGCTTCCGAATCTCCTCGTCGAACCCCCCGATTACGACCCGCGAGAGCGGGGCCCGGAGGTTAAGGAGACCGAAGACGGTCTCGACCCCCTGCCGGACGTACCCGTGCCACGCCGCCTGGTAGAGCGCCCGCTCCCGCTCGAGCGGGTGCCGGAGCGCGAGGTGAACGAACCCCTCGATCCCCTCCGTTAGGGGAGGCGCGGAGTCCTCGAGGTAGTAAAACGCCCGCTGGTTAAGGTACCGCGGCGTCCTCCCGTCGTCCTCGAGCTCGGCGGTCGAGAGGTCGTCCTTAACGATTACGAGGTGCCCCTCCTCGACGAGCCGGTCGACGACGTAGGAGCCGAGGAAGCCGCAACCACCGGTTACGAGTACCTTCATCTCTACCCTCCGGGCTTACTTCGTCGACCCCGCCGGGCGGGCGAGACCTTCGGACTCAGCTTTAGCGGGACGCGGGGCTCCGGTTCCCGCGCCGGGGCGCGCGGGGGCTCGAAGTCCCCGCCGGGGGAACCGCCCGTCCCGGTTCGGAGGACGTTCCCGTCGTCCCAGGAGAGGGCGACGAACTCCTCGTCCGGGGGGTCCCAGTCGAGCTCGCCCGCCCGCGCGCGGCGGAGCGCCTCCCGGAGAAGCGCCCGCGGACCCTCCTCCTCGCCGTCCGGCGGGAGCTCGGTCGAGTTCGCGGCGCCGACCGCGAGGTCGTCGTCTTCGAGCTCGAGTTCCGCGACCGCCGCCGTCCGGTAAACCTTCACGTACATTCCGACGCTCCTATAAAACTACCCGCCGGGTCGCCCCGGTTCGTAGACCTGGGTGACCTGCCTAGTCCTTCGGTCGCTCCCCGGGGCGGGTCCCCGGCGGGTCCTCTCCGCTATATATCCGCGATGCGCTCGGGAGCCTCGAGGAGGCGCCAGCCCCGAAGCTCGCGCTCGAGCGCGCCCCGGGTCCGCGGCCCGGCGATCCCGTCGACCGCTAGCCCCCGACTTCGCTGGTAAATTCGAACCGACGCGAGTAGTCCCTCGGGACTCCCGACGAAGTAGCCGAAGCGGCGGAACCCCTCGCGGACCTCCTCCGCCGAGTCGATCTCGCCCTCGATCTTACCCGGGTCGAACCCCTCGAGGTCCTCCTCCGCCCGGTCCCCCTGCCGCTCCGCGAGCTCGCCCGTAAGCTGCCAGGGCTCCTCCGCGTACTCGAACCCGTCCTCGAAGTCGTCGAGCTCGGCGAGCCAGTCGATCTCGTCGACGTGCCTCCGGTCGTAGAGCGCGGCCTCCCGGATCCCCTCGAGGTTCGGGAGGAGGACGCAGTCGTTCTTGACGCGCGAGACGTTGTGGTGCGCGAGGAGCCACTCCGGGCGGAGCGAGCCCTCGAAGAGCGAGTTCAGGTAGCGGAGGAGGACGATCACGGTCGCGACGCTCCCGCGGGACCAAGTCTCCCACCAGGAGCCGCGGAGGCGGGTTACCTCGCCGCGGAACTCGGTCGACCAGCCCTCGGGCCACCAGTAGAAACGGAGGTCGTGCGCGTCCGCGTTCGGGTACCGGAAGAAGTCCCGGCGGTCGATCCCGGAGACGAGCGCGGAGGCGCGCCCGAGTCGCCGGGCGTGCGGGCGTAGTACCCCCGCGTTCCGGACCTCGATCCCGGCGAGGAAGCGGTTGACCCAGCCGCCGTGCCACGCCGGGAACTCCGGCGGGACGACCTGCGAGACCTCCGCCCGGAGGTCCCGGTCGAGGTCGAGCGAGCGGCGGAGCTCGTCGAAGTTCCGGTCGAGCGCCTTCGCGACGACCCAGTTCGAGGAGGCCCGCCGCTCCTTGACGAAGTGCCGGACCGTCCCCGCGAACCGCGTCCCCGCCGTGTAGTGGAGGAGCGCCCCGATCGGGGCGCCGTCGTAGTCGTCCTCCCACTCGGGGTATCGGTTCCGGGAGGGCCAGGCGGAGTGTACGTCCCGGAGCTCGACCCGGACGTACTCCGCGGAGTACGCGGCGAGCCGGGCGAAGAAGTCCCTGGCCTCCGCCGGGGTGTAGTGCAGGACCGCTTTCTTGCTAGGCATCTCTCGATTCTCCTTTTCTCAGTAACCGGACCGACGTCGAACCCGGCGACGATCCTCGACGACGAGGACGCCGTAGACCCGCGGCGGCGGCCCGGGGTCGACCCACTCCCGGATCCGGTGCCCCTCCTCCTCGCCCTCGATCTTGTCGAGCAGTACCCGGATCTCCGCCGGGACGAGCCGGACGAACTCCGGCGGCGCGCCCCGCGCCCGGACCTGCCTCCTTACGAACGTACCGACCGAGGATAGGATCTGGTGCGCGCGCCGGACCGGCGGGACCGAGAAGCCGAAGCCGAGGCAGGCGCGGCAGGCGGAGGCGCAGTCGGGGCAGACGCAGCCGGAGCCGATCCGCGGGGGCGTCGGTTCGGAGGCGCACCCGCAGCCCCGGAGGCGGTACTCCGCGGGGTCGCGGACGAAGGGGTCGTCGAAGTCCATCTTGCAGTACATTTAGAGCCGGGTCCTCCGCCCCCGGTGGTAGAAGCGCCGGGCGGTCTCGACGCCGAGGTAGCGCCAGAGGTTCCGGCGGTGGACGAGGATCGCCCCGCCCCAGAAGAGGACCTCCCGAGTTACGTCGGGCTCTACCTCGTACTCGCCGAAGAACGTCGAGACGCGGAACCCCTCGAGGACGGCGTAGTCCCGGGGGTCCTTATCCAAATACTTTCCCTGCTTCCCACACGGGGGGTTACTCTCCTCTCTCATCCGGAAGCAGAGGACCTGCGCGTACCCCGGGAGCGCCTCGGTCTTCAGGTCCCGGAGCCTCACGAGTTCGCCCCCCTCCAGCGGGGGAGGGCGTAGACGAGGACCGGCGAGAGCGCGGGGGGCGAGCCTAGGCGACGCCAGAGCGCGCGCGAGAGGTCGACCGAGGCGCGGAAGCGCCAGCCGCGGGGGGGACGGAGGGAGCGGGTCCAGACGCGCCAGCGACCCTCGCGGACCGCGTTCCGGAGCGGCCCGCGGTATATCCCGAAGGGACCGGCGTCGCGGACCTCGGTCAGGGCGCAGCGGCGGGTGGCTGCGGCGCAGACGAGGAGGCGGCGGCCGCAGCCTAGTCGGCGCCAGTTCCGGCGGGCGACGTGATCGTCCCCCGCCTCGAACCGCCCGCCGCAGGCGAGCTCCCCCGAGTTGAACCCGTCCCCCGGCCAGTAGACCGAGAGCCGCCCGAACTCGACCTCGCCCGCGGCGAGGAGGAGCCCGAGGAGGACTAGCGCCGCAGCCACTTGTCGACCCCCGCGCGGATGTTCTCGAGCGCCTCGACCTGCCGCGCCGTAACTAGCTCCGCGTCCTCCACGAACTCCTGGATCGACTCAACCTTCTCCCGAACGGACTCGGCGAAGTCCTCCGCCCGCTCCGGTAGGTCGTCGATATCGTTAAGTAAGTCTTTGCAGAAGGTAAGTGCTTCCTCCCAGTCCATCTTAGGCTCCTCTCCGGAGGCGCTTTACGCGAGGCTCGCGGCGGCGCCTCATCTTAACGCGGGTGAACGGCGGGTGGAAGCGCCAACCGCGGGCTTCGAGGTAGTCGACTAGCTTCTCCGCGAAGTCCAAGGGAAGTTCCAGCTCCTCGAACGCGAGTTCGACCTCGGCGAACGTCTCCTTGAACGCCTCCTCCGGCGTATCGACTGCGACTATCTCTTCCTCCATTTCGCGGAGTCGCTGTAAAAAGGATCTACGGTATCGCTCCTCCGCTTCTTTGAAAGCGTCGATCATCTCGAGCCGCGCAACCGGGTGGAGCGCGTAGAAATTATTAGGCATCTCTCCGCTCTTCGAAGGGTAGGTCCAGGATATTCGTCGGGTAGGTCTTCGTCGTCCGGAGTAGAACTCGGCGCGCCCCATCCGGGAGCGACTCGAGGCTCCGGACCCCGTCCCGGACCTCGGACTCGACCCGGAGCAGGCGCCCGATCGAGAGCGCGTCCGCGAGGTTCCCGGCGGCGGCGTTCGTCCGCCCGAAGGGGAGGAAGTCGACGCCCCAACGGTCGCGGGCGGCGAGGACCATGTCAGCCTTCTCCGCGTCCGCCTTCCCCGTAGCGTAGATCTTAACCGCGAGCGGGTCGTAGACGCGGAAGGGGATCCGGCGGGACCAGAGTAGGAGCCGGACGACCGCTCCGACCTCCCCGAGGTAGCGCGCGGTTATCGGCGCCTTCGTCTGCGCGTACCCCTCGAGCGCCGCTCGAGGGGGGGCCCAGGAATCTAGGAACGCCCCGAGTCGGATCCGAATATTCTCGAGCCGCGCGGTCCGGTCCCCCTCGGAGTTCGGGGCGACCTTCGGGGAGAAGACCGCGCCCTCCGCCTCGAGCGCGGACGCCGCCTTCTTCGTCTCGACCCAGAAGACCTTCCCGAGGATCTCCCCCGCCGAGTCGAGCGCGACCGCGGCGGTCCCGACCGCGGACTGGTCGATCCCAACGTAGAGACAGTCCGTTCCTTCGCTCCGGAGTCGCTTCATCTCTCCCTCCGATCGCGCGCGAGCCGCCGGGCGATCGCCCGGACCTGCGCGGGGTCGCGCTCGACGCAGACGCAGCGACGGCGGTTCCGGTCCGCCGCGACGAGCGTGGTCCCGGTCCCACCGAAGGGGTCGAGGACGAGCCCGCCCTCCGGGCAGCCCGCGCGGACGAAGGCCTCGACGAGGTCGAGCGGCTTCTGCGCGCGGTTCAGCGGCTTCCCGTCCGGCTTCTTTACCCTCTCCTTACTCGAGAGGACCGCGCGCTCGACCCAGCTCGGGGAGACCGCCGGAGCCGTCTCCCCGTCGGGGTAGAGGACGCAGTAGTTCCGCTGCCTCGGGAACTCCCCGAGCTCGAAGTACGCCCCGGGGGTCGAGGCGAAGGCGAGGAACTCGCAGGCGGAGACGAAGCAGCGCCTCCGGACCGACTGCGGGGGGTTCGGCTTCGCCCAGACGTAGGACGGGTAAACGCGGAACCCCGCGCGGTAGAACTTCCACTTCAGGGTCGAGAGCCACCAGTCGGAGGTCCAGACCCAGGCGTTCCCGGTCGGTACTAACTTGGCAGCCGCGAGGACGGTCGCGCGGAGGAGGCGAATCATCTCGACGGGGGAGACCCGGTCCCAGACCTCGTCGAACTCGAGCGCCGTCCGCCCGGCGAGCGGGATCGTGTTCGCGTTCGCGACCGCGTACGGGGGGTCGGTTAGGATTAGGTCGACCGGTCCGCCCGCCTGCTTCACGAGTTCCCGGAGGAACGCGAGGTCGCGAGCGTCGCCGCATGCTAGGACGTGCCCCTCCGGGTAAACCCGGGCGTAACCGGGTTCGAACTGCTCGGCGAGTCGCTTCATTCGTTCCACGCTCCGCTCCGGTCCTCGGCCTCCCAGCGGTGGACGACGACCGCGTTCCCGAACTCCCGCCGCGCGTCCGCGTGCGTGACGAGGAGGACCTGCCGAACCCCCGCCGCCTCGACCCCGCGCCGGAGGAGCGCGTGGAGCGCCTCCCGGTTCGGTCCGTCGAGCGCGCCGTCGGGCTCGTCGACGAGGAGGTGCTCGCACCGGACCGCCCGCGTCGCCCCCGGGAGCGAGAGGAGCCCGAGCCGGACCCCGAGCGAGAGGAGGACCTTCCCCCCGCCGGAGTCGAGCTCGAACGAGCTAGCGTTCCCCCCGTCCTCGACCTCGAGCCGGAGTTCATCGCGGCGGCGTCGACGGCGGGGGGCGCCGCAGAGCCGGCAGAGGTGAGTCCGCTCCCCCTTCTCGAACGTCGTCCCGCAGCCGAGGCAGGCGGGCTCCCAGTCCTTCAGCTCGCGGGTCGGGGCGAAGCGGAGCCGGAGCGGGGTCCGGAGGTCCTCGAGGGCGCGGTTCATCGCGTCCTCGGCGAGGCCGAAGGCGTTCTCTAGCTCTCGCGACGGGATCCCGGCGGCGCCGAAGGCGTAGGCGGCCCAGGCGAGGTTCTCGATCTTTCCCTTAAGCAACTCCCGGTCGGAGCGGATCCTAACGAGCTCCCGCTCCCCCTTCTCGAACCCCGCGACCTCCGCCTTCGCCGCCGCGAGCCGCCCCTCCGCCTCCGTCTTCCCCTCCTCCGCGAGCGCGAGCGCCTCCGCCGCCTCCGCGAGCGCCTCCTCCGGGTCCGCGCCCACGTCCGCGGGGAGTTCCTCTAACTTCTTCCGGGCGCGGGCGAGCGCCTTCCCCGCCTCCGTCCGCCCGAGCTTCGATCGCTCGAGCGCGCGCTCGGCCCTAGCCTTCCCCGCCTTCGCGCGCTCCAGCTCCCGAAGCGCCTCCTCGACCCCGACCGCGTCCCGGAGTTCCTGGATCCCCTCGATCTCCTCCCTAGCGAGGTCGACGTCCGAGCGCGCGTTGTTCAGCGCGAACTCCGCCTCCTCGACCTCGCGCTCGAGCCGGAGCGCCGCCCGACGGTGCCCGAGCCCCCGGGTCTTCATCTCCTCGAGGACGCCCTCGTCCGGGACGACCCGGTCGCAGGGTTCCCCGAGGACGGGGCAGGCGCCGGTCCGGGAGGCCTTCAGCTCCCGGAACTTCTCGAGCAGCTCCGCGCGCGCCCGCGTCTCCCTCCGGAGCTCGCCGCGGAGCTCCGCGACCTTCCCCGCGAACTCCCCGACCGCGCCGAAGAGCTCCGCGAGCGCGGCCTCCTTCGCCTCGAGGTCCCGGAGTCGGTCTCGACGCGCGACCGCTACCTCTACCTCCCGGTTCGCGTCCTCGAGTGCGAGCGCGGCTTCGTCGAGCGCTCCGCTACTTTCGATCCTCTCCCGCGTAACCTCCGCCTCGAGTCGCTCGACCTCCCGCTCTAGCTCCCGCCGCTCCCGCCGCCGCTCGACCTCGCGCTCGAGGCGGGCCTTCGTCTCCTCACGCGCCCGGAACGCCTCCGAGACGCGGTCTCCCCAGATCTTCGCGTCCCGCTCGGCGAACCCGAGGCGGAGCTCCGCGTCCCCCCGCCCCTCGCGCACCCCGGCGAGCTCGAGCGCGCGGTCCTCGAGATTCGAGAGCTCGAGGCGGGCGCGGGCGAGTCGGGCGCGGGCGAGGTCGGAGCGGGGTACCCAGCGGTCCGTCTTGAACCAGGGCGAGACGAGCCGCCGCTTCTCCGCGGGCGAGAGCCGGAGGAAGCCGTGCATCTCGCCCTGCTCCGCGGCGGCCGTCAGGCGGTACTCCTCCTCCGAGAGTCCGAGGACCTCCTCGCGGACGACCCGCTTAAGGTCCTCGTCCGAGACGCGGGAGCCGTTCAGGAGCCGGATCGGGTCCCCGCCGGCGGTTCGCCCGCGGCGGATAAGCCAGTCCCGACCGTCGGAGGATACGTACTCCCCCTCGACGTAGGCCGACTCCCTACCCCGGGCCAGTCGGTGTGGGAGGTCGTCGACCCCCCGCCCCCGGAACGAGCCGAAGAGCGCGTAGAACTGCGCGTCCGCCGCGAGCCAGCTCTTCCCCGCGCGGTTACTCCGCTCCCCCGCCCCCTCGTACTCCGCGACGAAGACGTTCACGCCCTCGCGGAGCTCGACCTCCCAGTCCCCGAGGAACGGCCCGACGTTCGAGACCTCGATCCGCTTAACTATCATACGACCGCCCCCGCGTCCGCCTCGCGCGCAAGCTCGGCCGCGAACGAGACCTTCTCGCCCGCGTCCCGCGCCCGGGTCTCCGCGGCGAAGATCCGGAGGCTCTCCTCGAGCGGGACGTCCGCCGCGTGCCTCTCGTCCCGCTTGACCCGCTTC